TTGGGAAGGAATAAAATCAGTTGTAAATAAATATCTAATTGAACCACTAAAAGATTTCTTTGATTGGCTTGGTGGTGTTTGGGATGACATTAAGGCATTCGGTAGTGAGTGTTGGGAAGGTATAGGTAACATTTTCCAAGAATGGATTGTAGACCCGATAGAGGGTTTCTTTGATTGGCTTGGTGGTGTTTGGGATGGTATCAAAGAGTTTGCAGATTTATGTTGGCAAGCAATAGGTATTATGTTTGATGAATATGTTTTACAACCTATAGATGGTTTTTTCAGTTGGCTTGGTGGTGCTTGGGATACAATGTCCGAAGGGGCAAGTAATGCATATAGTGCCGCAAGTGATGCAATTAATGACTATTTATTAGAGCCAACAAGTAACGCTATAGATGCTATAAGTTCGGCATTATCTAGTGTGGCTGATGCTGTAGTAGGTGCTTTTACTACTGCATTTAATTTTATTAAAGACGGATTTAATAGTGCGATAAGTTTTGTGATGGATTTGTTACAACCTTTGTTTGACTTTATTGAAGATATTGTAGACATGGTGGGTGATGTAATAGGTGGTGTTGGTGACTTTATAGGCGGAGGTATTAGTAAAGTAGGTGGGTTTTTGGGCTTCTCCGAAGGTGGTATTGCTACCGGTCCTAAGAGTGGTTACCCTGCTATGCTTCACGGTACAGAAGCCATAGTGCCTCTATCGGGTGGTCGTTCTATACCCGTTGAATTAAAAGGCGGCGGGGGTGGTGGTAACAGTTTCAATATCACTGTAAATGCCGGTGGTATTACTGATAGAAGCGATAAGAGAACTTTGGCTCGTGAAATTGGTAATATGATTCAACAAGAAGTTGCTCGTTCTATTGGTGGCTCTACACACAGGGGGCGATTCTAATGTCACAGAACATTCCTGTTAGGTTAGTTAGAGTAGATGGACAAACTATACAATTACCCGTTACTACAGTTACTTTAGATGTAGATAGAAATTTTAATGCTACACCTTTAATTTTCACAGGTAGTGATAGATTTGCTACTGACTTTAATTTATCAAGGGCAGTTATAATATTAGAAGGTGTATTTACTGATGATGATTTAATGAATGTAGGCAGTGCAATACAGTCTAGTTGTGTAATTGATTTTTCAAGAATAGAAACCGCACCCGGATTGGGTTATTTAGGTACGGGCTATACTGTAAATACAAGATTCGATGATGAACAAATAATAACAGATGGTTTTGATGGTCTCACAATAGGTGATATTGCTAATCTTGATACCCCGATTAAATTAAAAAATACAGCAGGTACTACTTTTGAATTATACGCATCAAAAAGTGAACTTTCTCATGCTTTAGATAGTGGAAGTAGTAGGTATCATTTTTCAATAGCAACTACCAATGGTGTACAAACAACCAACACACTTGTTGGTGGTAGTGGTTATAGTATTGCAAATGATGTTGCGGTGAGTGGTGGGGCAGGTAGTGATTGTAAAGTAAACATTACAGCAGTAGATGGTAGTGGTGCAATTACAGAATTCAACATCGCTCACCCCGGTAAGAATTTTGTTGTAGGAAATACATTAACAATAGCCGGTGGTAGTGGTGGAACATTTAATGTAGCATCTGTTGGCACTGCTCTAACGGCTAAACAAATGGCAACAAATCTTGTTAAATTAATTAATGATGGTACATTATCAACTCCTATTACGGGTTTTAGTGCTACTCTAACAACTTCACCAAATTCCGGTGAGGCTAATACTGCTGTGAAAATTACACAAACTGTAGCAGGTAAAGATGGTAATAGCGGTACACCTAAGTTTAATGATTTTAAATTTGGTGCTATAAGTATAAAACCTCGATTTACCACATTTAGTGGAGGCACTGACCAAGGTGGATTGTTCCACGGTATGAGTGCGGGTGATAAAGTCATGACATTATATGGTACACTAAATAATTCTAAAAATAATAAAGGGATACAGAAAAAAGATAAATTTGGTGATTATATTATTGGTATACAAATACCATTTAACTCAAGCATAAAGGCTACTAATGGAAATAAATATGAACCTGTAAACTTTTTTATGCCTACAGGTAGATTTGAAACTTTAGATAGTAAAAGCGTAAACGATGCAGTATCGGCTTCTACTAAACCCGACGAACCCGATAGTAACAATGACAGGTCATTCATTAAAGGTGGTGTAACTAAGGCTACTTTTGTACAAATAGGTGGTGAACCTGTTTATTCTTTTAACATTCAATTTATTCCGGCTAGTTTCATAATATGAGGGAAAGACATGGTAGCAATAGGTAGGTCAAGCCACGCTTTCTTCTTTGATGGAGTGAGTGAATCTATTGTAATACCACAAGGTAGATTTACTAAGTTAGGTGATGAGTCATCTGTTGGAACTACAAACACTAAAACAAAGAAAACACCATCCGATATTCTATCAAAAACAGGTTACGGTAAAGATGAAACAACAAAAATAAACAGTAGATTTGAAAATCAATTTACTGTTGAGGCTTGGGTTATACCCGACTGTGGTGGTATAATTGCAGAAAGAGAAAATCAATTTATGTTAGAACTAGGTACAGTAGATACACCCGGACCGGCTAAGTTTACTGTTTTCTTAGATACTACTGATGGAACTAAGCCATTCACACTTACTACTGCTAGTGATGCAACTACAAGGTGGAGTGGTGTCGTATACCCCGAACAAGATTATGGCAGTGTACATGACTCTTACAATCGTTACGATTTAAGTAATTATAATGATGCTACAAATTTAAATTTCAATCACAGACCATTGTACCACATAGTAGGTGCTGTATCCGATAGTGCTATTTCTTTATTTATTAATGGACAGGTTGTAATATCTCAATCTTTACCGAATGATGCTTCTATAACTGACTCTACTGCTCATGTATATATCGGCGGAAAAGGTGGAGATTTTAGGGGTGCAATAGAATCTATACATTTTGCAACTGAATTTGATGACCAAATTATCACACCTAATGTTCCTATGGATGACGGAGAAACGACTACAGCATTATATCGTTTTGAAGAACCGCTAGATATTATAGAAGAAGAATATGAATTTACCGCTTTTACTGCCGCTTCTAATGGTACAACTACCACTTTAACTATACCCGCTACTAATGCTCAAGCCTTGATTAAAAGATTAACAGGTAAAGAATACGATTCAACTAGCCCCACAATTGATTTTACTCAATCACCTTACAGCATGGGTAACTATGAAATAAATAATAATTTTACTACCCCCAATACAGTTGCTACATCATACTTACCACATGTTCCTTACAACTTAATTATCAACCCCGGTGCTATCAATAGAAATACACAGAAACCTAACCAAAGCCCACCGGAAAGATTGCGTATTTTAAGCATTAATGGGTCTAGTGGAGTCATTACAGTAAACAGTATACACATTGATTTCAATATTGCTTCAAGTGGCTCAAGAGGTATTTTACATTCAAGAACTGCTAATGTAGATAACTACTTTGTAATTATCCCTGCTGACTTAGTTATTGATTTGGTTACCGGTAAACCTTACCAACCGCCTCATTTTAACACTCAAATCATAGATAAAACAGGTCAAATGGTATTAGATGAAACTGCTAACGAACAACACGGTATAGTATATTCATCTCAAATGGCAACAACTACATCCCATCCTAGTAACCCATTTGCAGTTACATGGCCTAGTACTTTAGATGTTAATTATCAAATTGGTCACAGTGGTAGACATAAGTTTTCACACATCAAAGGTCATGAATATATGCGAAGATACCCTAGACCCACATCATTACAAATAGACCAAGTAATTACAGGTTCAGCAGATATTGTTCAAATGGATTTTTCAAATACTGCAAAAGGTGTACATCGTTTATTTAATCCAAACGAATTAGCAGATTTTTATAGTGAAAATTCTCAAGCACCTATAACTAATGTAGTAAATAGCGCAAAAGCATCACTTGTAGTTACAAACGGACTTCCTGCATCGAAAGAAGAAATTATAGCAATAGATGTAAGTGACCACAAACCGTTTATGCTAAAAGGACCAATACCCGAAAATTACACAAGAGACACTTTAACTACTGATGAAAGAGATTACCACATTCGCCCCGAAAGTGAAAGTAGAATTGCATTGTTACATGTGCCTACATTACGCACTACTCATAACTTAGCACCTTATGTAGAAATACATTACAACGCTTTAGACTTGTTAGGAGATTCAATGCAAGCCGCATCAGCGTCACCAACACCTATGTTAATGGTTGAGAAAACTATCCCAAAAGGTAGCACTGTATTGACCGGTACTACTACAGTATTAGATGTCATAAAAGCAGACTTAGCAGACGCTAATAAAGATAGTACTATATTTTCTGCGGGTGGGTATATTGATTTAGAAAGTTCTGTTGCAAATCAAACCGAATACTTTGAAAAAACTAATAGTTTAATCGGAGACAATGCCGGTGGTGCAGAATATGATTTTGAGATTAGTTATGCTACTACTCCTAGAAAAGCAGATAATTCAGTAGGATATACACCACCAAGTGATATTAATGCTCAACCTGCTACTACTCCACAAGTAATCGCTAGTTCACATAATAAAAGCACACATCAATCTGTTTATCATAAATTGTGTATAGAACCTATGAGTGTAGACAAAGTAAACAAGTTAGAAGATTTAGGTAATAATCAGTTTAAGAAAAAGGCTGAAAAAGTAAATTCATCTACAGGAGTATTTGATGTAGGAGGAATACATCAAGGTAGTCCTATATTTGAAATGTTTGATATTATTGATAATGAATATATTGGTGATGCACATACATCTGCTCGTATTTATATCCAACCGTCAAATAAGAGTAGAACAAATCAGTTAGCAAAACTGCGTGATGGTGTAGATAAAGGCGAAACAGCAAACATAATTTCTTTGTTTTACTTAATGAGTAGAACTAGAATAAGGTCAGTTAAACAAATAGACTCTAATCAAGATAATAGTGTTATAACTCAAATTACTGCTAGTGGTGTAGCAGAAGAAGCCATAAACGAAAATGTTACTTTTACAGGTAGTGGCTCACCGGATTCTCATGTAGTAAAGGAAGTGGATGTAGATGCACCCGTAGTATCTGTGACACTCGGCGGTCCGGGTCAAGGTGCTATTAACACTAAACCAACATACGACCCTAGCCCATTAATGCGTTTGCCCGGTTCTACAAGAAGAAATTGTGCGGTACAGGCAATATCAGTTTGTACATTAGATGCCGCTAAAACAATATCGGTTCAACCTCTTAATAATAAATCCGAGGATATACAATCTTGGGGTACATACGCATTCCCGAAAAAAGGTAGAATATTTTTACAAAGTGGGGGTAGTGCTGAATACGCAAGTAAAGTAGGTGCAGGTTTTGTATTTGATGATACTGATGCTATTGCACAAAGAAAATATCTTTCAGCAGGTGATGAAGTCTTTTCAACATTCAACGAATGGTGTATAGGTGTAGGACTAATTAATAATGCAGTTAAAGATACATACAGCATCAATGAAATTTTATTTAATGATGATAATTTTAATCTTGAAAATATGTGTGAAGATGGAAGCACAATAAATGATAGATTGTTCCAAGCAATAGATGATGTAACTCATGATTATCAGTTGGGTACTCAATACGCAAGTACTCGTGCGATGGTAGAAATACCTATATTCCCTCAACAGTTCTTTAGTCAAAAAAATGACGGTATATTCCCCGGCCCGGATAACAGTATGAAATTACATTTGGATGCTACATATACTGCTCATACATGGAATCCATCACCTGTAGGTAGAAGAGTAGATGATTTACCTCCTAATGATAGAGAGGTGGTTTCTGCTTATGATAACAAAAATTCACCAACTAAAACATTCATTACTAAAATAGTAAAAGACGGTGATTTCTTACAGTTACATGTAGATAATGTAAACATATTCCCTACCCCTGTATCGGGTAATTTTAATAATTTTAAAAGTATTAACATAGAAAGCAAGGTATTTCTTGAAGATGGCTCTTGGGCTTATATTAGTGCTATAGGAAGCGATTTCATAAAAATTCGTGATGCACCTATAACTATTGGTGATGGTGGTTATCATGGATTTTCTAGCGATGACTTTGTAAACAAACTAACTACCGGATGTACCCTTACTACAGGTAGAAGTTTATCTGCTTTACAATCTATTAATTCGGATGTTAATACACCAACTTCGGATTATGAAGGTCGCTCTATATTTTATCATGATAATGCAAATATGCAAACTCAAGGTGGTAATCTTGACTATGGACTACGCCAATATGTAAGTGCGGTAGAGTTCAAAGCCGGTCCACTTTCTAATCCACACGCACCTCGTACAAAAACTAAAAGAGCATCTGCTACAATTATACAAGCAAAACAAGTATCTAGTCAAGTATATGCTTTAGAATTAGATAATGTAGATTCTTTTATAGATACTAATTATACTTTAGATATTAGTGGTAATCCCGATATAGGAATAGGTGATTTATTAGTTGTAGGTAAAATACTTACAACAACTCCGATAGAAGTGTTATATTTAGGAACTCAATTTAACAATCAATATTCTTTTAGTAGCACAACTAATAATACAGTATTAGTTCATTTTGGCACAGGTGTCACAGTTCCAAGTCTAAAAGACATAGAGTTTAGATTAGAAAAAATAGGCAGAAGTCATTTGGCTTTATCGAGTTTTGCTCAAACAACCATTCAAGAATTAACAGTCAGTACTTTTCGCCCTGTTGTGGATGATGAAGTGTATGAATTTGCTAGTACTTATACAGCAGGTAGCACTGATGAAATAGCCTTTGATAATGGTCCTTATCGTAATCCGGCGGCAAATAGTTTCGGTGTGAATATAAGACCCGGTGATATGATTTACAGGGAAGATGGTACTAGTGGTGCTATTGCTTATGTAGGAGTAGTAAAATATGTCCATTCGGAACATTATAGAGATGTAACTTCGGGTAGTGATTGTTTAATAAAACTAACAACAAACAATGTAAGTGCTATTAATAATAATGATATTTTAAGAATAGGTATCAATAGTGTTATTGCTAATGATGCCGATGCAATACTAAACAGAACTTGGTGTAATCCTTACGCCGCAGGTGGACTAAGAAATGGTGATACTGTTTGGATGAATATGACCATGAATAATGCTCATGCTGTAGAAGGTTTATTTTGTAAAAGTCGTGGAGTATTTAATGAAGGACAAGTCTACAAAGCATTTAATGGTGGTCAAGGGCAACTAGCAAATCGCCCTCGTGATTCTATTCCTCTTGAAAACTTCTTAATTGGTGATACATGTTTAGAAACTGCAATTAATTTTGTACAACATGTAAACAAGACAATTGAGTTAAATTATGAAGCGATGGGATTATCGGCTTCTCAAGCACCTACGGTAGCATATATTGACCCTTACCTGTCATCCGATAGTCATGCTCGTGTTTTACTTTATGATGTAGCACATGATAGAGAATTCATTTCATTCCATGACATACACATGCAAGTACAAACAAGTCCATCTGTTCCTGTTATTGGTCACACAAGAAATTTAGTTACTGAAACAGGTTACTATTCTTTAGATGAAGTATTAGTAAAATGGAATGGCGGTGCGCCTCACTATCTTACAACTCAATTAGATGTAGCAAATGGCTTCCCATCGGAAAATAAATATCTAAGAAGCACTCAACAATCTAAATTTATTGAAAGTGCTTACGCACACAATGTTCCTAATATGTATTATAATGGTGAAAATATTTTTTCATTAGAAAATCCGTTAGATGAAATAGATTCAGCCACTCTTGCTTCTCCAATAAGTAGTATAAACACTTTAACAAATTTACAGTTTATGGGTAAAGGGCATGGACATTTTGTACATTCAAATGGTTATCATGGCAGTAGTACATATCATCCTTCTGCTAGTAGTTTACCTCGTACTGAACCCGCTACTCAATCATCATTTTATGCTAGTAAAAAACACAACGAATTAAGAATAACTTTAGGAGATAAAAATATTTCTCCAATTGTAAGAACACTAAAACAACATAGGTTAGACCAAAGCGGTAGTACATTTGAAGATAACAGTACATTTTTTGATACTCCCGATGGAACAAGAGTGATTTCAGCCTTTTTGTGTTTGAAGGGTATTCGTAATGAAAATTTAAATTTAGTTAATCATGAAGAAAGCAGATTGCAACATTTACCACAATGGACACAAATGGATTATATTCGTCGTCAAACTATTGACTTTGGTGAAGTAGGTGTAAAAGTAGGCGGTACAGATATAGAAGCGGCGGCAAGAGAAATAGTCCGTATGATAAATCAAGGTGCGGCTAAAAATGGTAGAACACATGCTAGACGACCATCTAGTAACTACCCCGGTGAAAGTGAAAGAATGGATTTAACTCGTATAGGTGTAAGAGAAGATGTATTAAATCCTAACAAAGACCCGGCAAGCGCACATGTAAATGCTGATTTTGCCGCTACCGGTTCTACTCACGACCCTGCGCCGTTTTGGTCAGTAGAACACGCTATGACTTCCCAAGATAGAGGTAGTCACATGGGTTACTTGAGAGCGCACTTAGGTAGAATCGTAGAAGATAATAATGGTGTAATTGGGTATACTATTGTGATACATTCTACTGTTCCGGGTGCTAGTGGTCGTAATTTCTGTGTTTGGTTAGATAATAGTAAAGGTCAATCACCATATCAACCTAAATTTTTGATTGGTCACGGTGGCCGCTTCCGAAACTTTTGGTGTCAGCAAGATGAACTGATGGGTGAAAATATGCATCCTGCACCTATGCCACTAAATAAAGACGGTAGACCTTTTGCACCTATAACATCGTTAAGAGAATTAGTAAAACAAGATAATAGATTTGGTGATATTAGTAATAACAATGATGATGTAGACGGAATAATAGGTAGCGGTTCTTATTCTAATACTGTATTTACAGAATCTTTTGAAGGGCAAAGTCAAACATCTAGTATAGTAGAAGGATTAAGAGTAGGTACAAGAGCGATTGGAAGGATAAACTTTGGTGGTTTAGTAGCAAGTGGTATTCCGGGTTTTGCACCGACAGATGGTGAATTTGGTGTAGGTAATGTACTAGGTGGTTCATCAGCATATCTTCAATATACCAATGTATCCCAATATAATTCATCTTTAGGTGAGGGTCAGTTATACGGGTTTAGATTAACCGACCACAGGGGTAAATCATACGGTGTTAGATATGTCTACAAACAGTTAGGAGAGGAATTTTTTAATGACAATACATTTGTTCCTAATACACTTAGTGAAGAAGTTGGTATTTTTATTAATCATAAAGATATTTCCGAAGGTGGATTTACCATTAAAAATAATATTACAGGTTTGGGTGATGTAACAGGTCAGTTATCTAATTCGGGTATCACTACTGTTAAATCGTATAATGGTAACAGGTTTAACGGTGTTTATTCTCCCGATTCAGTAATCAATGCTTCTGTTAAATGGGAAAGCACTAATAAAACTTTAACAGTTAAATTTTATGTTGGTAGTATCTACAATCCAAATAGTGCTAGTGAATTGCAAAATGTAGATGACATATTAGGTTACTTGGGATTCCCAAAAACTAACGGTGTTATACAATTAAATGATACACACATCAATACTACATTAGGTGCAGGATTCTTAGGTCATACTCTTTCATACACTTCAAGAACACAATTAGGTGTTGGCACAAGCAGTTCTTCAACTCATATATTCTATGGAGTTAAAGGCTCTAACATGACAGTCAATCATCAAGTCACAAATGCCGGTGGAGAAGTAGGTACTACTACCCCTACAGGAATTACATCAATTGGTACATCAGTTTCTCATCCATCGAGTAGTGGTAGTTGGGCTTACCTTGCTATATCATCCCGTATGAATTGGACTACGCTACTTACTGATGAGGTACTAGCGGCGGCTACAGAAGCGGCAATTAACGCAACTAATGTAACTACAGAAGAAGGTATATCTTTTGATTGTAGACATTTGCTTGCGGCTGATGGTCGTACTTTAGGTGATTGGGGTGTTAGTGCTGATGCTATTAGAATAAGAGCGTTTGATGTTACTAATGAAAAATTAATCCCTCCCTCAACTATGTTTGAATGTGTTTTAGATAAGGATAGAGGGATAGAAGCGGCTCATCAAGAATATGGACTTTATACCACATTATCACCTACAACCATTACAGCATCTACAGGTACTAATAAACCATTAAGTGATATAGACATAGGGAATAATAAATTTTTATCTTGTGGTTACATTCCAAAAACTGTATTACAAATTGTATCAAAGGGTCGAGGTTTCCACGCAAATACCCCAACTCCAATCTTAGTAGATTCAACTAACAACCCAATTGATATATCTAATTGGAGTAATAATTTGAAGGGAATTTCTTATACTAGAAATCCCGGTGACCACATACTTCCATGTGTAAATGAGGTAAGTGTAGGTGTCATTAGTGATGTTAAATGTAAAACATCTGTATCAACAGTTTCAGTGGTATTCGGTGGTAATAAATATCCAAGGGATATAAATTTACAATCTCGTGGTATAGGTGGGGCTAAAAGACTTCAAACTACAGCATTCGGAACAGGTTTTGTTGCCGGAACTATATACGAAGCGACAGGTGGTACAGGACATGGGCTTAAACTTCGTTTTCCTTATGTAGATGGTTCGGGTAGACCGGTTACTACAAGTGGTGGCTCGACATTTTTAGGTTTGAGTAATGGTACTAACAATCAATTCTTTGAACTTTGTATTATTGATACAGGAGAGGGTTATACTGTTGGAGATACTTTATCTGTTACTCCTGCATCCGGTACACCTCATAATTTTACAGTGTTACAAGTAAGTAATATTAGTGGTTTCCAAGCCAAAGCAACTAATACTACTTTAGGTGGTACGATAACCGCTATTAGTGTTTCCAATCGAGGAACAGGTGCAAGTACGACAGGAACTATTACTACTGATTATATTACTTTAAAATCGAGAGAAGAAGATTTCTTAAGACCTTGTGTACTAAAAGTTACTGCGGTTTTAAATGAAGATTTAGAAGGATTATGTACATTTAGTTATAATCAAAATTTACACGGAACATTAGTTCCTACTTCAATAGATACTAATACAGATTTTACTCGTATAGCACCTAAAGGGGAAACAGGAGTATTTTTTATTGGTAGTCAAATGAATGCAAGACTTAGAAATGATGGTAATGAATTACAGGCTCTACAAGGTAATACAGCATTTGTTAATAAATTTGCAAATCCGGTATTTGTAGATACTAATGTTATATTTGTAAAATCTAATCAGTATCAAATTAATGGTAGAAGATTTTATGGTAGCGTAGACTCCGAACCTATAGTCTACTTTAGAGGTGCTAAAGACAGTGTAGACCATAGTGTACCACTTTACTTCGGTGGTGGTTTTACCGGTGTAACTATGGACATTAATGATGGTACACAAAACGACTATTCATCATTTTATACTCATCCGTATTCTAATGGTCCTACCGGTACAGCAGGTATACAAAATGCAAATGAGATAAGCACATCGTTTGCTACAATAGACTGTAACGCTTTATTTGCTTTCTTCCCCGGTGCGGCATTAGTAAATCAAAATAGAGGTTCATATACTCCACCTGTCTTTAATAAAGACAACATCTTAAGCCCGGATATTTTTGCAGGTCATCTTAGCGGTAATGATAGTCCTAATTGGCTTCAAAGTAAATATTCGGCAGGTGTTATTAAACAAAAACCTACACCATTAGTATTACAATTTGCACATCCAACAGCGAGATATGATGATTATATTGACGCTAAGGATACTCAAACAACAGAATATACTCACAGAAATGTAAATGTCAAAAATAAAACATCGTATCACATTTATGGTCCGGGTCAAGCAATACCGTTTTCGGAAAGTACTCATGATATAAGACCGTCAAGTGCTACCTATCCTACTAACACTATAGAGCCACATCCCGGTACTGTAGTTACAGTAGGTAATTCTTGGAGTAAAGTACCTTATGGAATGAATCTACCCAATGAACTAATTAATGATGCTCTTAAGTTCGCACCCCCTACATCAACATATCAAGTTGATAGACATAAATATCATTTCGCTGTACCTAGAGGTCAAGCACTTAATTGGTCACCACCGGAGGGAATACCTAATATCGGTAAATTAAAACAAAGACCTTCCCACGGTTACCATTACGGGGAACATTTTATCCATCCTGTATCGGGTAAAGTAGATGCTAATAATTCTGCCGACTATCGGAAAGCCCACCCATACAAACATTGTGCCATGGCGCACTATGGTATCGCTATGTCTGCTGATATGACATGGCACATGGATGGTGGTTATCACCCCGGAGGTCATTGGTTAGATAACCAAGTTGCGGTGAATTTTAAAAACCATACATCGGGTGCTTTTACACCTAAATTTAATTGGACACCCACACACCCAACTGCGTTTAGAGTATCATCGAGATTAGTTAGCGATGGTACAGGGCGAAGAGGTGGTGTGGCTTCGGGATACAATCTAGTAGATGGTAGTACAGTGGAAACGGAAAGTGACATAATAATTGTAGATGCAACACGCTGTCAAAACGGTGAAGAGTTAGCGACTATCATCGGCCAAGCAATTAATGAAAACCCCGGTAAAGGCGCATTAAAGGCTCTTGGTGGTACATTTATGCCATCTATGGGTAATGCTAATCGTCAAGATAGATACGGTTGGGTTGAATTAGAATTTGAATCTTATAATATCAATGGTGGGTATACATTACCTAATTCTAGTGGTGAATATTTTGGTGATGGTACGCATACCTTCCCGAATAACAGTTTTATGTATGTAGTAGCAAGAGGTTTTAGTCAATCACAAACTGCATTAGAACAAATACCTATGAGTGGTTGGATAAGAACTGATAAAGGTGGAAGAGAAAAGTTTTTCGATGGTACTACTGATATACCCATGTTTGCACCATATCATACTAGAGAAATAGTAAACATATCTAATAACGATTATAAAGTAGTATTTTGGTTAGCACCAAATAGAATTAGTGGCTTACCACTATTTGAAGATGGTTATACATTTTACGATAAATGTGAAACTCCTACACAATTATCTTTCCCTTCACCCGGTACATCTGTTAGTGTAATAGAAAGGGGTGAAGCAACAACTGTAATTTTCCCGCAACCAACAAAAGTATTTGTGTGGAGTAAAGCCGGTGTACATCGTTTTAACAACGAAAATGAGCCAACTCGTGACCACATGACACAGGTACACTTTAGCGGTCTTGTAGATGCAATAGACAGAACAAGACCTGTGGGTGCAGTAGGTTGGGCGGGAGAAAGATACTCTTACCTTAATTCATTAAAGGTAGAAACGGATGGTGGAGGAAATAAACTCTACGCCGCAGGTTTAGGTGCTTGGTATGAAAAATTAGGTTTCTCACCATACGGTTCATCTAATTCTTGTATGGGATTGTTTGGTGTAATACCATCACAAGGAATTCAAAATAGCCCCGATGCGAGTCCAATTATTAACGGAAGAAGTAACTATCTTACCGGTGGTATGGGTAACCCGTATACAGTAAGCAATATGTTTACTCCTACTTTAGCATTCAATAATTCATACTATAGTAATTACACATTCACTAACACTGTTGGTAGTCCTCATTTCAAGTCGGTGTTGAGTGATGAAGGTGACCAAAATGCACAACTTGGTGTATATGGTCGAGCATTCTTGGTAGTAAGCCATGAGAGTGAATTACCTTTAGTGGCAAAGTATGATAGAGATGGCATAAGAGGTCTAGGAGATTGGTTAAATGTAGTAGCCGCTAAAACCGCACCGGGTATTGATGCAAGTACTGCTATCACATTCGCAGGTACAACACGATGGGATGAAAGATTCCACGGTAGTAATCGTTTCATAGCACCCGCTACAGCCGGTCCTAAAGTAGAAGCACTAATTACACCCAATTTACAAATACCTACAGACGATATACCCGCATTGGGCGTACATGAATCATTCCCGTTACTTTCTAAAACAGAAGCGATAGACTTGAGCGTTACATTAACCCCTAGTAGTTCGGATGTTACAACTTCGGATACTAAAGGTCTTGCTGTAGGTATGTATTTGTCACATGCTAATTTACCAATAAATACACAAATAGTATCTATTACTAACAGTACTACTTTTGTAATCAGCACAACTCCGACTTCTCTTTCTTCTCCTACTACTGTAACTGCTAGATTAATCGCATTTGGGGAAGATGATATATCTAATGCTACACCGTGTCTACACCCAACAGGTGATATATCTACTGATTCAAGAATAAGTCCGGCTACTAAATTATTAAACAATTCTAGTCTTTATCTTAATAGACAAGGCTTTCAAAGTGAGTTAAATACTCCATTTGGTCAAATGGTAGACCGAACAGAATTACAAGCAGACTACGGAACTATACATGATAATGCACATATTAGTAACACAAACGCATTTAATGTAGGTAGAAAATCTGTATCAAGAAATTTTACAATTGAAAATATAGTATGGAAGCGTATGGATGGTGGTAACTTAAGTTTACCAAGTTTGAATGCTAAAGGTCTAGGTGCAGTACCATTTATCACTCGTGTTAAAAATAACGCACCACTTACTATGGGAGAGAAAATATTTGGTAATAACAGATTTACTTTTGAAACTACAAACAGTTCTATGTTCCCAATTATTCAAGCACAAGAATTAATGCATCCGCAACTTGCAACTAAATTCCCAAGTGAAATTAAAAACGCTTTAATTATACCAAATGAAGAAATACAATTCCAATCTATTTCAGTAGAAGATGATACAGGACAAGTACATACTATAGAGGGTGGTTCACCGTTTGGAACTATAATTAGAGGATTTAGAAAAGTATCGGATAGAGCATCGGAAGGTTTAGCACCGGCTGTAGAATCTAATGAAGAAAAGTATGTTGGTGTAGAGCCTAACTTAGAAATTCAATTACCCGACCCTAATACTATACCGGGTAACATACTAGTTAGGTCGGGCTTTGATAGTATACAAGCCTATCAACATGAAACATTAGGTAGTGGAGGTATGATGAGACCTTCAAATAGAAATCATAATGGTGCAGGGCAAATATTTGATGAGGACTTTGATAAACTAAACGGGTTAAATCCGAGTGCAGTAACTATAGAATCACCACGATTAGGACCGACATACGAAGATTATGGTTGGGAACATATAAGTCAAGATTTAGATGGTGATATAAGATTCCCCGATAGTACTAAGAAAGGTTGGACTGAAACTACAGGTAATAATCCACTTAATACATCGTATAAATTACATGATAGAAGTTTATTTTTCCATATCACTAAGAAAGCAATAGGGTTTACAGAAAAATTCCCTGTAGGATATTCTCATGCTAATGGTGTAGAAACACAAACTCCATCAGTAACTCAATACGCTTCCGGTGATTTTACACTTAGTGAAGCATTGAATGTTAATGTATTTGCTTGGGGTAGTAAAGGAGATTTACATGATATAAATAGAAATGATGTAGATGGATGGGAAAATAATTATTTTAGAATTCGTGATACTACTACAGGTAGAGAAGCACTTGTAAGTGGTGTTGTAACCGCCGCTAGAAGTTCTGCAAATGTTGTGAGAAATGTTGTATTAACAAAAGAAGCCGCTAGAATATTATTCAACAATGAGGACATTGAAAGTATTGATATTAATTCGGCTAATTTTACTTATAGTAACATACAAATTTTACCATCGTTCCCTGTTACTGCGGGTAACACTAGATTGTTTGCCGCAAGAAGAATGCGTGACCACTCCGAAGTAAGCGGTAACAGTCCCGATGCAAGGCATCAAATAATGAAACATAGTGAACAAGGACTTCAAGACACTATAGATAACATTCAAAGAAATAGGACAGTAGTATATCATAGATTTGAAGGTGGCGAGACACCTCTAGCGTATTATTTACACAATATGAATTTGTCACCTATGGCGATACCAAGAATGGGCCATCACTTTGTGAATGCTACAATGGCAGTTATGCCGGGTCATTGGGCGCATCCTGCTTATCAAAATCTGTACCATAAACATAGAGCATGTAGGTCGGCTACTTTAGGACTTAAAGAAAAATTACAGTATGAAATAGGTGTAGTAGATGCAGACACCCATGCTGTATACGACCCGTTGTTAGTATTCGGTGGTGTAACTGCTACACCAAGTGGACCGAGTGATATACATGGTGGTTCATTCTCACTTATGTTTGAAACCAAAATAAAACACGATGGTTACGGTATATTAGCAAGTGAGGGTGAAGCCGGTACGATTAATGCGGCAGGTGGTCACACTATAGTATTGAGAGCAGGAATGAGGCATACATTCAACAATCATTTCCCCGACCCAAGTAAAGTAGGTGCATATCAAATTATTATACAACCTAATGTATTTTCAAGTCAGTTTATTGGTTTCCACCAAAACGGTCCAAATAACGATTTACCAAATGGTAGTGTAGTTAGTCTAACAAGCCAACAAGTGGCATTAGTAGTTGGAATTAGAGAGTTAGATACCGATACCGGTGGTATGGCATTAGTGCTTGCTAATGCTACTATGGCCGATGTTAGAGGTTGCGAAGTAATGATTAACGAAGTTATGTTAGACCACGACCCCGACCACGGCGGGCAATTTACTAACATACCAAACTTGATGACTTACAATCCGTTTGGTGTTCAAAGTACAGAAGCACCGGCTTTTACTCGTCATTCATTACCATATCACCCACAAATGTTTGTGCAATCTACACCGGGTATGACTACTAACATACCGTGGTGGTCTATAGTGCATCCACAAAAACCAACAATAACTACCGGTAGTAATAGCGCAAAAGGATTTAGATTCTTAAGTCATCATAGATTAGATAATTATTATTTATTCATAAGAGCAAATGCAGGTAGTATAGGGGCGCAACTTACACTTGCGGGTTATCCGAGTACTTACCCTAATATGTATGACGAAGTGTTACGAAGTGTAAGTCTAAATCCTAATTGTAAATTTATTAGTGAAAGTAGTAATGTTCTAACCGTTGATGATGCAAGTGATTTCCCAATAGAACCTATGTACGGTGAGATGATTTACTACATAGATGCAAACGGTGTAAGAAGAACCTCTAATTGGTCTAGTCGTAGTGGTTTCGATGCCACTAATATGAATAAACCTAAACTTATCACTTTATCAAGCCCACCTGCGGGATTTGTAAGTAACCTTACAGCCGATACAATTTTGCGTTTAACAAAACAAAATGACACAAGTAGAAATGCTAGTGAAATATTTACTGACTCCGAAAGAAGTATTATGACAAGAACATTACCCCAAACACTACAAGGTAGTAGAGACACCAACAGTTTACATGTTCCCGATGCTTTTATTTGTACTTGGTCACCAAACTTAGAAAGACCAAATGCACCTTTCCTTGATTATCGTAGGAATCCTACAAACCACATGTATAGTTCTTATGAAACTATACATTACCATGATAGCACATACTATGCAAGTTTAGGTCCATTTGCGTTAGATATACAAACTCCAAAAATTATTACTTCAATAGCAACTAACAGATTAGTAGCATCTCATGCGACTAACACTATTACAACTAATAATACCGGTGTTAATCTTAGTGTTGGTGACAGAATATCAGTAGATGGTAGAATATATACAGTTCAATCGGATTCAAGTGGAGTTATAACTGTAAGAGAGGATACACCAAATGAAATTACTGTTGGTTCAGCCGTTATGATTGGTGGCATAGGAGATAGTATGCAGGGTGTTACAGGTAAAGACAATGCAGGTAATTCTTATCGTAACCAAGGTGGCTCAAGTTTTTACGGTCATTCAACTCTTGGTCAAGGTATGTCTATTCAATTAAATAATTATTGGCCTTGTGGAAGTAGAGGTGGACCGATAACAAGTAGATTAGATGGTTTTGGTTATGTATCTACAGGTTGGATGTTACCTACTGTTTATGCTGTAGATGATGCCGGGCCTATATGGCACGATGATGGTGATGACGGTTCTTATGATGTAAACGCAGGTGTTGATGAGCGAGATTATGAAAACTCATTAATTAGTTGGGGAAGTTATACAAGTGGTGATATGCCAAATACAAGACCAAGACCGTTTGGTTACCGATTTGGTTTAAGGCAACCATATAATAAACCTCGATGGGCTTGGTATGGTATGAGAACATATTTAGAACAAGGTATTGGTCTCTCTTTCCTTAGTGTAGACTATAAACACGGTCCTTTGGTAGAGGCTAGGCATAGAACTAGCACTTGGATATATGCAGGTGGTGAAAGTTCACCATCGGGTGGTAATTCTACTTTTGATACAACTTATGTAGGGATATTGGAGAGGCAAACAAACTTTGCCGGTATGGAAAATATGATACCAAACAATTTAACAAATACATACGGTAGAGTTACAAGGTATTCCGATGGTATGCGAATGACAAGACCATTTGGTTGTCCTGTGAGAACCATAAGAAATGAATCCGATTTAAGTAATAATACAGAAACTAATTTAACACTTAAACCACACATAAGAAGAGAGTGGTTAGGTGATGATTATGGACATGGTTTAGTTGATGTTGCACACGCATCACAATACTATCTTGTAGATTGGTGGGGCAATACTCGTGGTGAAGATGTAAGAAGAATGCCTGTTCGTGGATTTGGTGTAAGCCCCGCTTGGTCACCAAAAGAAGGTATCAATGAGCATGGTTATAATGGGCCAAATAAATTTATTACAGGTGGTAGTGCTAATCCATATAATCCGTTTTATATGGGTCATTCTTTTTACAACTTTAAGAAAATTATATCTCCACATTTAGGTAACGGTCAAGGCTCGCCGGTTCTATATCAGTTAGTTTCCAATGCTCAAGGAACTGCTTGGTTTACATCTCCCTATGATACAATACCGTCACAAGTAGGTAATTACAACGCAATAAATAGCGGAATACAAAATGAGATAGTAGATTTCTTTTTCCCGGCAACAGCAAGAAGAGTTGGTGACGAAGGCGGAGGTAGAGGTAATAGATACCCTACTGCTTTTAATCAACAATATTTTGGTGATTTAGATATACTTGATGAATTACCACACCGTGTAGGACAAGGTGTTGTACCTAAAACGAAGGGTGCGGTACTATCTTACAATACAGCAGAACCTAACATTGGTGATGGTTACATAAGACCTAAGAACTCCTTACTAGGAACTGATGAAGTACCTAGAGGTATAAGTGCTAGGTTACTAATAGATGACTACGGTTTGTTGAAGCCCGAAGCGACATTAGGTGCTAGGCAATTAGGAAGTTTAAGCGGTACAGGTTACTCTACTAATTTCATAACTACCCCTTATAGTGATGTAATTAGTAGAAGTAGTCCTAAGATTGGTTTAGATGTAGAAAACTTTGAAGGTATAGATAATAACGCTATGATAGTAAATACAGAAGCGCATAGTCTACATACTAATCGTCAAGTAGGCCAAAGAGGTATATTACAACACGCCTATGTATCAGCAGATATTAACCTCATTTCAGTAGGTTATTTGACGGGTGCAGTAAGCCATATTTACAATAACACATCTATGTTCAAAAATATTGGCGGTACAAATATATTAGACTTAAAGAATTATTCTGCCCCTGTTGATTTGGGTAGTTGGGGTAATCTCATACCAACTAATGGTTTAGTATTATGGCTTGATGCAGAAAGTTTACAATTAAATAACGGTGATAATGTTGCAGAATGGAAAGACCAAAGTGGTAACAACAGACATGTTACACAATCTGTTACTGCTGACCAACCAACTTATGTTGCTTCCGATGCGGCATTTAACGGAAAATCTGTAGTTAATTTTGCTACTGATGATGTTTTAACAACTCCATTTGATGCTGAATTGAATACTAATGAATTTACTACTTTTGTTGTAATGTGTACAAATAATGATAATAGTAACTATCAAGCAGGTTTTGAAAGTAGAACTTTCAGTGGGGGTAGTAGAAGAGGTTACAATATATATGCTAATATGACAGGTAGTAATAATAGATGGGAGTTTTGGGTCGGGCAAGACGGAAGTTGGAATAATATAAATTCAGCAAATGGAAGTGCTGTAGTCAATCAACCGAATATTCTTACTATGTTTATTGAAGGTGGTAACGGTGCAGGTGCTTCGGTTACGGCACAGACATTAAGAGTTGATGGTACACAAGTAGCAACAGCAACTCCAAATTATTACAAAAACGCAACTGAACCGACTCAAGTAGGTAGAGTAAATGATATTGGTTCGGGTTCAACATTCTCTCTTATAGGAAAAGTTGCCGAAGTAATCAAATATAACAGACATCTTACTGATGCTGAAATGGGTACTGTGGAAGGTTACCTTTCATTAAAATATAATATAAGCGGTCCAACTCAAAATAAATCATCTAATCCGTATGTTACATCATTGTATAATACTGACAGTAACAAAACAGAAAAAGAAATATCTCTTATGTTAAGACCGATAAAGAAAAATGAAAAAGATAGATTACAATTCTTTTCATTCAATATATTACATACCACTAGCCCGCAATACATTGGTTTTACATCTACTAGAAACTATAACCATGCTACTGTCGGTGGTAAATATGGTATATTTGCTTATGATATGCCTAATGCTAGGGCATCCGAAGGCTTCTACTTGAGAGCAACTAACCCCGATACTAACCCACCTTATGCCCCTATGTATAACGATACAAACTTGTATGGTGAATTAGAACTCAAAGGACATAGAAGTGGATTAGCAGATATTGGTACAAACGGAATCACCTTTACAAGCACTGTATTAGGAGTGCCATCAATTAACAACGACATTGGTAGAGTAGTGATAACTGAAAACACCCTTCAACATTATAGAGCAGATGCGAGTAGAAAGAAAACTATCAATGAAGATGGCACTAAGATAACAAGAAAAGACTATACTGTGCAACCAAGATTTAGTCAGTCACTACATCCTAAAGGGCATAAAGGTGATGTATCGTTTAATGAAGGTGACCATACAAATGACGGGAGTTGATTAGATGGGTAGATTAATAAAAAATATTTTTGATGGGAGAACTGAAACTTTTTCTCATATTATGAAACACGCCCGTAAACCTGTGTTTGTAGACAATGCTGTGCATTATGTAAAAATAAATAAGAGTGAAACTAATAATTTAACTTATGATGCTGATAGATATTATCAAGAAATACAAGTTATGCCCGATACCACATTTAGGATAGTAGAAGGACAATCATTCGTAGAAATATTATACAAAGGTGGTGATGGTCATTCATCAACAGCCGTTCCTTTCTTTAACACTGATATTATTTCAAGCACTAATATGCCTTCTTTGTTGTATAACCCGAATATACCTAGTGAAAGATTACTACCTTCTACTGTAGATGGTAACAAAATAAATCTAACTAATATGAAAAATAAATCTTTGAGTGATATAGGTTTTTCCAACAATGAAGTAAGATTAGGTCAGCCTATAGATGTCGGTTTTAGAACTACAGATTTAGCAATAAGGTTAGGTGAGAAAGTTACTAACAGTAACATTACTAGTTTCAATATATCAAAAGTAAATAGTAAGAAAAGTGAAGATAGAAAACACTCCACACGATTTGTAGCAAAAGATTTCAATAAAATAAATATTATGACGGCTCTAAGATTCTTAGGTAGACATGATACTAGAATGGCTATGTTAGATAGATTCGGTAATATGCTCTATGTGCCTATAAGTTTTAGCGAATCTAATAGATATGTAGACCCTAACTTAAAAACAGGTTCGGGTTCAAGTGACAAAGTACAGAACATACCTAACAGAATTACTATACAAGGAAAACCACTCGCATTAAATGATTCTGTAATTGTTACTTTAGATGATACTGAAAGACAAAGCGGCTTGAATGGTGAAGTAATAGAAGGAGATGTATTGTTTGATGCTACCGTTAATACTTCAATGGCCGCAAGAAGAGTGGGTAGACAAATTCTTCGTGCTAACTCTTTAGAAAGTGGTACAATAACAAGTGAAGGTCACATAGATTTGAATGATGTAAGACCGGGTATGGCGATAGATTACGGTGGTACTCAACATGTTATCACCGAGGTTATTCACCATCCTTTGAGGAAGAGTGCTGATTTAGTACTTTTGACAATTGATACGGGCTTAGAGGGGGTATTGCAGGGTATAAACGAGGGAATTACTATGGAAGGTAATGAAACGAATCCGAATAACTTAATTCAAAACTTAAAAGAAAATATTACTATGTTTGGTCGAATACAAATTAGAACTATAGTTAGGGTTAGTCAAAGATTAGTTTCTACTACTGCCTTCCTTATAGGTGGTGTTAAAGGTAATAACACAAGAGGACTAATAGGTAAGAGTGGTTTACCAATAGGTATGAACAAATCACAAGAAGCGGAAGGTGAATATTGATGCCCGTATCTACAAAAATAAAATCTACATTATTGAATACATTAAAATCATCTATCAATAGTATGGTTTTAGGTTTTGATGGTACACCTGCAACAAATGATGATGGTAGTGCAGGTAGACCTGCTATTACTTTAACTCCTATAGTAACTGTAGTAGACGATACTACTCTATTAGTAGAGGCGAGTTTACCAATAGCGAATTCTTTTACAGATACAATAAAAGAAGTAGTGTTGCTAAGTAAAGATTCAAACGGTGTATTTTCTTGCATAGCGAGATATAATACAAAACCAATAATAAAAACAACACAGAATGAAGTAAAAATAGAAATTAGTATAGAGGTGATATGATGACAGGAAATCCATTATCGGGGCATACAAACCACAATATGACACTTAGCGGAACGGCTCAACCGGTAGACGGTTTAGCAGATGGTGACCATATAACATCACCTACACTAACTAATTTGCTAGAAGGTATACACGGAAATGGTATTATCTTAGAAGAAGATACTGCTAAAACTGCGAGTAACAGATTACAGCCGGAAAATCTACCCGGTATATGTGAAAGAACGGGTAATAATACTTTTACTGTTAAAGGTGGTCTTGCTGTTTTAGATGGATTAATTTACACATTTGCAGGTGGTGTAGGAAGTAGTGCTACATACACAATTACTCAAGCAAATACCGAAGGTAGTAATACACCTTTAATAAGTGGACAAGAAGCGTTAGTTGTTGTATATCTATCTGCCAACTCCGGTACTAATCATGTAAAGATGGAGATGGGAACAGCGAGTACAGTAAGCACTAATCTATATCCTACAACACCACATGCGTTTCTAAATAACCCATCCGGTACTAGTAATGACCAAAGTGTAGTGCTGTGTGTCTTAAGAGTAATTTATAGCGGTAGTGGTGGTGATTTGAATGTAAATATAACCGAGGTAAATGATAAAAGAATATTCATAAGAAACTCACCAATTTACTTTACACCACTTACAACAAACAATGTTGGTGACCCACAAGCAATAGACTCACACACTGATTTAGATGCATTCCATACAGGAACAGGTGCAGGTAGTTTTTCAGCAACTAGACTAGGTGGATTATGGTTGAGTTATGGTTCACAACTCTCAAGCACTACCGCAGGTGACTTGTTCAAAAATGTGCTTTATTTTAGCGGCTCAAGCGGTGGCAGATATACTCGCTCGGTGTTCGATAGAGTGCTAACTACAGCATTAACATCACTTACAATCTCATCAGCAGATGCAAATATACTAATTCTAACAGCAAGAAGCGGAACATGTGTTATATCTACAACAGGCACATTCCCTACCGGCTACATAGTAGAAATAAAAAATCAAGATACAGGCGACACTGCTACTTTCGCAGGTGAAACTATAGCCGCAAGCGGGTATGGTAGATTCGTATGCGTAACAGGTGGCACGAGTCCGACATTTGTAAGACTGATATGATTACTTCATAGCGGAGTCTTGCCAAAAGTGACCGCACTTACGACACTGTAATAGAGTGATTCTTTTTCTATCATCATCAAGATAACGAGCCGATAATCTTCGTGCGATATGCCTGTGACTACAGGCTCTACACTTGACCTTTAGCCTATCAAGTAAACGACCCATGCTTACTCCAACGGCCTTCTTGCTACTATGTCATCTATCCTTAGAATAGAGTTAGTGACTTCACTTGCACTTAGAACTGCTTGCTTGATTAATTCTGTAGGTTCAAAGACACCTAGAGCAGAAAGGTCAGTTACGCCCCCATCCTCTACATTCGGTCCATAATTAGTATTACCACGCAGTATCTCATGTCGCATAGCAAGTATGGTATCTAGTGGGTCATGTCCGGCATTCTCCGATATAGTAGCAGGGATTACCTCAAGTGCGTCAGCGAAGGCTTCTATTGCCATCTGCGCCCTACCCCCTATTTGAGCCGCATGTTGTCGCAAATGTGCCGCCATACGAGCGTATGCGATACCACCACCCACGACAAAGTTGTTATTCTTTAACACTAAAGATACTACACCAAGTGCATCATCAAATCCTCTCTCTACTTCATCAAGTGTATGACTTGTTGCACCACGAAGAACTAAAGATGCTTCGCTGTGTTTGTTGTCACTAGATACGAATAGATACCAAACATCATTGTGTTTCTGTCTTGATACAGTCGCCTTGCTTGCTGACTCTACTTCTTCGGGTGTTTGACACACTACACTATCAGTAACCTTCGATAATGCCTTTAGAGTAGATTCCGGTGTATGTCTAACTACCATAATATTATTCTTCTTAAGATAAGCACATACATGGTCATTGACTTTATCACGAACAAACACTACACCACCGTTAGGTAATACATCTACTATGTTCTTCGCAAGAGAAATAAGATTTGTTTTACCGGATGCTTTGTAAGTTTGATATGACTTAGCATCTAGTTGTACCTGTACATTGTCCTCACTCTTTTCATTTTCAAGTCCTGTGTTGATTAGTAGCACATCAGTATAACCATCTTCTCCATCTAACACATAGTCCTTATTGACAATGACACCTTCATACAAATAAGAATCCTCTAGTGAACCTCCGGGGAATGATACCACCTTTACACTTTCAGCATCACCGGCAGTTTCTACTGCTGATACACATAGTTCAGCCACCGTATCTATTGCGTTCTCCAATGTCTTACCTGTGATAGCCGTCTTTGCTACTGAAACTAAGACATCTCTTTTCTTACTTGATTGAGAAATTTCAGCCTTAAGATAATTTACAGCCATTTGAGTTGCTTCATGGTAACCACGACATATCACATTCGGGTGTAACCCACGCTCGAACAAAGCCTCACTGTTAGCCAACAATTGACCGGCTAGTATAACTGTGCTAGTAGTACCATCATAACACAAACTCTCTTGCGTCTTTGCTACCTCTACAATCATCTTACCACCCGGATGAGACACATCAAGTTCACGCAAGATAGTAGCCCCATCGTTAGTAACGATGACATTACCACCACCGTCTAACATTAGTTTGTCCATACCCATAGGGCCGAGTGTAGACTTTACCGTTTCCGATACAATTTTTGCCGCCCTTATGTTGTGTATCTGTGCTTTACTTTTACCGTTATCTATTTCTGCCATTACCAATCAACCTCTATTTTATTTATCTCGCCTGTTTCTAAATTTCTCGAATTAATATAACCCTCACTTTTTCCAAAATTATACAAGTCGAATGTAAGTTGTGCATCGCTCAAGCAGTACTTAGCAACATCGTCGTACTGTCCTGCTCTCCATGCAATAGGTGCATCTTCGCTGTTCATTAACTTATTGTCCTCTAAAGTGGTCTTTATCAATATTCCTAATGATGTATCCACTTTACCAACTGATACAGCCGCCCTTTGTATGAGGTGTTTAGTATCTATGACACTATCAGCCTTACCTAACAAATCACCGGCTGTCCAACAGTCTAGGGCATCCCGTAGTACAGGTAAATCGAATCCTTTGATATTATGACCTATGATTACTCCACCTTTCTCTACATGCTTTGCTAAGTCATCACCTAGTGTTCTAGGGTGTAATGCCTTTACAGTAGCATCTATGTCTAAACTTTTGTTACAGTAAACTGTAGCATCTTGACCATCCCATGTGGCTACTACAGTTGGGTCAAACGATGCGGTTTTATCCCAACCACCTATCTCCCAAGAGAAATTACTTGTTTCAATATCTAATGCTAATATGTCACTCATAATTCTTCGCACCCTTTCTACGGAAATAAACTCTCCCACCACTCTTCTTGATGTTAAACAACCCATTAGCGTAATCTTTAATGTGCCTTCTTACAGTGCTTTTCGATACTCCGGTCATGTTCATGTATTGAGCCTCGAATGAAGATTGCCTTCTCCATCCATCACCTTGTCCTTCTATTTCATAGCCCGTACAATCATCATATACTTTCAAGAAATCTTCTTGAATTTTATTCTCTTTAGACTTGTTAGAGTTAATCTCTACCGAATCTTCTAACCAAGATATTAAATTTTTAAATAAGTCTAAAAGTACATCAAAAGCCATGTCTACATGTTGTGCTGTAATAGTCCACTTCTTATCTAATACAGCCATGTGAAGTGATATGATTGCCAAATAGTTTTCAATAGCAGGTGTAAAAGATGCTACGATTTCGGACATACTTGCTGACATGTTCCTCAATAAATCAAACACTTCATCACTTGCTTGATACAACGCAGTTTCATAGTCATCATCTGCACTGAACATATCCCACATGTATTGTTGTGCTATCTCTTCTTGTTCTTCACGATTCATTTCTGTCCATTGTGTAAATGTTAATTCTGCAAAGTTGAGTAATCTATCTCTTACTCTCTTTTCAGTGTCTTTAAAATAATCATATATGTCATCCTTAGTTAAATCTGTTTCAATTGGTTTCTTCCAAAAAGTTCCAAGTCTCGTATTACTTACTTCTTGTCGCATATCCATATCCCAATGCGACCAATAAAGTAATACACGCTGAAAAATACCTTTGGTGAGTACATATTCCTTTACACCCTTTGGGGGGTAAGTAGTAATCCACAATGAAACTAAAGATTCACATTTAATTATATCACCCTTCATTGGTTTAGTCAATATGTTACCACCGCTACCTACAGCGTTACAAGCAGTTTGTAAGTAGAGTACAGTTTCTTGAGAATGTTTACCGGGATTTAGAATAATAGAACCTTCATCTACATTCAGTCCCTTCTTACCCGATAGTAGACCGTCAATTTTTTCAGTTTCTCCGGTAGGTTTGTTGTTCTCATCAAGCACAGGTTTGTTAGAACCTATCAACCCTGCGTCTGTACCTGTGGAATATAATTCATAATCTAGTTCAGCCTCCTTCATTACATCCCCAATAAAGTTCCATGCTACCGATTTACCTGTTCTTGAAGGTTGAATCCAAAATACATGCACTCTAGGGTCAAGGTGCGTATCTCCTGTAGGTATTCTTACATAAGGAAGTAGTGCTTGTCCTTGTATGAAAAAGAATGATAGTAAACCCGGTATCTCATTCTTCATTGAAGTTTGAGAAAAGTGATGTAGATATGCTTCTAATGTGTCAAATTTCTTGACCGCTTGATAATTTTTATAATTCATACTAACACCCTACATTTCTTAATTGGTTTATATATCATTTACTTCGCCTCACTTTTCTTTCTTGTCTTACCGGTTCTTCACTTGTTAATACTTTAATAATTAAATTTCTTCTCACTTCGCCAAGCCCTTTAATTTGTTTTAACGATTCGGGGAAGCACATCTCTTCTATACTGCCGCACTTCTCAAGTATCCTTTCTGCCATTTCACGACCTATACCCGGTATAGTCATGATAATATCTAAGCGTAAATCGTTACTACCTACTCTACGAATCGTTTGCGCCCCATGCTTACTAGCGGGTTTATGCAACTTATCATGTAACTTGACTATGAATTGTGCCGCTTCGCTTGTAGTATTAGTATAGAATACTTGGCAATCAAAGTCGGCCATTATTCTTGCCATAAAACCTGTAAATGTTTCTTGTAGTTTGGATATGGGTATGTTAGCATTGAATTGTTCTCTTATGAATCTAGCATGTTTACTTATATCCCCATGCACTACAAGAAAGAATCTTTCATAATTAGCATCCATATTATCTAATTGTCTTTGTAGATGTCCATTAAACATAGATTGGTAGAAGTCTGTTACACTCTTGGCTTCTACTAATGCGCCACCTAGTTTGTAATCACCTACTACCAATGACTGTCTAATCACAGTCATACCTGCGCTTTTAGCCCTTCTTTCGACAGCCTCACAAAGAATACCTCTTTCGTTACTATCAATAATTAAATCAATCTTTACCATTACTTTCACCTTGTTTTTTATGTTGAGCGCAATAATCATCTAAAGTTAATTTTCTACAGCGTTTACCTGTACCTTTAGATATACCTTTACAAAAGAATTTGTCCGGTAAATTATCCTTATCATTTACACATGTGAAACATAAGTTAAGTGCTTTACCTCTTCTTTTTTTATTAACTGCTTTCATTCCTTTACCACAATTTACACACTTAGATGCGTGAATTGTGTGTTGTTTTTCAAAATACTTATCAAATATATTACTCATTCCAATCTCCACTTCCATCATAAAATTTACATTTCCCAATACAGAATCCTTCATCATACAAAGTAGTACATGTAGCGTGAGGGTAACCTGCCATAACTATACTAGCAACTTGGTGTTCTGTAACCTCGCTCTTGTAATCAACCCAATTTTGCCCTGCACAAAATTTAGATATAATTTTTACATGCTTTTCTTTTTCTTCATTAGATATTTTCCAAGCAGGGAAGAACATACGAAATCTATCTGCTAAGTAAGAAACCAAATGGAATCTTGCACGATGGGTAGGATTGCCCCCACCCAATGCCGCTTGTGACAAACACGGAAGTATAACTATATCATCTAAATACACAGTTGGTATCTCAATAGGTTTGATGTCACGCATCGTCATTAGTTTACTTTGTATTACTTTAAATTGTAATTTATTTTCTCCTAGCGGTTTGTAACCCGATTGACTTTCCTGTGCTATATCCATGTAATAATCAAAGTCACCACTCAAAATATCGTTGCTGTCTAACGGTATAGACCAACACTCTCTCCTTGCATTGTAAGAATTAGGTATGCGTATCATACCGCTTGTATCAAATGCTACAGTAGGGTCATTACATCGTAGAGTACCTATCTTCTTTTCCCATGAATTCACAAGCACTCTACCCGAATGCTTTATTCTCGATAACTCATTACCGTTCTTCGGATTGAGTGTTTCATCTATAGGTATCCATACATGGAATCCGCCACCACTAAACCATACATAATGTAAGATGTTATCTTCTAGTAGCATCTTATGTAATCGTTTTACTTCTTCATGTGGTTTCTCAAACTCGACATCTTCTCCACCGCTTTTGAAATCTTTACAATCAAAGTCCATCACAAAGTGATGTATCAAAGGAGTGTTGTAGTCTACTCTATGATGTTTAGGTGCTTTAGTCTTAGTATAACCATAAGCGGTAAAGTATACATTACCACTACCGTTCTTACCACGCCAATATCTTTCTAACTCATTTGCATCATGAACTATTCTACGCCAACCTCTAGCACCATTACTTGGTAATTCGAGTACTTCCCTCGGGAAGTCTATTGGCACGAATGGGATAAAATCACCTCATCGAGTAAATTTGTTTATCCACTTCTTCCTTCAACTCTTTGTATGTTCCAACAATATTTTCAGCGTTAAGTAAAGTAGGATGGATGTCAAAGATAATTTCCTTTGGGTGTTTTACTACCATAGATTCATCTATATCCATTCCAAATTCATCGAGCGTAGTTTGGCGCATAGTCCTCACTTGCCAAGATGAACTTCTTAATCCTCTCGATAGGTTTACTTTAACACTTACATTAAGCACCCCTACATATTCATTCAATACTGCTTCCATCAATAATATATTTGCATTCATTTTTCATACCTCTATTTTGTCTAATACTTCATCCGTTAGTGACCAAAACTCACAATGTTCTTGATAGTCACACCAATTACATTTTAGTTTCTGTTCTTCTAATGGAATACCCTCTTTCAATCTCCCCATAAAAGGAGTAGGTGGAAACTCCATATCTATGTGGGCTTTTACTAATTTAACTAATTCTTTTTCCGTTGCACCAACTTTTCTAACACCTTCGTAATATATAGTTGGCCCTACACCACCGTTGATGCCACCGCCCGGAAACTCCCATCCCCAATGTGTGATAGGAAGGAACTCTTCGTGTGGGCTGTGGTCTAACATCATTTTGTAAAATGCCATTTCTTTTCTCATTGAATTAACTTTATACTTATTGTATTTACCTGTCTTTAACTCCATCAAAGCGAAGCCGCCTTCTCCTGTAGCAAACAGTGTATCAATAAATCCGTTCATGTGAATGGGTATCTGTTCACCGTCTACTGTTACAAAGCGTGTAGACTGAATGTTGGCTTCTATACCAACAGGTCGCCAATACCTACCGTCAGTGCTTTTCAATCGTAAGAACTGCCAACGCAACCACTGTTCTATTTGCTCATCTTCACCGAACTCATAAGGTGATGGAGGGGTAGGAACAACACTGAAAAACAATTTCATCGCTTCCCTTTCCTGTCCTTCATGAATTAAATTTAACACTGAATCTTCCTGTTCTCTAGTGAAGTTAGCCCAAAACCACTCCATCATATCGTGAACATTGAGTCCTCTAATGTGATGGTCTACTTGTTCTCCACGCAATCCTTTGAACTTCTCAAGGTAATACTGCTGTGGACACCAACCGAATGTACCAATGCTTGACTTAGTTACCCTTAGAATAGAACCATCTTGTAGACTAGGATTCCATGCGTATGTGCTACGCTTATAGGATTCAGCCTCAAGTTCATTACCTGTTTCTTTTAGGTAATCTTCTATCTTAGGGCGAGGACTATCATCACCATTGGGGTTATATCTCACTCATTCAACTCCCTTAGTAAATCTACTATTTCTTTTCTGTTAGCGTGTTTTTTGTAATCTTGAATAAGACGCTCAACATATACTGATGCATCCATCAACTCTTCCTGTAAATGCGTAAGCCACTCTACGATATTCAAATCTGTTCTTTCCATAGTTACACCGTACTTGGCTTTGCCAACTTTCGCTCTAGCCTGTATTTTCTTACATACTTCATCTTCATGTTTACTCATCTTATCACCTCAATCAATTAAATCTAAAAATAATTCAGCCTCAACCCTTGCTTCTTCTGCACATCTTTTACAATTATATTTACCTTCAAATTCCGGTCTACATCTCATAGGGGTTTTGCACTTCATTTTATCACCAATATTTCTTAGGTATCCGCCTCTCGGTTAATCTATTTAAATCCCAATCAAGGGTTTCATAGACAAGTTTCAGTTTCTTAGTAATCCACTTCTCTACAGCAGTGTTCCAATCTATCTCATAACCATCAAGTTGTGACTCATCCTCATACGCTATCACATTACATGGCGGTTGCCCTTCCGGTACACCTTCGATGAAAACCCACTTGATACCTTCACCTTTACCAAAGTCGGTATCAAGATACTGATTAGAATACCTTGCCGCTTTAGCAGGGTTAGGTACTACCTTATCATACTCATCTAAGCGTTTAGACAAACGCCCGTATGCACTCACATCCTCTATTGAAACTTCTCCGTTGTATACTGATTTTACTATAGGTCTTACTTTATTCCATACATCATCTTCATCCTTACCTGTAGCAATCATAGTGAATGCTGTCTTTTGTACAGTTTTACAGATAGGTGTGGCGTTAGATGCTTTCACTTCAAAGCCTGTCACTTTCATTTGACCTGCATCTTCTTTAGGCCATACTTTAATTCCAAAGTTTCTATTCTTCGTAGCCGCAGTAACCCAATAGTCAAAGTATGCTTCTAATTCCACATCAAGATACTTTAGATTCATTTCGTTCTGCGCTACATCTGTAAGATACCCTGCAATCTCTTCTGCTTTATCGAATGGTACTTTGATGTATGCTGAATCAGTATGCCCCGCTAATGGTATGAATCCTTTTTCTGCACTCTTTTCAGTCAGCATAGTAATTGATTCTCTACCTAAGTATGTGATACATTGGGCGATTGGGTAACTACTCCATTGACCCGCTACTACTTTACTTCCTGTCATACCATATATCGCATTGACCGCAACCTTCACAGCCATTTGTAGCATGTTGTATCCTAGTTTAGTATCAGCATCATCAGCCTCACGCATGAGAGTTTTGTACTTCTTTCGCAGGTCTAACATATCTTTGACTACAGAAGGTAACAATCCCATCTCATCTTGTTTCCAATGGAAAGTACCCCCTGTACCCGGTATAGCATTACCTGTTTTATCGTCATACTTTGGTGGTACTTTAATAGTTAAAATATTTTCACCCGGCGAATCAGTCAATGTTGTATAACAAAGATTGGCGGAGAGTATGATATTAGGATATAGAGATGCAAAGTCTACCAATGCTACTCCTTCGTGTCTGCCCGCTACAGGAGGCATGACCCATGCGGCCTGTAGTTCGGGTCTTTGTTCCTTGTAGGAGGATGGTGCTTTCAAGTCTGTACGCCTACCCATCAATCCTCTAAAGTATCGTGTCACCTTGTGAGTACTATCAAATGATACTCCGGCTAATTGTTGCATGGCTATGTGATATGAAATACAATTTAGTTTCTCATCACAGTCACGCAAGAGAGTGGTATCTACAAGACAATAATCTACAAAGTCATCATAGTATTCTTTCCAACCATTGTGTACTGTCATACCTTCTATCTCATTAGTTAGTTTCCCACCAAACCCTAGTTCAGTAGCAAACCAATCTAACTTTCGAGATTGAGCCTGTCCTCTACCGGACTTCTGCCATATACCCTCAAAACCACTACCGTCTGTCCACTGTGCCGCAGTATCGAATATGAGTCTACCCTTGATAGGTTGTGCTGTACTTCTGTATGCACCGGTCTTTTTGTTTGGTGCAATCAATCTATTGACAGGTGACAGTCTTTCTCTTAGCGCACCCAACTGATGATACAGATGTGGTAAGTCAGCCCAAGCAATAGCGTGTGCTACTAACATATCGGGATTACACTCATCAAGATAATCTAAGAAAGCCTCGTGCATCTTGTGTGCATTAGGATAAGTCCTAAGTTCATATCCATCATACCTATCTATCCATTCAGTCTTGGTAATGGTATCACGGATTGATTCTTCACTCCATGCGAATACAACAGGGTGTTCACTAAAGTTATCCGATACAGCCATGACTGTAGTAGTTTGATTTTCAGTATCCCACTCAAGGTCAAAGTACCAAATGCGAGGTTTGAACTCCGGTATCTTATCGGGATAATTAGTAAGTAATATTTGGTCTTTGTAATTGACATCAGCCTCGTAAGTCCACTTAGGGCATTTGTCTTTTATCTCCCATAGTGTGTTTGGGTGTTGTACTGTTACCTTCACCAAATCTTTACCATCAATACTTTTAGCCTTAATATTATGATGAATCTTAGCATGGTGACCTTTCAATCTATTCATCACCCAATTAGGTGCGTTTTCTGCTACCCAACAATAAGGCACAACATAATCATCATCACCATCCATGATGTATCTTTCATGTAGTACACCGTCTGCACCTCTAGTTCTCTCGTAGATAACGGGAGGGTCATAAGGGTCATCGGTGAACCAATCAATAATCATCAATCATCACTCTCATCTACAATCATAAGTAAAGTATTATCTTGCTCAAAGATTACACAGGTGCTTTTACCCATGTGCATTCGAGCATCTTCGTCGTCAAGGAATTGTAGACACATAGGTAACTTCTCACTAAAGTAAGACTCTACCGTAGCCGCAGGGCCATCACTATCCCATACAGGAAGCGTAGTGAATAAGCGACCACTCACAGCCTTACCTGCTACTATACCCATCTCATTCTCGCCACAGTGTATGCGTAGTTTGAATTGAGTATCCTTTGATACTAAACCCCGCATACCTGCAAGAGAAATCAAATCTTTAGTAGCAAGTGAAGCGTGTGTACTAAGAGAGGCATGACCAAAACTTGACCATCCACCTTCCTGTGATTCCTTGATTAGTTTTCTAATCACCACAGTCTTTGATGCTGACTCTATTTCGTCTGTACTTGGTAGTTGTAGTTTGTTCCCACCACCCTCAAGATACAATGGTTTAGTCTCTTGAGTTTGCCTCAATGTGATTTCATCTTGGTTACTTGACTTTAAGAATAAAAGTACTTTCTCTAAATCAGCGATATGTAATACTCCTTCTTCATTGACATCGGTTACAAACTGCTTTCTCAAGTAATACCATGCGTATGCTACCTCTACAGTAAGACGACCACCGGCACAGTTGATTCTCAAGTCCGGTATTCCTTTACCAAATGATGTAAGGAAAGACATAAACTCTTTTCTTTTAACTGTTATTTTTGTCATCCAACTCCCTCCAATAATATGTGATAGGTGTAGTTTTATTTCTCATTTCGGGTAATGCTAAAGGATGTCTTTCTCTACGAGTTTCACTTGAGTAATTCTTACTTAGGTATTCGTGTAGTTCACCTTTCGTTGGTATGTATCTATTAGCACTGTGAGTTCTACTTTCATACAACTCATCGAGTATTTGGAAGGCATTACGAACTTCACCATCACTCATGATAATGTCTATGTATTTCTTAGCAGTATCACTCATTGATTTTACATGTGCCATAGTATCACCTACTTAGTGGGAAAGTGCGGGAAGGAAAACAAACGAAGGAACTCCCCTGTGATTTGAATGAAACACCTTTGCACTTATTACTCACTAAAACCCACCTCATAAGAGTATCATAGAGTACCGTCGTAGAGGTCGGGTAGACCGTACCACTTCGGTTCTTCTCCTGTAGTAGTTACCATAACTGTCTTAGTTTGATTAACAAGAGATGGATTAGTTTTACACTTAGTATATGTAGCAGTATAGGTAGTAGAAACTAGTTCATCCTCATCGTTATACTCATTAGTAGCATCCATACGAATTAATGTAGGCAAGTAGTTGTTAGTCTTTTTCTCCCACTCCGGTTGCCATACAACAGGCGCATCGTCTTTGTAAGAGAAGTTGGTTGAACGCATGTGGGTTTCCCAATAGACACGAACACCGAGTCTAACTAAATCACGACTTAATTTTGTTAGTTGGTGAAATCGAGTGTTACGGATAGCCCAATCGGACTGTCGCTCTACACGCTTTGCTTCACCTGCACCACGATTGTCAGCCGCATCAATACCATCTTTAGCCAAACCTAAGTCAATGATACGCATGTTGTTAGTACATATCTCAAGCCACGAATCAAGTCCACTTACAAGAACACCCCATACTGCAACGCCTTTTTCTTTTTCGCTAATGATGTACTTCATGATGTCCATGACACGCTGATGTGTACCGGGGTAATCGTATGCTGTTCTATCTTTACTACCCATCTTCCACGGATTCCATGATACAACATTTGGGTTGTCGTAGATAGCGGAGTTTAGCATACCCACACCATTATCAAAATCTACTGCATGTAAAAGTGAACCTTCTACTTTAGTCTCATCTTTATTGAATGCGTCTAATACAATTGCTGATTTACCTGTACCATCGAAACCAAAGATACCTGCAAAACTATGAGTCTTAATTATATGACTCATGGACTCTTGCTCGGCTCTCAATGCCGCATACGGGTCTTTGTTGGGCTTCTGTACCCCAACCTCATCTACGACCTTTTCAATCTCTTGCTGTAACTTTACTGTCTGTCCAAACCCTGCCATCTAATCACCTCACTCAAACTGACCTACGCCTGTATTCCCACCGCTTGCTCTCCTTCGGCATCTGCGTGGGTGTCCATAGATACCCATGACTGTAATCTTAGGACTCATCAAACCATCACGGTCTTTCATACCTAGACGACCAAAGACAAACACTGTAGAGTTTTCAGCATAGTCAAATGCTTGCTCTCCCCAATGTGCTTGGAATGGATTAGTCATGATACCGACAGCACCGGGTATCCAACAGTCTACATCACCGTTCATGCTACTTAGTGACATGAAGTAATTGAAGCCCTCCGGGTCATACTCGCTGTCTCTTGGCTCGGTATTCATGCTGTTGATTGTACCCTTAGTAATAATAAGTGGCCCGTATGTGACACTTCTACCACCGATGTTAGTTTTCTCTTTCTTACTCTCAAAGACATCTTCGATGTCATCAATTCTAACATACATGTCGTGGAACTCTTCGTTAGTCCAATAACTTACAGGTTGAAGTAATGGTCTTACTTCTTCCGGTACGAAGTCATCCGAATAATTAATTTCAAAGTTAGAGTATGTACCCAAGACAGTCTTGAAGAAATCATTAGCATCTTCTCTTGGTGGTATAACGGGTATCTTACATGGTCGGCCTATGTCTAAGTTCATAGTATTGTTATCGTCAGTTAAGTCTACCTTCCACACTGCTATGTTACTATTCTTAACGAAGTCACCTTCTTCGCCACCCAAGAAGTAAGCGTATCTACCCATCCTTGTTGGTGGTGATGGCATACCTTTGCGGGTGAGTAAACAGATGTACTCGTCACCGACCTTGATACCATGTAGCGGTTCACTGTCTGCTGATTCATCAAGTGGTTGTAGTCCGTCTTTGTTACGCACTGACCACAAACCACCGTCTTTCTCATAGACACCTACTCTACCTGTACCAATTGCTTCGGCACGATTCTCTTTGAACAGTTTTACATTAGCATTTACAATATTTGTAAGTCTATCTTTTGTTCTATCAGCCACGCCTATGAAACAACCTACCCATGTAGATGTTCCCGATGTGCTTGCTGTTTGCTTTCTTGTTTGTACGAAGGCTTGTTCCGCCCAATCAATTAGAATATCCACATCTTCTTGTGTGTAGTCCTCAACACCGTATTCTTTCTTTATGTAATCCAAATACATCTGTTTGACTTCTTCGATGTTCTTTCCTGTTCTTTCAGCGTATGCTACCATTCTTTGAGCAACAGGCACAGGGAAACCATCGCTTGATTTCTTCTCCCCAAAACCTGTATTACTTTCTTCGTCTATGTATTCATCTTCTTCTTTCCAACTCATTTCATTTCACCTATTTGTTTCTTTAGTCTTGCCACCAACACATCCACGAAAGCGTTATCACTTCCCGGCCATTCATGTACTTTCTCCATCATGTCGCCCCAAACGGACATGATAGCGAATACAGTATCCGGGTCTTTGTCAAAGTACCCTCTAATGTATTGGTGAAATTTATTCATAAAATATACACGGCTACCTGCGGTTTCCATGTTTTCATTAAGTTTCTCTCTAAGAGAATTATAATCATCATGTAACTTGAAGTCATCCCACCACGCCTCGGTGGTTTTGATAAAAGATAACTCTTGATTTTTTGGTCTACTTTCAAGGAAGTTCACAGCCGCCCTCAAGTCACCATTGAAATGTTCTACTACATCTTCATAGGCTTGTTCCCATTCAACGGGTGCGCCACATGATTCTGTCGCTCTTAGCAAATGTCTAGCACCTTCTTTTGGAGTGACAGGAGTGAACTGATATATCTTACATCTGCTTTGTATGGCAGGTTTGATTTTTTCGGGATAGTTTGCTGTCAAGATAAACAAGACCCTGTGAGCATATTTCTCCATGATACCCCTTAGTGCATCTTGGGATTGGGGAGTAAGCCCATCAGCCTCATCAAGTACTACTACCTTTCGTGCCGCATTGATACCACTAAGCCGACAGAATTGTTTAATCTCCTGTCGGACATGCCCAATACCCCTATCGTCGCTTGCGTTAGTCCATAGAACATTCATATCATTATTCCATTGTCCTAACATTGTGTGTGTTATCGCATTTGCCGCACTAGACTTACCTGTACCCGGAGGACCGAGTATAAGTATGGCTGATGGGTACTCACCCGTTTTTTCCCATTCAAGGAAATCTTCGACAAAGACATTGTTACCTACTATCTCTACCGGTTTAGTAGGTCGTAGTAATTCGTTCCAATTCATCTTCATCAACCTTCATTTCTTAGTTGGTTTATATATCATTTTCAATATCATCCCATTTTTCGACCCAATCATAGAATACATTTGTGGGTGTGGATGGGTTTGCTCTAGGTATGGGATTATCAATTACCCATAACATACGGTTGTAACCCTTCTTATCGTGTAACAATTCAGCGTATGGTTCTATCACACTCAACCACTTGAGTATGTCTGCATTACTTTTGGTACGATATTTAAGTGTTAAATTATTTTCATCGCACCACAGTTTTACAACTGCCTTCATGTTGTTATCTTGAATATCTATCTGTATGTACTTATCAACTCTAAAACCAAACCCAAAGTGTACCTTTGATACTGATACTGAAAAGCGTAACTTAGAAAGTAAAATACCTAATCCTATGTTCTTTAGTGTATCACTCATTGTCTACACCTACCATAGATATGTAAGTAGTGTACTCATCAATCTCATTGATGGATGCGTCATCTAGCGTAGTAATGTAACGCCACCCCCACCCATCTTCTGCTCGCCATGAGTATGCAACTTCGATAACCACAAACGGTATGTCATGGCTAGTGTGTGAATTTTGTACAGGAATACTATTTCTTTTCAACGCACTCTCTAACTCAAACGGTAGGTTTTCTACCGTCATCTTATCTACATCAATAATATCTACCCCATCTTTAACACCTAAAATAAATTCGTACCCTGCGTTTTTAATCTGTCTAACGGACAAGGCTTGAACAATCAAAGCGTTAGTACCTTTAGTGTACAAGTGATAATGATTATCATTAAGGATTAAGAAACCACCCTTTGGGTAATTGTAAAGAATCTTGTTAGCCTCATGCCATGAAATATCCATAGGCTCTTTGTATTTTGAAAACGGTATCTCTTGTTCTGTAGAGTGTAGTCTTGTTGTACCTAACACATCCACCCAACACCAACAAGTATCAACTCCCTGCACTTGTGGTGTGTACTCTCGATTTATCTCACCGTTTCTATTTCTAGCAACACCGTTCTCTAAGAACATCAGCGTACCGCAATCATTGACAAACCAATACTTGTCGGGTATGTCTATACCGTTCCATGCTTGTAACCGTTTGAAATCTGTAGCAGGTCGCTCTACTTCTTGCTTTTCTCTCAATCCGAATATAACATCTAACATCTCAAATGTACTAATTAGGTCATCATTAATTTTAGAATTAATTTTAGCCCACTTTCTCATTCGGTATCTAAGTGAACGCCAACGCTCATTCAAAGTCCACCGCCAAACAAACTCGGCTTCTGTAATATCCATCGAGTGACAGAATGGTATTATCCACTCTTCATCACTTGTCACCGATTGAATTATACTCTTAATTTCTTTTAGTTTTAATTTACTTGTTTTGCTGTCCGACGATTCCATTATCAGCACTTCTGCTAGAGAAGCACCATTGGCTACTGCATCTAACTGTTCTACGAATACACCGCACTCTTTTGCTAAATTTATTTTCAGTCTTGTTTTTGTTATCGGTAGTTTTCTTTCTTCATCCAAGAACTCCCATAGTTCGTATGCCTCTTCCTTAGTGATGTCTTTAACATCTAACTTAGGCATCTTTGAAACTAATACTATCGCTCTACCAAGTAACACTAATCCACCCCGACTCCAACATAAAGAACATCGGGTGTACCTATCAAGGCTTCACTCTCAATCCACCCTTTACCAAGTTCGTCATTACCGTACTTAGCACCACCGTTATCTACAGATATTAAATTAAATTTGAAAGTATTAGGTTTTTGCCTTTCGGACAAAATCAACTTACATCCTGTACGATGGGCTTTGCGATAAAGCACCGCACCTAACTTCTCAAGTAATTTAGCAACTACTCTATCGAAGCCGTAGTATAGCGGCTCTCCCTTTAACGCCCCATCATTGAATATCCATACTCTATTAGGATGATACCAATTAAGGTGATATATCTTTGTCGTCATGCCTCTCTTCTTCTTCTATCTTATCGTCTATGTCTTGTAGCAGTTCGTTAAGAATAGGAAGCATGGCTCTCACTTGTTCGGGTGTAAGTCTTATTCCTTCTTTCGTATGGGTGTACCCATCCTCTTCACGCCTAAGTATTCGCAGGTCTATCCAATAACGACCCGCCCACTTTACCCAAGCAAGTCGAACCTTCCCTTTACCGGAAGCCCACTTTTTTACTTTAGAATCATCTTCCCAATAATTTCTTTCAAAACTACTCATCTTCTTCACTCTTAGTTAAGTTTCTCTTGATAGCATATATGCCCCACATCCACGGCGGCACTTTCTTATCTTCGTAGACACTTCCAAGAACTTCTCCATTCAACACACCTGCGTCTTGCATCTCTTTCATCTGCCCTCTTGTAAGAGCCATGAATTGGTGACTATCATCAACACGCCAACGCATGTAATACTCATCACCTGCTAGCAAGTGGTAATCATCGGGATTCATTTTTATTTCTTCCCCGCATTGAGTACAACTAATATTACAACTCCAAATTTCTATTTCAGTGCTGTCGCCCCCGGTAAGTTCTGCGTCTATTGTTTCTACGAATACATCAGTTCTTTCATCTAACTCACAGTTAGCAAGAGGGTACTCGCAAGAAGGACATAACCATCCTCTCGCTTGCTCTTGCTTCATCTCAAACTCTTGTTGCATTCTTTCCATAGGGTCGAGTGGTGGAGTAATCTTTTGAACTCCATCCCCTTCTTGAACCTCATACCCACAGGCTGACATCAGTTCTCTATATCTTTCATGGTGGACTTCACATTCGGGATGGTTGTACATAAACATAAGTGCAAAAGTTTTCTCACCCATCTTTCTATATTGTACTCCGCTACCCTCCGGTGACCATACACCATCAACGGGTATAGCCGCCAAATGTTCATTTCCCCAAGTTATCATTTCAGTTGTTGGTTGCCAATTCATTGTCCTCACCTTTGACCTCACACAGTCCGAACATGCCACAGCACACCCCTTTGTAAAGATACTGCCCGTTACTTAACAAATACATTTTATTTTTATTGTTATTTTTTCCACATGTCGGACAGTTGATTCCATAATCCCAAATGGATATTTCCATTACTACGGTATGGAACTCACCGTCTAACTTTATCTCATAGTTTCTCATATCGTCATCTACATCTGTGGTTACTATTTCCTCTTCCATCATAATCTACCTCTCGCTATCAAATATCTATCAGCGATTATTCCATCTATCTCTATCTTGCATTCGTGGCACATGTCATCATACTCACCCTCGATGTCTAAGCAACCCGGACACTCATCAGTCACGCCGTCACCTCCACCTTTTGACATCGTTCCCATAGGTAGTCCATAGCCCAATCAATATCTTCTGCTGTGCAAATAATAGGTCTACCGAAAGTATCCATACCATTGTTATATGATTTGAACCAATCTCTTTCGTTTCCCTCAATACATGTGTATTGCATAATGCAAATGTTCAACGCTTGTATCTTTGCTTTTGATTTAGGAAATCGCTTCACGGTATCGCCTCCCAATGGAGTAAAAACAATTCTTCACTCCAATTGTCTATGTCACCATTCTCTTTCTCTAGCATGTAGACTTTGCTACCGCTAACCATCTTATCGCCTTTCAAAGTTACAATTACATTAGTATGTTTATTCTTATATTTCTTCACGCCGTCACCTCCGCACAGTGAGGACAGGGTATTGTTTCATCAAGAGCATGTACACCATTACACAAATTCATTTTACACATTAGCAAAGATAAATGAAATACCTTCATGCCGTCACCTCTTCATATTCTATCGCTTCTTCAATATTTTCTAAATGCTCTTGAATTATATCGTATCTAAGTTGTAAATCATCAAGTGCTTTCTTCATTTCCTTCAATGATAGTTCATAGGCACTTTTCATTCCCTTTAATGCTATTAACTTACTCACGCCGTCACCTCCACGCCATATTCATTTAGGTAATGACACTCACTACAAATACGCCCTGCTTGAACATCATGTAGTGGCTCATCTTTGATACAACAGGTCTTGGAACATACCTCGCAATCTTCGTAGCCGTCTGTCACTTTGTATTCACTCATGCCGTCACCTCCCACCAACTAGGAACATCAGTACGCACATACCGCACCCCACCTTTACTGTATTGCTTAGACTTGTAGTAAGACCTGTAGGCTTGTACTGCAAATTTAGGATAAGCATGGTATACAATCTCACCGTCAATTGGTTCGGGTCTGTATTCATCGGGCATAGCCAATGCAAACTGTGTCAATCCACCTTCGGGAATGATGTAGTCTATACAAGACATAATGTGGATAGGTGCGCTACAAGCATGCACTTTATCAAAACGATTTGAGTATTCAGTTAGTAGTGCTTGAGCATGGCGAGCCAACCACTGAAAGTTAGCACGACTGTCACCCGCCCATACTGTGCAAGGGTGATGTTTGTATCCTCCCTTGTATGGTTTACCTGCTTTGGTAAGTGGCATCTGCTCATCAGTAGCACCATGCCTACGCAAACTAGCGGCCATCATCTGTGCTGACTCTACGCACATCTTAGGTAATCTAACATCATCCATGTACTTAGCCGCAGTAACAGGGTTTTCATCTAATACAAATATGTTCATTACAAAGCCTCCAACTTAGATTCTACATCTATAACTATAGTGTTAATGATACTTTCTAGCGTACTATTCCACCCAAAACCAAGTTGTTCTAAATCGCTCATTTTATCTAAAACATCATAAATAATTTCTTTTGCTTGAGTAGCCAATCCGTGCAACTGTTCAAGTTGTTCGGCTTGGTATGCTTTTTCTTCTAGTCTTTCTATATCTGCTTGTATTTCTGCACTTTTCATTATCTATTCCTCCGCTAACAAAGCCCATTCGATTTTATCTTTCAAATCAAGGCCGAATCTGTGTTCATAGGCGGTAAGGAAATCAACTACGGTTTCAATACAACCTACTTGTTCTACCATACTTTCTATGTCTTGCTTATCCCAATCATAGAGATTGACAGCAACATAACAGGCTAAATTTTTCATTTGTCTATATCCCATATCTATTCCTCCTGTATGTCTACCTCTTCTGCCTCGAACAAGTAGTCCTCGTATGGTGCGCCAAATAATGTATGCACTACCCACAACTTCTCTTCTAGTTCTTCTTCATTTTCTGCCTCTATCTCACCTGTATAGGTGACTCTTACTGTATATGTTTTTTTCATGTTTCTCAATCCTCATTTCTTATTTGGTTTATATATTATTTATTCCGGTCTGTATTTTTTACCGTAGTCATACATCTCTTGCCATACCCCTACCAATGCAAAGTGGTAATGGTAATCATTTACACTCGCTTTGAAGTTGTCATAGTTTATACCCATCAACAGGTCACCGATGACAGTGCCTACAACATAGTTGTCTATGTCTGCCCTGTATGGGTAGTCTGCATCTGCATCTTCATACACTTCTGCATTTGGAAAAATACTTTCAATGTGATTTTTATTTCTCGCTCGCACCAATAATGTATGTTCCTTATCCCTGTGCTTTACGATACTCAACCATCCCTTATTGGTCGCTATCCACATAGTCACCATCTTCCTCTATTAATCCTAACTCCTTACCGTTGTACATGATTACGCTTTCTCCATCTTCGTTGTAATCAAGTAGCGGGTTTTCCCAATAAAATTCATCTATACCGGATTCAATGTGTAAACGCCAAATACTTAACAAGAAACCATGTGGTGTAGACTCTACTGTAGGGTCAATCTCTATTTGCCGCAAAGCATCTTGGATTAGTTTATCCGCATGCCGTTTGTTTTTACATGGGTCTACATTTGCCCCATCTTCACTATATCCATATCGTGCTACATATTCTATTCTTTTACTCATTCTTCATCCTCCGATTGTATTGAATGTAATACCTTAGATGTTGCCTCGGACATTTTCATAACTTGGATAGTTTCACCATCCTTGTAGCCATCTATCTCAACCTCACTCTCATGTTTGCGACCTGTAACAAGATTGAACTGACCAAGCATGAACAGTATCCCGTTAGTCGTGTAACCTTTGTTGATATACTTCACTATCTTGTTACGCATGATTTCTTCCGCTTCCATCTGTGCATCAGTCACAATCTCGTTAAGTTCTTTCAGTGTTAATTTCACGCTAACAACTCCATCGCTTTGTTCCATGCAATAACCTTTCTTCGTGCAAGTGGGCCGAACATGGCTGACTGTGTGCGCTTGATACTTGTCTCACCATTACGCAGTTGAGTGAGGCTGTGGTCAATCGCTTCTGTGATTGCATTGTAAGCCGCCCATACTGTGCCACTCATGTTACCGATGTTGTTAGTAGGTGACAGTAGTAGTTTGTTGGTGGAAGCAATAATGTTCTTACCTCTTGTCGCAAGTTCACCATCTTCATCACGCTTCAAGTCCATGACATCAATGAAGTATTCTTGCGTAGTTTCAAGATTAATTTTCGTATTCAACATACGCTCTACATCATTAGCCCATTGTGTGAAGTCCTCTTCTACAGCCTGTAGTGCTTTCTTTGCTTCTTCCATTCTCTCGTGCATCTTACCGGAGTGACGGATTGCATACCCTTGACCTTTACCTCGACCTAACGCCATTGACAAAGTATTGAAACATACCACACGGATAGGTGTCGGTAGTATTCTTACCGAGCCTGTGCCATCGTGTGTGTTGCTTATCAACAGATACTTGTGGACTGTATCTACATTATCGAACACGATACTTGTAGGTAGCCTCGCTAGTATCCAAACTGTCTGTCCTTCGCCTAGCGCACCACATACCTCAACCTTCGGCTTGTGGTCACCTGTCAATTCGTCAAGGAATGAAAACGCTTCTACATTCTGTAGTGCTTTCCATACCTTGCCAACTGTTTGTCCGTTCTTTGTCAATGGAATCTTCTTGCCGCTTTCAGTACGGAACACACCGTATGTACCGGGCAGTACATCCATCTCATCATTGTCCTCATAGTACAATGGCTCTTTGGTAACCACCCAATTCAAGTTGGCCTTGATTAACGCATCATGCGTGGTCATCAATCCATCTGCTTGTGTTCCTAACTTGTGCCACGGAGTTGCCCCCGCCCATGCTGTCATCCATTCTCCTGTTTGTGTTTGTGCTATATTGTGCATTTTTTATCTCTCCTTTTCATCTCTCTTTTCTTTCTTGGTTTATATATCATTTCTTTCAGTCTTGTTTTTATTTTTGTTTTCGTGAATCATATTGTGTATTAATTCCCTCGCAATATTGTCGTACAACTCTTTGTTCTTCGGTAGTATGTCTTTCCACGGTATAGCCATAGATGGTCTTAGTTCAGCCATCTTCGCTCTTACTTCTTTGTCGTTAAGGTTGGCAAGTAAGCGTAGTACAACATACGCTACTCCGCCTGTCCTATCCCTACCGTGTACACAGTGCAAGAGTACATCCTTACCTGTGTCGAGTAAGTCAATCACCAAGTCTACGGCATGCGCCCATATCTCCGGTGTACTATTTTTAGCCCTAAAGTAATAGTGGTGTCGCTCATGCTTGTCCGAGTCTATGTATCTAGGTGGGTAGCGACACAGTGTAACTATCGTGTGGTTCGGTTGTAGTGTATCACGGAAGTCATTAAGGCCACACATAGTAAGTGAGCCATTACTTACTTTGATTGATTGGTTCATTTGTCTCTCTCCTTAATTATTTGTTCACAAATCCAAATCCACATCAATTCATTTAATGTCATTCTCATTCTTCCTCGCCTCCATACATCATTTCGTAGCATTCCTTTGAACAGATGTGAATATCGTCATCATCTATCTCTTCTCTAAAGTGACCCTCACCTTGCATTTCTGTTCCGCACCAATCGCATTCATACACTTCATAGTGACCTTTTTCGGCTAAATCGTGGTATTCATCTATATCCCAAGAATAGTCAGTGGTTCTATGTTCTTCGCAGATTTTACAGTAAGCCTCAACAAACACATGGACTATACCATCACTGTCACTTGGTCTGTATGGCACGCTAAATGTCCACTCATGATTACATTCTTTCTTCATTCAATCACCTTCCCATTTGTAATACTTCTGTGTAAGTCCTCAATGTAATCACTCATGTAATACCCATCAGCCGCCTCCATATTGTTAGCAATATCAGTAATCGCTTCACGCAACCGTTTGATTTCAGCAAGAAGTTTTGGTGCGTCTTGTATCAGTAAAGCATCTGCTTCAATTTTCTTCCTTGTTCTTTGTCCTACTTCTTCGGTAAACAATTTACATATTCCACCTACTGCTACCGAGCCATCCTCAAAGAAATGAGCCTTCCAATGTGTGCTATGTCCTTCGTAGTCATCTATGACGATACCACGAGGGCGAAAGAGAGAAAAGAGGGGAATCCAACTCATTCTTCCTCGCCTCCTTCACATTCTTTACACAAGCCTTGCTTGTTCATATCTACTAACGGATAGGCGTGGGAACACCCTAAGCAATAACCCATGAGTATTCCTTTCTTTACTCCCTCAATGTAATCATCGCTGTGTATCATTCTTCCTCGCCTCCTTCACGATACTCCGCCCATTCATCGAACAGCGTTTCATTATCTATTTTGAATACCCTCTTTGTTGAAAGCCCACACACTTTACACAAGTATCTCAATTCCATTTCATTGTCTGCAACGGTAGGTGTAGCCAACGCTTGATGGTGAACCAATGTCCACTCATGCTCTACACATGGTTTATCTGCGTAGCCGGACTCTTCCCAAAAGTTTAGTTTGTCCAACCTGTTCTGCAAGTCTATCATATCTTGTTTTATTTTATCTCTTAATTTATTTTTCATCTTTCTTCACCGCCTCAAATAAGTCTTTATACAATTTAGCATACTCTTTCTTTTCATCATCGTCAAGCATATCGAGAACATAATCCCAATCTGTATGTTCAAGGAAAATTCTCTTTGCTTTTTCTTCTAACTCCAATATCCTTTGCTTCTTTATTTTCAACTTGATTTCTTTCTGCTTGTTTATCCATTCGTTGTTCATATTACTACACCATGTCATTCTTTCTTCACCGCCTCTCTTAACGCCCATCTGCTTTGCTTGTGCTTATTGTCGTACCTAACTTTACGATAATAACGACCAAGCACTGTGCTTAACTCATTCCTCGTTACACCTACTCGTAGGGGTTTGAAGTCTATCTCCGGTATCTTGACATTACCGTGTACTATATCGTAGATTTGTCCTGTGTATAAATTAGGTTTTACTTTTAGTAACTTAGTAATCCTGTTGCGTATAACTGTCTTGCTCATCTTAATCACCCATCAGTGTTTTTATGTCCTCTAAAGGTAAATGGTAATAAAAATCTTCACAAGCATATCTTGTACCGTCTGTATAGTTCAACTTCATTTGTTCTAATGAACAATAAGGGCATAACGGCATTGATAATCTACAATTTTTATTCATCCAGTCACTTCCTTTGTACGGTTTAGTTTATCCTCCCTATAACCAAACGGCATTGTTGTAAATTTATCTTTGTGCATTTCAAACCACATGTCACCTTTAGTTTGTAAGTTCACTAAACATTGTTGTGGAGTAGACATTGATTCAACTTCAACATTAGGGTGTAGATTTAATTCAGTGGTCACATTGTTAGTCTTGTACCTAATGGTAGGAGTAACAAACTGTAATTCTCCATTCTTGATTTTTCTATCTACACATACTTGAAGATTGTTTGGTCGCATGGCATTATTTACTGCGGAACAATAATCAATAGCATCCTGTTCATTTAAGAATCTAACATTGTACCCAATAATGTCATAGGTATGTAACTTTTCTATCGGTTTCCAAACATAAGACACGATTTCCATACCGAATGATTTTTGCACATGACCCTTTGAATACACCCAACCGTTTACTTCATCACCTAACTTACGCTTCTTAGAATTAGATGCCATGATTTTTGTTCTTTTATCTTGAACTTTTCGCCACACACTGTCATACCACTTGAACTTACGACCTCTACCTTCTGTTGTTTGACACACTACACCACGCTTCTTCATACGATTGACAGCCTTGTTGATTTGTTTAATTACCGTCTTGTCGTCAGCGTGTTTAGTGTAAGTGCGAGTAAACATTTTGTTGTATTCAATTGAGCCATCTAACACTAGCCTTTTTTGTAAGTAATCACTTGTCCACCCTACAGGTATGTTGGATGGTGATAAGATTTGTAAATCCGGCATCATGACCCAAGCATTTCTTTTGGCTTCCCCGCCATGAATCGTACACATACTTTCCTTGTCTCTTGTACACAAACCATACCATGAAATTTCTCCATATTTTGATTTAATCTTTGAAGTTCCTTTAGATGTAGTAAAGTAATAACTCGGCCAATTATATTCAACTGAATTACGACAGAAAGTTTCAAACTCTTTCTTTCTACTTTTTTGTGATTCACTTGAGATACTACTGTATCCCCCTTCAACTTCCCATCCGCATATTACATCTAAGTAATCACGATAGTCAATTTCATGTCTGTCTAATACACCTATTATGGAATTAATATACCCTACTCTTCTTTGTCTACCGTATTCATTGGACTCACGCTTTATGTGAACACCATCACACACAACTTTCTTTCTGTCTAATACACCTCTTACAATTCTCCCCGACTCAAACAATGAGGCGAGTCTTGTATGGTCATTGACTAAATCTTTAGCCGTGACCTCTACATTCTCGCCCATACTAACGATACTGTACAGTACCGCTATGTCCATTGGGTTAGCCTTGCCTACCGTATGTTTCACATACCCTAACGCTTGACTTGTCAGTACTTCTTCGTCAGTGTATGAAAGGGTATCACCCATCAGTCCTAATTCGTGCCATGTGTTCGCATCTCTATGTTTACTATATTGCATATTTCTCATCTCTCATTTCTTATTTGGTTTATATATCATTTCTTTCAGTGTCAATTTTATTCTAATGGATGGTCTATGTACTTGTCACCTAGTGTCCATCTAAGGGCTTTGACTACGCCCTCAAGTGCCTTGTAATTTCTCATGTGATAGATACGCTCTTTCTTCTTACCTATCTGCATCCTTGTGAAGTGCATGTTCTGTTTGCGCTCGGCTCTATCGAGCATAGCAAGGATAACTTTCTCATCCCTAACGCCCATGAATGATTCGCTGTCTTGGTGGTCGCTCATTGTCATTCTTTCATCACCTCACAGAAGTTATTGAACCAATCATTTCTATCTTCGTGATTACAATTTTCCCACACATCAACTACTTGCTCTATCAAGTCACGCAACCGCTTGACTTCTTCAAGGAGTAATGGTGCGTCTGCTATCAAGTTTGCATCAGCATCGGAAAACTCAATGACCTTGTCCTCAAGGTCAAAATCAACTACGCTGAATGCTTGAACATAAGCGATGTATCTGTCATTAGGGCATTTACCATTTGACACGAAGTTGTTGGTTATTCTCCAACCAACTTCATTATCACCTTTAGTATGTCCTTCATATTTGTCTGTGTCAATCATTCAATCATCTCCTTCTTGTATGTCATACCATCAATCGTGACTAAGCCATCTTCTTCTTTCCATTCTTCTATGAGAAGTAGTAACTTCCTACAAGTATAGTCGGCATTCTCCATGAGCCAATCCCATACTCTTTCATATTCCCAATCAGCCATTCGCAAGATATGATTCTCTTCACGCAACCGCTTGACTTCTGCGAGCAGGTTCTCTACTGCATCCTCTAATTCATCGGATGGCGTTTCCCATGTCATTTCTTCGTATTTGTCTGTGTCAATCATTCAATCACTCCCATTTCTCTCATTATCCGACAGAACTCCAATGAATCCATGTCTAAATCTAAGTAAGCCTTGATGGTTTCACGCAACCGCTTGACTTCTGTAATCAAGTTCGTCAGTGTATCTCCAAGTGTTTCACCCTCAAACTCTACAAGTTCGGGATGGTCTGTTTCTTCGTATTTGTCTGTGTCAATCATTCTTCCTCGCCCTCCAAAATATCTAAACATGAATATTCTACATCATTAAAACCACAACGGTTTATAGCATCCTCCAGTTTCTTATTTTCTTCACGCAACCGCTTGACTTCTGCATCTAATTCTTCGCACTTCTCTATCCACTTTAGTCCATCTTCATGCTTACCATCAAGTTCAAAGCGTAGTGACTCATTTACTCTAACAATATTACAGTAAGAGTGCATAACTTCTTCCCATTGGTGAGCCTTTAGGTTATGCCAATCGTCAATCGTTAGTTCTGCGTATTTGTCTGTGTCAATCATTCAATCATCTCCAACATATCTTTCATGAAACCATCTATCCAATCCGCTACTTCTTCATCAGCGAGGTGAGAAGAATATGCTTCAATGAGTTTTGCCATGTTGTCAGCAACTTTACCAATTCCTTCACGCAACCGCTTGACTTCTGCTAGAAGTTTTGGTGCGTCTGCCATCAGCATTTTGTTCGCCATCATTGTCGTGAACTCTTCATCGGAGAAATCTTCACCCTCCGGTAATGGTGTCATGGTAGCAATCGGCACTTCTTCGTAGCCTTTCTTGCCATAAGTGGAAGGGTCAGTAAAACTCTCTCCATTGTAAAGGCACTTCCATATTTCTCGCCCTTCCTCACTGTTGTAATTCCACGGTGCGGGTGTATGTCCTTCGTATTTGTCTGTGTCAATCATTCTTCTTCATCCTCCAAATCATCACCATAGACATTACAACCCCACCCTTCTCTACAATAATCTTCGTGGTCTGCACCTGCATAACCTAAGTGTTCAAGTGCCATGTCCAAAGCACCGGAGTATTTGTCTATCTTTTGTTCAGCCTTGCTAAGTTCTTCACGCAACCGCTTGACTTCTGCTCGTAGTGTCGGTGCGTATTCAATCAAATATCTGTCATCATCGCTAAGTTCAATCAACGACTTACTCAACTTACGCCACTCATCGGGTGAGTGCGCCCTTGTATAATGTAATATCATATCAATTTCTGTCGGTTCGTTTGTGTCACTCATTCTCCATCACCTTCTTCGATTTGCTTCGCCATGCCTCTAATCCATCATTCGATATAGGAAATACATTCATGTATTGCTCAACCCTCTCTATTGCTCGCTCAAGTGAAGAGTAACTATAGTTACCCATTAAGTCCACTACTTCTCTTAGGTCAGTGTCACCTAACCCATGTCTGTCCAACCATCGAAGGACATATACTGCTAATTGTTTTGTATCAGTTATCATCAACCAATATTTCTTAGTTGGTTTATATATTATTTCTTTCAGTGTTAATTTTAAGCAACTCTTCTCGCTATGTCGCCCACTCTTTGCTGTAATATACTCGCTGTGTTAGGGTTTTGAACTGCTTGGTCAATGGCACTACGCATAGCATCCTCGCCCCCGTATGTATCGTATGACCTACCTATGTCTTGTTCAGTTATGTGACCTAACTCATTAGGATTTTTCAGTCTTAAAGTATCGAGTTCACCTACGGTAGAACCAAACGCTGAACCTTTAGGTGCGCCCTGCGCTCTAAAAGCACCTGCCCCTCCAACATCAACATAGGATATACTACCATCGGGTAACACTATGGCATTGTCATTATCCAAACCTAGCATATCCCAATTAGCAATCATCGCATGCGGAACAATATCTCTCGCAGTATGCGCTCTATCTCTTATTGGTTGAATGTGGCGACCCTGCTGATACTCGGTTATCATGTGGTCATCATCAAAGTGCGCTTGCGGAACGCCTACGCCTAATAGATTCAGTAAGCGATTCATCTCATACTCATTGCGAATATGAGCAGGACTACTACCACGCTTAGATACGAAACGGCCTTGCGGTACATCGAATAGCCTTGCGCCTGTGCTACCGCCTAAGAACTGACCTCGTTCTCCCGCCTGTTGCCTCGCCCGAATCTCTTGCATGGCGAGTTCCATAGGCGACATGGATTCACCTATGAGTGTCACCTAAATAACGACTATCATCATTTAGGGATGTACATATCATACTCATGTGAGAACTGCTTTAGGAAATCTTCGGGCGAGTCATACTCCATTGACTTGACTATCTCATTCAAGAACTCATTAGCCATATCAGTCATCGCCTTACTCTCATCTGTGCGTGAGAGAATGAATGAACCATCGGGGAACAACCCACGCTCTACACCATCAAGCCATGCCCCGTACACGATGTCGGGAACATTACCATCATCATCAAAGAAACTGATTTGATGTACTCTCCAATAAGAACCCATGTGGTCAAAGACAGGTTGTATCTTTAGACATGCTATCCATGACATAGGTACATCATACTCACTCGCAAGGTAGCGATAAGTGTTCACCCAAAAGAATGAGTCTATCTTTTCTGCTTCCATCATCTCTTGAACATATCCCATCCAACCTGTGTGTAGGTGGTTCTGTAACTGTGCCGCATTCTTCAATGCCTTCAACGCATCCTCTTTCGCTTTGATGTAATCATGTATCTCTTGCGGCCACATGATTTTTCCTTGACCTTTCAAATCATGTTGTAAGATAGAAAGCGAACCTATGATGTCATCAGCCTTGTATGTATCATTCATTGTACCACCTCATAAGATTTAAACTCCCAAGACTCTCTCCACTCATGTCCTTCATGACATACATATACTACAGTTAAATGTGTATCTTCAAATATATCTTTCCTATCCATATCATCACTACCACATACAGGGCATACTAAAGGTGCGGTTTTCTCACTCATGCTTAAGCCTCCATTGTCGCCTCTCCATAAGTCTCTTCATGTGGTTCATTCTTTCTGTAACAATCTTCTCATCACCATTAGCCCACAGTATTGCCTTCTCAAGAAGAGGCTCTACATCTGTGAATGAATTGTTGAAGAACTTGATGTACTCTAAGTATTCTGCGAGTGTTTCAAAGTCATAGTGTTCTTGTTCGTAGATGTCGTTATCGTCGTATCTGTCATCATCTATACAGAAGTACTTGTGGTTCTCATGGTCTTTATGGTAATCAGTTGCGCCTTTTGGTATCTCGTAACTGATGTAGTTGTCTTTGGTATTCACGCTCATGTTAGTCACCTCTTGTAAATGGATTCTTGCGTGTGTCCTTCGTTGTGTCTTTGGGTACTTTCATTACCAAAACTAAGTCATCCATGTCTACTGCTTCGGCAATAAAGGTGTGGTCGAAGTCCGGTTTAGTTGTGTATAGGTCACCATCAACATAAAAATATATGTTGGCTAATTGTATGTCACTCATTCTTCTGCCTCCTTGTATTCATCATCAACTATTTTCAGTAAGTCATTCTGTAGTGCGAAGTCTATCAGTTCCGAACACTTGACTGAACTTGCATTCAAGTGTAACACAAAGATGTCATCGTTATCTCTTATCTCAAAGGCTACGCAGTTTGTGTACTTGGTAAGAGTCACACCACGAATGTAGTACTTCTCATTAGAAGCAAATGAGTTGTGTGTTGCACTACGGAAGGATAACCATTCAGTCATCTTCGTAGGCACGCTGAACTTTTCAGCATAACCATATTCACGATTCGCTGTCACCTCACCTTTACCCTGTACATGTAGTACTCCGTCACCGGCACTCACTCTTACTTGCAATACATTATCATTATCTTTTTTACTCATAATTCTCATCTCTCATTTCTTATTTGGTTTATATATCATTCTTCTTCTTCATCGTTTTCTAACTTGGCTCTAGTGGGTATCACGAACTTAGGTGCATTCATGTTAGGTGGATTGAAAACTTCCCAACCCCTGTTGGTCTGCCGTATCAAGTCGCCTATCACTACCTCTATCCTACAGTTGTGTTCTTCTCTTACTTGGTAGATGTTCCCACCAATGTATTCTATGTCTATCCATTTGTTCTGTCCTAATACTAACCTCATGCTTTCACTTCCTTTTTCTTTTGGATGAAACTTTTGGGTAGGTCTCCATCCTCAACCATTTGTTGTAAGAGCATAGTGGCTATACCCTTACGGTCATCCAAGTCACCACCATCAAGGATGGACTTGATAACCTCACGCTTTGCTTCGACCACTGCGTTAAACTTCTCATCTATTGTTCCGGCTACAGTAAGGAACACTGCGTGTACACTGTTACTATCTTGACCGATACGATTGACTCTATCTTCTGCTTGTTCCTCCCATGCCGGAGTCCACTCTCTCTCAACAAAGAGAACAGTGTCAGCCGCAGTAAGTGTGATACCTTCCTTAGCCGCAACAGTAGAACATAGAAGGACATCTAACTTACCTGCTTGGAACGCTTCGACTCTTATCTGTCTATCACTTGCTGATACTTGTCCGTTGATAACACCGCATCGCCACTGCTCTTTGCTGTTACCAAGTGCATCCCATATTCCTTTGAGTACATCTTGGTGGTGAGCAAAGACCACCACAGGCTTGCCTGTTATCTCTCGGTATTCAGTCAGCCATTCGACAGCCGACTCGACTTTGATTTTACCACACTCATGCCGCAAGTCTGTTAGCATGTTCAAGACGAAACCCTTTGGTGTACTACCACTCATCAAGTGATACTCATACTCTTGTATCCATGACTGATGTAGAGCGTTGTAGTTAGTAAGTTGTTTCTTACTTGGCTTGACTGTGTGCATGGTGCGTATCTTGTCGGGTAGTTCATCGAGTACTTCCTTCTTGAGTCTACGGATACAGAAGTCTCTTGTGCGCTCATGTAACTCATCAGTGTTACTCGCACCGGAGTAGTCCCATCCCCAACCGTTGTCGAAAGCATCGCAGTATCTTTGTCCGTAGTTATAGAAACTATTGAACTCCGCAGGTCTAAGCAGGTTGAGTGTAGTAAAGAACTCCGATGGTCTGTTAGTGATAGCAGTACCACTCAAGCACAGGATTGATTCAGCATTAGAAGCAACCTCAAGCGTGGCTTGGGTACGCTTTGCTTTACTGTTCTTGACATAGTGTGACTCATCACAGATAACTATGTTGAACTCTTTGTCAAGTAACCCATCCATTCGCTTTGCCATTATCTCATAGTTACAGATGACCACATCAGTATCCGGTATCACACCCTTACCACCTTCAAGTACACTCACTGTTAGATTAGGTAGCCACGCCATGAACTCCTTGCGCCAGTTATACTTTACATTAGAAGGACATACTACAAGAGCAGGTAACTTGTCTTGGTTAAGAGCAGTGTAAGCGATGGCTTGGATAGTCTTACCCACACCCATGTCATCACCTATCAAGGCACGACCTCCTGCTAACTGTGCAAACCTCACACCGACATATTGGAACGGGAACAACTCACGCCCTTCGGGGAAGTGGTTGGCTAACTCTTCACGCATCTGTGTTACCATCTCTTCATCATCAAGTGCTGATGCACCACTGATGGAGATACGCTTGGCTCTCTCTTCCATCGCTGTGTGTATCTGTGGTATAGTCTCAAGAGCATCAACAAGTAACTTCGCTTCACTTAGGTTTTGTTTCTTTAGTCTGTCTATCAAAGCAGGTGCTTGATAGATACTGACTGACCATGACTTGTTATCGGGATTATACTTACGACCTTCTGTTGCTTTGACTTGTGCCATCACTCTCATACGCACATCCGGGTCAGCGATGTAAGGCCACTTCATTTCGATGGTAGTACCTTTGAGTGTGGCTGTGTAGTTAGTAACTTTCTTCACCACTTGTTTAGGTGTGAAAGTATGTTCACCTCTTAGTTGTGCAAGTGACTCATCAAAGAAACCTCCGGCTTCCTCAAGCACACGCACAGCAGTATCAAGAGTATCCTTGTCATCATTGAGTGTCCACTTCTTTCTTGAACCATCGAACTTAACTCTTGGAAACTGTAAGGCTTGCTTGAGTGCTTGGTTGAACTCATTGTTGTACGCATAGGTAAGAGCGATACGCTTGGTCTTGAACTCCTTGCCCCACTTGTTTTTCCACACATCATCTACAAGTTTAACACTGATAGTAAGTGAGAAAGGTGGAGTCCAACTGTTTACATAGTCCTCGATGAAAGCCTCCGCCTCATCTTTCTCAAGTCCGTGTGAGTACATGACAGCATTGACAACGAACTCATCAAAGACATTCTCCCTACCTCTAAGTTTAGTGTTAAGTAAACTCATGGTGCTTGCCTCTTTCTTTCTTTGTATAGACTGTAACTCTTGGAGTATCTCATACTTACGCTTGGCTTCTTCACCAACCATCTTCATCTCAAGTAAGAAAGAACTTACATCCGTATGACCATCGAGTAGTCCTGTGTCTGCAAGTATGCTTGGTAACTGTGTGTTCCTATATTTGTAGAGGCGTTCAGCCGCCTCAAGTAACTCATGCTTCTCCATCGTATCCTTGTGTGCTATCCTGTCGAAGAAAGGGAAGTCTGCTTTGTTAGCACCTATCCCATCATCCATTACAGGCGCACCATAACCAACGAAGGTTCGTATCATTCTGTGTACTATATCTGTGTTCACTCTTTCACCCCCACTGTCTTGTCACAGTTTCTACACTCAAGGTCACCGAACTGTGGGTTGATGCGAGTGATGTCTGTAACTTTGAAGAACTGTTTGCATGCACCACATTCAAACTTACCACCGTGTGACTCAACACCTGTCAAGTCAGCGAAGCATTGTATACACTCCGGCTCACCATCAGCGAACTCAACAAGAGGTAGGTATTCATGACACGCAGGACAGTGCTTTGTACCATCCACTACATCTTCATGGAAGGCATCTATCAAGTCATCGTAGTCCATGTCTAGGTCAGTAGTAGTAACTCCTTTTCCCTTATCAGCAACCTTGTAGTTTGGTGGGTCGTACAAAGTAGACCAACCACTGTAACTACCACCCCATGATGGTTCGTGAACTTTGTTTTCACCAAGTGGTATCTCACACACATCAGCGATGTATTGCTGTTGGCTCTTGGCTTCTACCGCATGAGTACAGTGTTGCTCACGCACCCACTCTACTAACTCACCTGCATCTTTCCATGTGTGTTGCTCGGTTGGTATTAGGTAGTGAGCAAGTATGGCTAACTGAACTCCGGTACGACCATGCCCGCCCGCACACTGTGTGGATATAACTTTGATGTCGAACTCCTTGATGTCATCAAGTAGTGCATACCAAAAGTACTTGCTGACTTTAGGTATGGAGAAGTCCGGCCAGTCTAAAGATACAAAGTGTGGCGGAGTACTGTTAGTAAGATGTTGCTCACATGACCAACCCTCCGGTACTTCAGTCTTGGAACTAAGTAAGTTCATACCTAGAGTCTCGCTTGGTGCTATCGCTAACTGTGGTAGTGGACTCATCAAGTGCCAACCACCGTTGCGGTTACGCCCGCCCGCCCATACTTCAACACCATCATCGGTCTTGAAGATAAGGTTGTGTCCTGTGTGGCAAGTCTGCTTGCTTACCCATGTGCCTGTATTTTTCTTTGCTTGTTTCATTTTCTTCATCTCCTTTTTCTTTGCTTGCTTTCGTTGTCTTGCTTTTCTCTTTCCCATTACTCATCATCTCCTTCTGCGAACTCCCATACTCCCATCTCAACATCTTCTTCATTAGTTAAGTGTGAAGGTAGGTCAAGTTTCTCGGTAACTGTTAGGACACCCTCCATCACACAAGTAAGTACATACTGCATGCTCACATTTTCAACCATCTGTTTATCCCATGCCGAGTGCATACCTAGTGGATTTAGTGGATACTTACCCAACGCTACATGGTAAAACATAAGAGGCTCAAAGATACTGTCATATAACTCCACACCATAACAGTTGCACAGTTCATACACCTCTTTCTCTAGTGCTTTCAAGTCTGTCTCACCTACCCATTGGTTCATCTTTAGGAACTCACCTGTGTTTTCTGTTGGCATCTGTGCTAACCATGCGGAGTAGTACTTGTTCAGTTTGTCAGTAACCCACTGCGGCATGTCAAAGTGTTTCTTCAAGAAGGCTGATGCTAGTAGGTAAGTGGTTTGGTTGTAGGTACTTTCCTTAGCCATGTTCTTGAAGGTAAAGATGAGTGAGTCTATCAAGGGAACACTAGGTGGGGAAGGAGGGGTATCACTAGGTAAGGACATATCAAGTTCCTTGTCCGGCACAGGTGGTGCTAAGTCAGTCTGCTTTTGCTGACCTAACATATCATGTGCATGAGTCTTGCATGTAGGACACTTGGTGTGACCACAAGGGATGAAGTAAGATGCGGAAGTATCACTGCCGTACTTACCGTGATGCCACTTGTTGAAGTCCTCCGGTAGTTGGTGGTACACTACCGGGAGGTCATCGTCAAGGAACATAGGATGCTTTGCCATGTACTCAAAGGAGTGACCAAGCCTGTTGTTGGCGTAGTTAGTAACTGCTGTGTAGTCATGAAGGTTGTTGAAGGTCATACCACGCTTGTCCCACGCATCCTTAGCGGCATAGAAGATGTTGAAGATGTTGTTCTTACGCTCACGCATAGTGTTTGCTGTGATAACACCGATGTCAGTACCCATGTCGAAGGCTATCTTCTGTATGAACTTGTCAAGGAAGAAGCCGTTGTTGTGTACGATGTTCTCACAGTCATTGGTAACACCACATAGGTAACTCATGTTCTCTTTGTTAGGAGTCTCTTGCATCTGCTTGATGGCCTTAGCAACAAGGAGTGCTTTGTTGGTAGCGTCGGCATACTTAGTGCCACCGTAGCCACCACTCCAACCTGTGTCGTAGACTTTCTTCAACCATGTTAGCCCACCGATGTAAGAGTCAAGAGTGATAGGTACTTGCTCGACAGTAGAGTAGAAGGCTTGCCTGTCTGTGGTTAGGTGGTTAGTGATGTTAAGAAGTTCAGCCTCACGGTCATGCCACTTGCCGTAGTACAAAGCGTGTAGTGTAGTCCAGTGCAAAGGAGTCTTGTTCTTCTTCTGTCCGTAGTGTCTTGCTTCACCAAGTGATACGGAGTAAGGTGCGGCTACCATGTAACCGGCAAAGACACCTGCAAGGTAAGCAGTTTGTTCCGGCTCATGAAGCATCTGTCCATCCATGTACTGATGGAACAAGTTAGACAACCAACCGTACTGACGGGAGTGGTTGTATAAACCAACATCAACACCCTCCATGAAAGCATCTGCATACTCCATGATGTCATAAGGCACAGGCTCTATGGAAGGGTCGTCACATACCCAACCGCTAACGACTTGAACATAAGTGTCACCAACATTGACAGCACCCTTGATGTAAGGAACATTATACTTAACACACTGACCACAGTGATGAGTACCGTCAGTACCAAGAGGGTGAGATACTACAAGACCATCCTTGCCCGCATGCTCACGCAACTGTTCTTCAAGCCACGCTAACTCCGAGTCATCAGCACACTTGACATGGATGATTTGCTTGACCTCGACCATACCATCGTCGCAACCAAAGAGGTTACCACTGTACAGGTTACCATCAAAGTCACTTGGCATAGAAGGGGCAGGTGCTATTGGTGGTGCGCCATGAGAACCACGCAACTGAACTAAGTAAGTGTCACGAACCATGTAACCATTAGAGTTACGGGCATCCCTCGCTTGAGTGCTAACGAACTCTAACTCTATCTTGCTTGGGTCTATGTCTATCTTATCTAAGTCATGGGTGAGGTAGTTGTCATGTCCAACCTTGAGGATGACTTTGAAACAGTCCTCACCTGCTGTGACACCTGCATTACCTTCACCGAAAACTATGTGAGAGTTGGGGTACATAACTGCTGATGCTACTGCATCAACGAAGGGTTGTACTATGAGCATACCTTGAGGGTCTATGTAACCATGCTTGTATGCGGGAGTTTCACTTGGGTCTTTGGACAACATAGTTCTAACTATGCGCTCTACTATCTCTCTTGCATCATCAAGAGTAGCGGCAGGAGAGGACTCAAGTACGCCCGGTCTAGGGTTGAGAGGGCATGCTCGTATGAACATCGGTCTATCTTCGGAGTAACTACGGCTACTCCATATCTTATCTATCGTTTCCAACGCTTCACTCACGAAGCGTTCCGTAGTCTCTTCGTCAAGGATGTCTCCCCACTGTAGACTCCACTTGATGTCATCAGTATCAAGCGTGGCGAGGTCTTGGTACAACCTACCATTGGTTTTTGCGGTCACATATTTTGCTAAGGCTTCTGCTTTTTGGCTCATCATATTTCTCATCTCCTATTTCTTTCTTGGTTTATATATCATTTTCATTCAGTCTATCTTTCTTGTTTGGTATCTCGTGCATAGGTGGGGGTGTCCATTCACCCACGCCCATGATTAGTTCTTGGAACTCGTATGCTTTCACAAACGATATGGTGAAAACTATTTCGCTACTCATAGTATCACCACCATAGCATTGTCAAGTCTGTATTCCTTGCCACCATTATCAAGTGGCTCAAGCATAAAGTAAGTAACTCTTGTACCGTACATCTGTTTGGTCACACTCATAGCCTTGAAGTTCTTGGGTGTATCATAAGCAGGTTTAGTGATGTGCTTTGTCTGTATCCAAACAGATTCAGCATTCATGTAACTGCGTTTCAAGTTCACTTCAGTCTTGTTGTCTTTAGCATACACACGGATGCTTTGGGGAGTAAAACGATTTATGTTTCTGTGAGTAGACAGCGTAGGCCAACCACCATTACAAAGAAGTATCCTTCCGTCTAAGTACCAAGTGATGATGTCAGTATCATGGTAGCGTAGTGCATACTTGCCACCATCAAGCATGAACAGTCTAGTGTTAGAAGTCACAGGCTTGCCTTTGCTTGGGTCTCTTGCTCTACCAAAGAGATAAGCCACATCTTTGTACTTCATTGTTCATCACACTCACTGCACAGTTCTGTGTACACATACTGTGTTCCTTTCCATTCATACTTGCATTTAAAACAGCGAGTGGGTAAGTTACTTTCGTAGTATGTAAGACCGCTTGCCATATCATATATTACTTGACCAATTTTGGGTTTCATCAATTCACATTTCTTAATTGGTTTATATATCATTTGATTTCAGTCCACCGTTTTTCAATATCAGTCTTGTTAGTGTGGGTGCATATACTTTGAGGCTAAAAGTATCTTCGCCACTATGTTCAATGTTCAAAATGTTCATCGCCATGTTCACTAAAATGAATAGTCATGTATTCACTAACACCTATGATAATAATATATTATTTATCTTAGAGAGAGTGTGAGTATGAGTATGTTCATTTCTTTGAACAACACTATGAGCAAAGTGAACATTGACTATATCTTTCCTGTAGGTTACAAGATGTAACTCGTACTCCCGTATAAGTATTTGAAAAGAGGGTACTGCGAGCAAGGGTCAGCCTCGCCCCTAAGAATAGTCACCCGCCCGTTAATATACCGGGACTTAAATCTCGCTCTCGCTCGCACTAATGGAATTATTTTTCCAACCCATACGGGTGTGTCGCAGTAACTCGCAAGGTGAACGGGTCAGCGAACCGCATGCGAGGCGACAACACCCCGACATCGCATGCGCTATGGCGAATTTGAAAATAAAAAAAAGCCCCCACGCCCCCCGAAAGGGGCGCAGGGGCAGTTATAACCCGCAGGTTATATCAGTTCATAAGTTTGCTAGGGTAGTCACCTACTCAAGACAGGGACACATGACCGTTGGTCATTAGCCAAGTGATGCTGTTCATGGTTGCACCTGTGCCTGTGTAGACATCTTTTGGTGCGCCTTTGTCTTTGGCGATGTTTCTCACGGTTATGCTAGGCATGCTTGAGATGTTAGCGACGGTTAGTTTGACCTCTTCTTGCACAGGCTCGCTGACTGTTGGTTGTGGTGTTTCTGTTGCTTGCACTTGTGTAGGAGTGTTGGTTATGACCGCCATCTTCTTCATCTCTTTGCGCTCGGCAGATGTCTTGCCTTCATGCCACTGTGTGATGACCTTGCCTGTCTTTGGGTCTTTGATGTTGAACTCACATCTGCACCACTGCTTTCGTGCTTGACCTTCATACTCAAACGGCTTTTGTGTAGGGTCGTTAGCGGCGTAGAAAGCCTCACCCTTTTGCACAGCAGACATAACAGCGATGTCTTTTCTGTCCTCAAGCACCTTTTGGCGGATGTTACCCATTCCATGTGCTACAAGGTTGCGCTTGTTGCCTTTGTTCTTGCCGTTCAAGACCTCATGCTCATGGGAGAGCATGTCTAAGACTTGTGCTTCTGTGGCTGTGTAGGAAGGCACTTTCTCTTGGAACGCTTTGTTTGCATCCTCACGGAAACCTGCAAGGGCAACCATAGCGGTTACGACTTCTGCTCTTGTGTAAGTGATGTACTCACTTGGCATCCATGCGGTCTTTTCATTCTGCTTAGGGGCTTTACCTGTCCACTCAAGGTAACCGGCTTCTTCGTCGAAGGTCACAGGTAGGGACACAAACGCATGGTCACTTGCTAGGAAGTCATGCAGTTGGTTACATACAGGGGTAAACTGTTCACCTCTTGCGGCACTCCTGTCCACAGGAGTTGGGGTTACGGTCATAGGCTGGCTTGGGGTTTCTTGGCTTTGTTTGCTCATTTTTGACACCTCAACCACCATTTCTTAGTTGGTTTATATATCATTTGACTTCAGTAACTTGATTTTCAATATCGGAAAGTCATAGCATACACGCCATAGCACATAGCATCTAAGCACATGAAGGGAAGGTGCTATCCGCACCCGTATGGGTTGGGTCAAGGGTCGCTATTCATGGGGGTGCGAATGAGAGAAGGCTATGGGAGTAGGCAATACATGGGGGCGAGGGCGGGAGTGCCACTTAGGAATCTATAGAACGGCGCATGTGGGCGCAGGTAGGGGCGCAGTGTAGCGGTCTATAGAATGCCTGTGCCACACCCACGCCCCACCCTCGCATAGCACGCACGCAAGGTTTAGCCATAGCACAAAGTGCTATGCCGTTCTATAGAACGGGGTACTGCGGCCATAGCATAGCCCATAGCACGCCCCATAGCACGCCCCCTTAGAAGGAGAGATAGCCATAGCACACCCCATAGCACTTCTTTTAACCACGCACAGCATTTTAGAAAAAAAATTTTATAGAAAAAAATTTACTGTAAAAGTAATTTTATAGCGAATATCTTTTATCCTCATTGTTCTTAGCACCCGCATGGTGGAGTATGACTTCTGTGATTGTTGTAGTCCTACCGAACTTGCTTTTGCAGTGATGAAAGCAAAGAAAAAGTCCAAGCCGTTTCACGGTTATAACCCAAATAGGCATCACCGAAAAGGTGGGCTAAACGCTAAAGGTAGGGCGGCGGCTAAGAGGAAAACCGGCGCAAACTTGAAGCCGCCTGTAACCACCAAACCGTCAAAACTCAAGCCCGGCTCTAAGAAAGCAAAGCGTCGTAAGTCTTTTTGTGCGAGAATGGGTGGTATGAAAGGGCCAACTTCTAAGAAGGGCAAATTGACACCAAAAGGTGCGGCATTGAAAAGGTGGAATTGTTAATGACAGCGTTTAACCAAGCGTGGGATATATTAAAAATGCGCTTTAAAGATTTTCAAGGTAAAGCAAAAGGAATGCAAGATGATATTAAACATAGATATGCAAAAGAACACTCAATGGGTTATGGCGACTCAAATACAATGCCATTTCATGAACAAGAGACAGTTAATCAAAGCATAGTAGATAGATTAGTACATGATAAAATGCAAGAAAACATGCAACAAGGTAGAGTAGGCGAGCAAACTACAGATGCATTAGCAAGTAATAAGCCTTTATTCGTACCTAGATATGATGCTCGTACAATAGACCCTCGATTTACAGTAAGACAAGATATACAAGATGAAATGCCTTACTCATTTAGGGATTTATACACTGAAAACCCGCCAGTTAAATTTTACAACCCGGAAGATTATTCACACCTTTCAAAACCAACTCTTACTGAAAAAGATATGGAGATGTTGAGAAGGTTCGACACTAATAATTTTGATATATAAGGTGGAATTAACTTGAATGCATTTAAACAGGCTTGGAATTTATTAAAACAAAAAAATAGTGTAGATTATAGTAGGTTACCAAAGGCTGACTTGGCTATGATGAATGCGCTTGCTAATCTTGGGTATCCTATTTTTCCCAAAACTCCTACAACACCAACTAAGAATCGTTTATTTCCTACTGAACAAGAAGAAATAAGAACTCATCATGACCCATACTTTTCCATAGATTATGAAAATGATGAAGATGTTAGAAATGATTTAGAAGAAATTATGGAACAACAGGATAAACCACTTGGTTATGCTTTAGGTTTGGGTAATGAAGATTTTGATGAGGTTCGGGATGAGGTAGGATATGATTCAAAAGGGAATATGAAATATTTTGCCCCTACAATACACCATACAGATAGAATAAGAAATTTAGGAAGAACACTGCAACAAATGACCGGGCCAATTGGTAATAACGAACCACAAATAACAAGAAATGATAAGCAAGTATTTCAAGATTTTAAACAAGTAGACCCGCTACAGTTTGATAAATTTAACCAAGCATATCTTAACAGAAATCAATTTAAACCATTTTATGAAGCCGAAAAAGTTTTGTTTAATAACCCTCAATCTTTTGGTCGAAATGCACCGAATGAAGGACAAATACAGCAACTTAGAGAAGATTTTAATTTAGACGATGCAGAATATAGAGATATTGGTTCTGCTTTACAATTTATGAATACTCCTACTGAACAAAAAAGACTGTTTGAATTTGGTGATACACCGCATGCAGAAAGATACCGGGAAATGTTAAGTTCTTTAAATCAAGACCAATAAGTTTAATTTGTAAACTACTTTAGGCTCGGACATGAGTGTAGTTGAATTACTTGGATATTTTTTAGTAGCCGTTTTAGTAGGTTATGTTTGGGCTTGGTATATGATTGTTAATGAAAATACTACAGATTTTAAAGTATTTAATAGCGAAGAAGAAATAGAAGAATTCCATAAGTCTTGCTTCCACGGTATGAGGAAGGGGATTGAATGAAGGTAACCGTCTATGAGGTTGGCCCTCGTGACGGATTGCAAAATTTAAAACAATTTATACCGACTGAAATTAAAATAGGCTTGATTGATGAATTATACAAAGCCGGTTTAACTCATATTGAAGAAACATCATTTGCACATCCAAAGTATGTACCACAGATGGCTGATGCTGAAAATGTGTTTAACAAAGGTTCTGTGCTTGTAATGAACAAGCGTGGTCTTGATAGGGCGTTAAGTGTAGGTGCTGAAAAAATAAATATTGTATATTCACCATGTGAAGAGTTTAATATCAAAAATTTTGGTAAAACAAGAAGTGAATTAATCACAATGTACTACACAATGCTTAACGGAATACCTAAAGAAAATATAAGAGTCTACATTTCTATGGCGTTTGGGAGTCCGTATACCGGCGTAATATCGCCTAAAATGATGCGTTTATGTATAAAAGATGCAAAATTGTTGGGTAAAACGGTAGTTTTCTCGGATACCGTAGGTGCGGCTACAAAAGAGGAAGTAGCATTGTGGGCGGATATGGCGAAAGAGAATAATTTGAAAGCCGCTATTCATATTCATCATAACGGAGATGAACAAAAAGCAATTAGAACAGTAAAATATGCTTTATTGGAGGGTATTAGAGAAATAGACTCTAGTATAGGCGGTTTGGGTGGCTGTCCTTTCGTACAGGAGAGTGGTGCTAACTTGTCTACTGAAACATTAGTACGACATTTGAATGTATGGGGTTTTGATTGCGGTATAACTGAAAGAAAATTACAACCGGCTTTAAAAATTGTAAGAGAAATAAAAGAACTTCAAGAGTTAATGTTAGTAAAATAGATGTTGATTTCTTGGCTCAACTACTGTTGGGTTTTCTTCTTTATAGTTTTCAGCCATTAATTGTATAGTTCTGTGCATAAAAGGGTCAATATCTTCAATTAATGTACCGTTATTCGTCGGTGTCATTTTATGTGTGCGGTCAAGCATCATTATGTCGTCAATAAATTCTTGTGGTAATTCTTCATTGTGGTGGAGTTCTACTGAACCTTTTACTAATAACTCCCATGCTAAATCCATAGGTTCACTTTTGTATTTCTCATCTTTTCTTGCTGTAATAGCCGCTTGTTTTTTTCGTCTTTGATTTTTTTGTCTATTTTTACCACCCATAGGTTTACCGTCTATTTTTTGCCTTCTTGCTACATGTTCTTTAAATTCATTTTTACTTAAACCGTGAGCATCAATAAGCATAGTATTATTTTTTCCAAATTGGTCGCCTGTAAACGGTTGTCCACCTCTAATAAAAGGAGTACCACGATACATAACAGTAGTAAGTATGGGTTTTTTTGTTCTAGGGTGTTCTTTAACAACTGCAATAATTGAGTCACCTCTACTACGAGAATCAGCCGAACTTAATCCATGTTGTCTTAATACATCTTTAGGTATTTCTTTCGCTTCTCTAATGTTATCTAATAAATGAGTTCGTATAGCAAATTCTTTGGTAGGAACATTTCTTTTATAGTTTCCATCTTTATCTAAATATGGGCTTAATGCAGAATGTATCCTATCTATTATTTGCTGTCTTTCCTCATCTTTTTCAAATCTATAATTCCCAAACAATCTAAAATTAGCATGGCCTATAGTGCCTTCATAAAATTCTTTAGGTAATCTACCTTTAAAACTAGGTTCTGCATTAGAGTCAAATTGAGGTCGTTGAGGTTCGGGTTCGGGTTCAATTTTTGGAGGTAAATTTTGAGCCGGAATATCTAAAGGTGCTTTATCAGCATCTATATTTTCAGTAAAAAAACCACCTTCTCGATTTCCTGCTAATACATTTGTAAAATTTTGTCTTGAAACCCCGGAATAATCATCCGGTAGATTTAGATTAGGTTTATTATACATATCTTGTATATGTTGTTGTACAGAAGGATGGACATATTCTCCCTTTGATACACTTGCACCGGCTTTGGCTTTGTCAGCCATATCTTGAGCCGATGACATTTGTGCTTGATTCTTTTGCTGTTGCATTTCTGCTCTTCGTTGTTGCATCTCCATGCCTGTTTGAGCCATACTTTGAGGCTTAAGTTTTTCTTTTATGGCTTCTACTGCAACTTGACCTGTCTTATCCTTTGCTTTACTTGCAACACTTGCTATTGCGCCACCAATTACCCGTAAAGGTACGGCTTTACGCACACCAACAGGTCGGCTCATGAATAGCGTATAGGGCGAGCATTCTAAATGCTATCGCTACCTCGCCCATAACAGGTGCGAGCGTGAGCAAGATTTTTGTTAAACAGCAAACCACCTTACGAGACTACGGAATGGAAAGAGTAGATGAGTTTCCAACCATTCCTTATGACCCATCTCAACTAACACCCGGTATTGAAGCAAGTTTGCAAAACCAAAGTGATTCATATAGAACTGCACCTATGGGTGAAGGTCATATCGTATCTAATATTCGACCTACTAACTTACAAGAATATATGGATATGTTACATGACGATTATTATACAAATGTAACTGCTTTTAGTCATCCAACTGAACTTGAAAATATAGAAAATGACCTTGAAAATACTAGAAATACGGTTATGCGTCAAATATCTAATCAAGTAGGTGGGTATGGTCCAAATAGAAAATTTCAATTATTTCCAAAAGGCATACCATCTAAAACACCAACAGGGTATGAAAATGCTAGTCATACAATGTTAGATATGCTTAGACAAATGGATATTAAAGAAAAAGGATTTAGTGATATTACACAAGAAATGATAATGAATGCAAAAATTTTTGGTACAGGTGACCCTTCAAATGCGCCCAAACCTCTTGATTTAGATGAAGATGGAAACCTTGCGTATGTTAAAGAATTAGAAAAAATAAAACGCACAAGAGCAATTAATGATGCTCTAAAAAATACATTACCGGGTAACTATGATAAAAATTTTGCTAACTTAATGGAATCTTTTAAAGGAAAGCGTAGAGAAAATTTAATGTCATCAAGAAACTTTTTTAATAATTTAGTTAGAAGATATGGCCCTCAAGGTGCAACCGAGATATTAAGAAATCACCCTGCTTTAAAATTAAACCGTCAAAGAAGTTTAGCCGAAGTATTACCTGCATATCAAACTGAAAATCCATTTAACCCGGATGGCTCAATAAAACCCGGTGCTGTACCTCCTGTAACAGCAGTTAAGCAAATGTCTGCTAGTGATATTAAGAGATTAATGCTTGGCGCAGGGCTTATGCCTATAGGCTCACAAACTGATTCGGATAATGAAGGATACGAGCGTACTCAAGTAATACCTCGCTTAATGAGGCAATTTGATAAAAATAGAAGTCAGCAAAGTAAAGACCTTTCCGCACTTGAGAAACCAATGATTATTGCTGAACATGATTCACAAAATCGTGGCGGAACACAAGCCGGAAGTTTTGTCTCACCTACAACAATACCGGATATTCGTAGAGCAATTGTAGCATCAAAAAGAGAACCACAGAATCTAAGAATGTTAGGTGTAAGAGGTTTAAATCCTGTTGATGATTTTGTACAACAACGAGCATCTACAGGACAACAAGAAGCAACAAGTGAAGGATATATACACTCAAGAATAGACCCTAGTAGACTTGTACCAATTGAAATGCCAAAAGGTGATATTCCTGCTACAGTTAGAGGTGATGTATCTATTGATGTAAGCGACCCAACACCTTCACAAGAGCAAAGAGTAGCCGCTATACTTGGTACTGTAGATGAAGGTTTTAAACCCGGTATTACAAGAAATACTATAACACCTAAATTAACTAGAAGAGGTGGAGGAAAACGATTTAACTTACAATCATTATTTAGATTTAATAAAGATGGATATACTGATGGTCGAAATGCGATTAGAGGACACATAGCAAGAAATGAAGATAGAATGAAAGATTTAGATGAATCACTTGAAATATATTATAAAAGATTAAAAGACTTGAATAATATGACAAGTCAAATTACAAATCCACACACTTTGGTTAATCATGAAGATTCAATAGAACACGCAGAATTCCGTATTGATGATTTAGAAGGAGAAAAAGAAAAAGTTAATACTCAAATACAACATCTTAATCATAGATTAAAATATTATAATCAAGATTTCCAAGAAGCAGTTAAGCAATATGCAGACGGATTAAAAAGTATAGATGAAAAATTACCATTCCTTACCGATATGCCACTAGAAGGTATTGATTTAACTGATACTGCAAAATACTTTACATCAAGAGATGGTTATGATGGTGGAACTGAATTAGATGACAGGAAAAAATTAAACCTTAATTTAGACAAACATGGTTTCCCGTTAAAAGAAGATGGCACTGCTATGACATTAGATGAAAAAATTAACTTAGTAACAGACCCTAATTTAGAAGAATTAGCAGAAAATATATTTAAAAATAGAAATAGAGTTTTAGACCAAATAATGCGCTACAATACAAAACTACCTTTCGGTGATGACACACCAACTAAAAAGAAAATTGGAGTTCAAGAATTAGAAGATTATATTAAAAGACTAGAATCTGCAAAATATGATGAACTAGATGCTAGAGGTTATAACCCGGATAATAAAGCATTTGAAGAATACTTAAACAATTTAAGAAGAGATTACTACGAAGCAAGGGTGGGAGTGGTTTGAAACGGGGCAAAATAATTGTTAAACAAAGTCTAAGTGATGCATATAGGCAATACTTAGAGGATGTAACTATCCCAATGAATACTTATTTTGAAGCACCCGAAGAGTTTGTAACTACTAAACCATCTATTTATCATTCATTAAGATTGCAACCTGCTACTGATGCAAGAACAGGTCGAATAAGAAATTCACCCGCAATAGCAAGAGCATTAGCAAGTATAGACAATTTACAATTTCAAGATGATATAAAAAATTTCTCGTTACCATTAAACACTAATCAAGGACAACCGCTATACGGTAGACATGTTTATCCCGGTGAGTTACATTCTTTAAGTCCTAATTTAACATCACATACATCAGTACCCGATTTACCAAGAACTTACATAAAAAGATGGGGTGGTGGAGAAAAGTACAGACCGCTTAATTTGTATGGTTTTACAGGTGATGCCGCTACTCCGCAAAGATTTACTAATCAAACATTACAACCGGAAGGAATAATTTACGGTAATTTAGATACAAATGATGTAGTACAACTAAACACTAGACCTGCTTCTGCAATTAGATTAAGTCAAGTAGCAAGAGCATTGTCACCGTTTCATCCCGAAAGAGATGTAAAAGATTTAACTGAACGCTCGGAAGATTTAGCAAGAGATATTATGGATGCGGGTATTCCACCAATATTAGCAGAATCTAATGTAGATACTAAAGGTGTAACTCAACATTTACCATTTAGATTAGATAATAAAATAGATGTAAAGGAAGCACATGACCCATTTGTTCAATATGATATGGGTAATTTAAATCGCCCGACCCCGGAAGGACTTGAACAGTTTACACTTGATTCTATTAGAGCAGGTGAACCAATGGACATCGCTATGCAGTTGTTGAAAGAAGAGATACCATATAGCAGTAGAGATTATCCACCACAAGAAATTTCTATATCTACAGGTAATCCGCTTGTAACACCTAAAGTTGCAGGTGAAACACCCGAAGTTTGTAACATGCCGGGATGTGATTCGGGTCTACCTCCTGTGATGTATAGAAGAATGGCTAATCCGATTAGAAGTATAGATAATCATGAATTTATGTGTGAGCAGTGCGCTTACAAACATGACTTACAATCATTACTTTTCGATAAAATGATTAAAGGTGAAATAACTCTAATGGAATACGCTATACGAAAAGCCACTTTACCTACTTTACGAGAAGCAGGTTTAAGTTTTGAAGATTTAGATGCTTTAAGATTTATTCCTAATTATCGTAAAACAAGTTTTTATCAACCACAACTATTAAACAAACCTGCTAACATAGATTATGAAATAAGAACTGCATCAAAAAAACCGGAATACAAAAGAATACCCGGATTACAAACAGAACTTGGACCACCACAAAATAATATACATTCTTATTTTGTAAACCCTGCAACACGCTTAGGTGCTTTAGGGGGAGATGTGACATTCATGGCTAGACCTACATTATTAGGTATTAGAAATAATAATAATAATTATGGAGTTGATTTTTGGAGGACTAAAAGACAAGGGGCAGGTAGTGAAGGTGGAGAAGGTTTAATTTACGGTGAACTACCAAAACAAAATTTTGTAGAAATTCCAATAAATTATACTGCGGCTGATGCGATGAGGGCTAAATTAAATTTAGACCACTTTATGAATACTTTTCACATACCGGAAGAAGAAGCATTTGAAATGTTAGCCACTAGATTTCCCGAAGTGCATAATATAGCATCACAATTACCAAATGTAAATACTCAAGATACTTCATGGCAACAACCTGCACAATACAGGGGTACTAATCCATTACTCTTAGATGAGATAGATACAAAAGTAGCAAGCGAGCCAATGGATATTGCTATGCAGTTGTTGAAACAAGAACCTTTACAATTGAGAAATAGTGCTGAACTTGCCGAATTAGCAAGACAAGGTGACACGGAAGCATACAATGAAATGATGGAAAGAACAGGTGATTATTACTTGGCTAATGAAATAACCGGAGAACCCGATATGGAGGCTAACTTAGAGGCTTACGGGGCTGAAACAGGTAAAAATCCATTTAAAACTCCCCCTATTGGGCGTACAAATCAAATTCAAATCCATCAACCTCCTGTGACTCCTATTCATGCTGATAAAAAATTACATAATTGGCAATACAAAAACGCAAGTGAGCCGATGGAGATTGCTATGCAGTTGCTAAAGCGTGAATTACATCCCGGTAGAGATATAGAGGGTTATCTAAAAGATGATGGACATTATGCCGGTGAAGAAGAACTTTACAATTTAAATGACCCCGAAGTACAAAATTTTGTAAATAGATTACATTTAGATAAACAACCACCCGTACATCTTATTCCCGAAACTTTAGGTATGGATTTAGAATATGTTGAGCCGGAGTTAAGAGTTGAAAATAGAGATACTAAGTTATATCATCCTATTATGATGGATGAACATGAAAACTTAGATAAATTCCCCGATAGAAAAATAGTTGAAAGAGAAGATGGTACAAAAGAAGAACTAGTTTCTACAAGCGACCCAACAAGTGATGTTGTTGGAGTTGGAAGAACAGGTCGTACTCTTGTATCTTCAAAACCTACATTTGAAGGTATACCATTTAGTGAAGAAACAGGCTTTACCCGTAGCGAACCGATGGAGATTGCTATGCAACTACTCAAAGAGCGTGTAAGCCCCGAAGCCAAGCGACACAAGTTAGAGTATGATAAGAAGTATGAATCTTCACCGGAGAGAGTAAAATACCGTGAAGAATTAAACCGTGAGCGTAGGCGTAGACACATTATGGGTAGGGGTGGACCGGATATGAGCCACACCAAAGACCATACCATTGTACCGGAAAGCCCTCATACTAATCGGGCAAGGCATTTTAAAGACAAAGGAACTCTTTTGTAATAGTCAAATATTCACAATGTTCACTATGTTAGTCAATAAAATGACTATTCACTTTATTCACTACTCTCTAATAATAATATAATATATTTGTATAGTCAAAATAATGAACATGAATATGAACAAAGTGAATATATGAATAGAAATCTTTATATTGGCTATAAAATTGACCAATGGTGAGCAACATGCAAGGTACAGGACAAGACTCGGATGCAGAAATAAGATTGATGGGGTTGATTTTAGCCCAATCAGCGTTAGTAGGATTAGCAATAGGTGTGTTTGATGCAGACCTATGGTTGAAAAGTGAAACTCCTATGCTAAATGGATTCACATACGCTATGGCCGCTTTCTTTGTACAAGGTATTGCTTATTATTTCTTTAAGATGTTCTTTGAACAGAATATGCAAGAAAGAGTAAGAGCAACCGGTGTACAAAGGTCAAGAGATGCAAGATACAAACAAATGCAAATGAATTTTGATAACAGGAGAGTTGAGATGGAAATGCGAATGCAAGAAGCCCAACTTGAGCGTGAATTGCGTTGGATGGAAGCAAATCCCGGTAAAATGCCTCCAAGTTGGGGTGTACCGGGTGGTTCACAATCTATAGTTTCACAATATGATTCCGGTCAATTTAATCCCGGTATACCAAGTCATGAAGTTGAAGTAGACCAACCGATTAACTTAGGTATCAAAGAAGAGGAAGGAAAAGAGGAAAAGAAGAAAAAGTGAGGTGGTTAGTTGGGTCGTATCTTCAAAACCCCTACTGATGATTCTACAGAAGCAACACTACGGGCTATGCATACTCAAAATATGTTAGACACATATTATGAAAAAGGTGTTGGGTGGTTAAGAACTTTAATCTTTGTAATAATTGCAATCATGGCTACAAGTGCTTTTGAATTAAGAAGCGGTGATTCAATATGGGAAAATACTGTTGAATGGTTTTGGAATAAAGTAGAAAGTTGGGTAAGTGGTGATTAAATGGTCGAACCTGCCGGTACTGCTTTAGTTGGTGTTGCGGTATGGGGGCAGAATCTATACAATTCTTGGAGACCAAGAAAAGTTGGAATATACGGTGCGGCTATGGTTGGTAAAACTACACTTGACCGCTATATGACTACACCGGGTGAAATGGAAGAAATACCCGATGAAGAAAGAACAAGTCACATGAGATTACTTGGAAAATATCTATTACCAAAACCTACTAGAAAGCGTATATCGTGGAAAGGAGATAGAAGAGTAGTATTTTCTGCTGACTTGGGTGGACAAGAAAGATTTTGGTCACTGTGGATAGACGATATGGTTGCTCGACAAGTAGAGGCTGTAGTATACATGTTTGATGAAAGAGCCTTCAAAGGCGGCGATGAAGCATTACAACAAATAGCCGGATTCAAATATTTAGTAGACTGTATAATTAATAGACAGTATAGGTATCGTAATCTCAAAAGTAGATGGAAGGGTAAAAAATATGTGCCAAAACTAGTAATGTTGGTTGCTAATAAAGCAGATAGATTTTTCGATGAGTCTGCCGCTATGCTTTGGCAACAAAACAGAATAGGAGAGCATAAGGTGTTTGACCCATTTAGAGATGATTTAGTTAGATTACAAAAAGCCGGAGTGCCTACTAGAAGGTCATTCATGGCTACAAGAATAGGGTGGAATGTAGAAACCACATTAATAGATTTACTTTCTGCGTAGGTGATATGATGAATAAAAGAACAAAGATAATAGCAGTGAATAAAAACACAAAGTGTGTAAGAACAGTTATACCTAATGCGATGGCTGAACTAATTAATGTTAAGGCCGGTGATGAAATTTCATGGGTACTAAAAACCGATAAAAATAAATTTTATCTCGAAGTAACTAAGGTGGAATAAAATGTATAATAGTGGCAATCAACCAAATCTAGGACAAGTAAACCAAGCACAACTCTTGGCATTAAGTCAGCAAGGTAATAATTCATTAACACACAGGGCGTTAATCGAACAAGCAACTGCACAAGCGGCTATGCAAGAAGCATCAAAGAAAACTGATTTACAAGTTCCTAAAGTAAACTTTTATCCAAGTCGTCATCCTAATCCTAACAAAGCAAGAAAGAAAGATATTAAACAGGCATATAAACTTCTTACACCTACTAAAAGAAGTATATTTAATCCGTTTAGGTTATTCTTTGGTAGAAAATACCGTTACAATAAGCAAAGTCATGTATGTGTAGTAGATGGTTGTGATTGTGCTAATTTAATTCAGTATGATAATTTATATGCTAAAATTTGCGATGAAGATACAGGAGATTCTTTGTGGGATTTGTATTGGAAAAATCCCGTAACAGGAGAGCCGGAAGCGTTTGTTGCGCTTGAAAAAGTCACTAGTGGTCGTAAAATGCGTGGTACATATTGCCCCGAACACATGCATTTGTATCATTTACTTGTAAAATGGGAAGCAGAAGAAGATAAAATTAGTGAAGCGAATCCAAGAAGATTGAGAGATAGAGTCAAGAAAGGAGTATCTATTGTTACTGTTCCTATTACAGCAATAAAGAAAAATGACCCTACACCGGAAATGCTAAAGAAATATGAGCCGTTTTTTGCCGAATTAGAAAAAGATGCAAGAAAAACTAAAGGAATTAACATTCAGTATTATACTAATCCTATGACTAAACAAAACGATATTACAATTGTAAGTTTTGATTTAAGAATATTTCAGCATGAATTGGCTATGTTTAATCAACCTACACCTGCTTTTCAAGCGATGTTAAACCAACAAGTAGAAGAAGTAGTTAATCAAAACACTAATTTGATAGATACCCTTCCGACGGAGTGATAGAGATGTTTGGACTAAGTGGAAATAATCAAAATTCTAATACCTTAAACTTAGGTGTTCCATCTCAACAACCTATACAAACAGCCAATCCGTGGGCGCAACAACAACAACCTAATCCGTTCATGGCAGGTTTATTTGGAGGACAACAACAAGCCAATCAATTTATGCAACAACCAATGCAACCACCAAGTGAGATAGAAATTCAAATGGAGTTATTAAAACAACAAGCAACTATTGAAAGATTTGTTGCAAGTAGTCAAATGGGAGTATTAATTGAAATGATGGGAAGTGTAGTTACTTTAAGTGTTTTAGAAATATTAAGAAATGCTACTTTTACACTCAACGAAGATGATGGCACTTTGCGTTTAGATACTACAACATTACCTGCTAATTTACAGACTATGAGTGCAGAAAATATAGCAAGTCAATTTACTAATTTACAAGCATCAGCACAACAAGTAGTCAATCAAAGTGAAATGACACAACAACAGTTAGCCGCATTAGCACAACAATCCATGATGGGTGGTGCTTTAGCGGCTTTACAAAGTGAAGGAGTTATGGAGAAAGTTGGAGGCGGAGTGGGAAGTTTCGCTCGTTCAATGCTAACAGGAGGAAGATAAAATGATGGATAAAGATTACTCAACATACATACCGCAATCGTTTGCCGCATCTACATTAGATGTACTGAATCCAAACAGAAGTGTGATAATAGATATGATAATGGTTCAAATTCTTTCTATGATTGTAGTTATGTCTATGATTTTAGTTTTCAAAGGTAGCACTATGCCTTCTTCTACAATATCATACTTTTTAGTTGGTTTGTTTGCTAGTTTCCTTATGCTTAGTGGAGTCTATAGCCGTATCACTAGATGACGGCCATTTTCCTATAGGGCAACTTGAATTAAGTAAACTAATTTTAGTTTTAACAAAACACCCACACATATCACATCTTTTACCACCGAATTGACAAGAGTTGCAGATTTGCTCTCTTAACATTCTTAATTCGGGTGGAGTTTTATTATTGAGTGCTACATCTTTAGCGGCTCTCGTTAGACTTTTGAGAGTCTGCATATTTAGGGGAACACCCGCAACTCTTTTTGCTCTCCACATAGTACTTTCCAAGTTATTTTTCTCCATAAGCATTTTGTAAGGGATAGACATAAGCGTGTACATGCAGGAGGCGAATCGCATAGTGAAACGGTCCTGCAAACTTTGTACTAGTGACAGTAGAGATGAGATAGAAGAACAATTACTCAACGGTCATATTAGTCCAAAAGAAGTAGATAAAATGATGGGTTGGCGAGCCAATACTACTGATAGACACTTTCGTAATCACATGGGAGAATATCACATGGCGGCTAATCCATCTTGTCCTATTTGTGCAAGTCCTAAAAGAGCCGAATATGAAAAAGAATATTTTGAAGGAAATGCTGATACTCACGCAATAGCAGAAGAATTAGGATGTGCTGAAAGAACAGTCTATAATCACATGAAACATCACTTCCAACCTTTAGTGCAGAAAACTGCGGCATACGAAGTAGCATTAGCGGCAGGTCAAGAAATACAATTACTGCGTTCTAATGCAGAAAAACTAAACAGTAAACTAAGTGAATTACTAGATGAAGGTACAGTTCATGAAGATGGTTTTGTTCGTGATGCTGTTATTCTACACAAAGAAGTAAGAGAAACAGTAAAAGATTTACTTCGCTTCCAAGACCAATGGGGGGCTAAGACAGATAATCAACAAGTCAATCAAACTATCAATGTATTACAGATTGAACTTAGTAAAGAAAGCCCGGAAACTTGGACAAGAATTAGAAAGCAGTTGGCTGAAAATATGGGGGTAGAATAATGCCAATGATGGGTCGAGGTTCGGATACAAGAATGTACTCGCCAAGAAGCGAGTCGGCTCACATGTATGGTTCGGCTAACGAAGATGGCGATAAATACAGTCCTACTTCTCCCGAAGATGCTGATAAGCGTAGGGAAGAAAAACAAAGAAAAGATGAGGAAAGAAAATCAAGACTAAAAGATATTAAACATATCAAAATAAAACCATCACAAGGATTAGGAAGTGGTCCTAAATTACCTACAGAAGAAGGATTAGATGATGGTAACAAGCGTGATGATGAGCGTGAAATATCTCTTCAAGGTGGACCGGCAGGTAGTCGTGGACATTTACTTGACTTAGCCACAGGTGCAAAAACAGGCACAGGTTCAGCGATGGGTACAGGTAACTCCGCAGTTAGAACAGGCGAGCCGATGAAAGATGCTTGGTCTACATTATTGAAAGAAGATGATGAATATAATTTTTCGGTAAATGATGTAATAAACACGCCTAGAGATACATGGTATAGCCAAATAATGGGAAGAGATACACCAATGGTTGATACTTTAGTAGATAGTGGAATAATGTTCGCTTTAGGATATGCTAATCACCATCATGGCGACCCCGAAACGATAAGTGATTTTCATGAAGAAGGTGTTAGTGTAGACAAAGCACTTGAAAATCTTATGAATCATAGAAATTCTTTGATGGTTTTAGATGCTAAAATGCAAGGTAAAGAACATACAATTCCGCAACAGTTTCATGATTATCACAATGATTTTGGTATCACAAGGATGATGGAAGATTTAGGTGTACCACCGCATATACAAGCGGGGCAACATTTAGGATTATTATATTCTTATTTAAATTATCTTGGTTACAAAATCGGCCCTCAAATGGGTGAACCCGATGATGATTTTAACATGAAATATACAAGCGAACCGATGGATAATGCTTGGAGTGAATTACTAAAGCGTGATACTCCAAAGAAAATACAGGCTCGCCGTCGCCGTGAAGCAAGACAGGAGTTTAGACCATCTACCGGTCAATTCAAGAAACCTCCCGGCGGTCAATCCGGTGGTGCAGGTGCTACTATGCGTAGATTCAAAGCAAGAATGCGTGGTATCAAAGGTGGTAAAAGGACCGGTTTGATGAAGCCACATCTATCTGTGGAGATGAGCCACCGTGGTATTGCTACTAAGCAACCTATGAGTAAAGACCCACAAAAGTATCGTCAATATATGGGGCAACAAGAAGCACAAAAAATCCTCGGTGGAGTAAGAAATACATTTTCACCTCACGCTAGACACAGTGCTAGAAGTTTCGTAGCCGGTCCTACCGGTGGTGGTAGACTAACAGGTATGTTACCGGGTCAAGCGGGTCAAATGAGACAACCATCTTTAACTAGATTAGGTAGACCACGCAGACCTCGTATGCCTCGTATGCCTCGTATGCCAAGACCACCAATGCCACCACAAATGCCTATGATGCCACCTGCACCTCCTGTACCTATCATGACAAGTGAAGATACTCCTTCGCAAATTATGATGAGTAGTGATAGAACTGAAAGTGAGATTCTAAAAGCAAATAGACATGCTAGAAAATTAGAGATGTTAGAATTAATGCGTAGATTAATTGATTTACAAAAGAAAAGAAATAAATTAATGAAATATGTTCAAGGGGGAGGTTCTGCTTTTGAAAACGGTCATGTACCCACTCACCCTGCCGGTGTTCAACAACACGAAGATGAAGATGAGAAAAATGATGGACCAACACAGAATTTAGAAACTAATTCAAGTCGTTTAGGTCTTGACCCTGCGGGGCATCTATCCGGTAAGAGGGGGCATTTCGGTTGATAGGAATAAGACCTTTTTTACTTCAAAAAGCATGGAGTATGATAGGTTATACTCCACAAGGACCGACAATGTTTCGTAACCCACCGGCACAGCACTTCAAACCACCACAAAATATGGATTTACCTTTGTTTGCTCATGACGGTAGAGGTAAATCTTTGGTAGGTGAATGGACAAATGGAGAGCATGGAGAGCAAATTTACAATACAGAACTTGGCTCTTTTCAGCATGGTATAGATGCTTTAGCGAGTCATTTAGGAGATTTTTTACGAAGAAATAATATTAACAGAAGTCCGGTAGATGTGATTAATCAAGCAATAAAGCAATTCAATGCCACTCACACAGATAAGGCTCATCAATTACCTATGTTTGATAATTTGGCTTGGAGAAAACTAAGAGCCGGTATGTTACCACCGGGTGACGGAGATAGAGAAACAGCCACAAGACCAACTCGAACTCATAATAATACTTTAATTACTACTTACACAAATAAAAATTACAAAGATACTCCATTTGGTAGGTTTATGGAATCTTATGCAATACCTTTTCATCAACAACTACAACATGTACTAGAAGATGAACACGGTATAGAAGAAGAACAATGGAAGCGAATGCCGTATGTAAAATATCCCTATATGTATGCACATTATACTGTTCCTAATGTAATAGATGAAAACGGACATGTTCGTGCTTATGTTAGAAGTAATCATAGAGAACATCCCGGCCAAGTCACTTCACAAATGATGGGTGGCGCACCGGCAGATTACTTTGGAGATATACAAGATGTACACACATGGGAAACCTTACACCATTTACCCGATATTTTCTTTTATCCTAAATTAAATCAACATGGAAAAAAAGGTGGTAAAATTCCTACCGGACTGTATCAATCTGCACACTCCATAATAGACCAAATAATGGATAAAGGTATAGAACATGTACCGGATATTAACATTACTTACAACCAATCCGGTAAACTAACTCAACCCGATATGGTTCAAAGACCGTTAAGAGAAGTGCTACAAACACCGGATATGCGTGAAGCACTAATCAAAGATTTAGCACATGTACCCGCTATGATGTATTTGTTTGGTAGAAGTTTTCAAGGAGATTTCAAAAACTTATACAATCTTATGATGGAAAATTATGGCACAGGAGAAGATGGATTATCCCATGAGGACCACATGAGGTATCTTCAACCGGGAGAAAAGGGTGGTAAAGGGTTACATACTACTGCCGGTAAAATTATGGCTCTTGCTCGTAAATCGGGCGTTGGAGAAAATGAGAGTAGAAGTAAATTTGGCGAACATCAAATTACATCCGAAGAACTAGAAACATTAGGAATTAAACATCACAACGAAACTGCACTAGGTCAAGTAGACAGGTATCGTGGGATAATCGAAGCCTTAGCCGACCATCAAGCAAGTGCTAGAGGTCATACTGTAAAAATGGGAATCGGTGATATACCAACCGAACCAATGCAAAATCTTGATATTTTTGGATACCCCGAAGAGGGTGCTACTATGGGTATGGAAGAACACATGTCACCATATTTCCATGATTTAAGTGATTATGCGGCGAGTGAAGGAATGCCCGTTCCACCTCAATCCGCACCTCCTGCATCAGTAGATGCCCTTCCTAGTTCCGCCGGTGACACAGGCATGTCTACCCCGGTTTCTCGACCTCTTCCGGTTTCTCAACCCGGCGGAACACCCCCACTCACAAGCCCGGCGGTTGCTGTACGGCGACCACCTCTATCTTTGCCGCAAGAATTTCAAGAGCGCAGACCACAAGCGGCATCTTTTGACCCTGCACAATTTAGACAATTTTTAGGTCTTAGACCCGGAGGGGAAGAACTAACTGAATTTGAACAAGCACAGCAAAGAGCAATTGCTGACCCAAGACAAACTCTTCTTACTCAATACATGAAATCCGAAGATTCGCATTTACCAATCATGGATAGAACATTGAAGGCTTTGGAAAGAATGCAATTTCATGAAGCGAGTTTAGATACAAGCATTAACCATGGTAGGGTTTTTGCTGATATAAACCAAATAGCCAAGCATGTAGGTCTTACAAGTGGTGAAGTTAATTCTATAAATGAATCAATGGGTGATTGGCACAAGATAGCAAAAGCATATTATGTGCAACCTAAAGTGGTAAAAGTAATTAAATTAAATATGAAGTGATATTATGGCTAAAATTCTTGTTAAAAAATCCGCACCTAAAGGTGTGTTAATTAAAAAGAGAGTAGGCCAACAACTTCCAAATGACCAAGGTTTATTTCAAACACCGGATAGGGGTAAATCCTTTATGGATTTTGCTAGAATTGCCTTCGGACCAAGAAGAAAAAAAGCAAGTAGCGAGTTTGATGTTGATAGACCCGGTATTAAACCAACAGCAAGATTAGCCGCACTTGCAGGTATGACAGGTAAAGGGATTGCAGGTGTTGCGGCTTTAAATGAAACCATGAATGCTATGCAAGGTGGTAATATGACCGCACCATTAGGTATAGGTTATTCTTATGAAAGACTTGACCCAACAGGAAGAATGATTAGTGATTTTGCCGACCCTACTTTATCTCATAAACCTGTAAAATTAGATAATACACCACCAAAGAAAGCAAGTGTTGATGCGTTTTTAGACCCACGAAATAGTCATACAAGAGGACCTAGAGGACCACCTTTACCTGCGGATTCGCCTCTTAATAGATTCGGAAACCCGGAGGCCGGTTTAGCCCGTCGAATACCCGGTAGAGAGCAACGACAGGCATCAACATATCCACAACATACAATGAGCAGAAGAACGGCTTTTAACCAACTAGGTGCAGGTCAGCCGACAGGAGTTCCTATCCAAGCCAAAAGACCTTCACCTGTTCAAGTTCCACCTAGCCATGTTCCGGGTGCTGTAGCGAGTAATGTAACGATTGAGCCTGTTGGTGGTATATCTCAATCACAACCACCGAATTATCCGGGTAATCAAACCTCTCTCCCTCCACCACCTCAACCTCCATTACCTCCACTAAATCAAGCACTTGCAACATTAGGACCACAATCATCTGCTCAACCAATTCCTCCACTTCAACAACCACAACAGCCACAACAGCCACAACAGCCACAACAGCCACAACAGCCACAACAGCCACAACAACAACAAACCGGTCAAGTACCACAAGGTCAAGTAGGACAAGTACCCGGTGACCAAAGTATGTTTCTTTCTCCCGAAGAATTCCATCAAAACCAACTGATGCAAAATAAATCATTCGTTACCGCACTTACTGAAAAGTTAGGTGCTGATATAGTTTACAAGATGACACCCCATGAAATAGGAACATTTGCCGCATATACTTTACTAAAATTGAGATGATACTATGAGTGAAAACATGGAACAGTTTATCCTAGATATGGATAGAAAGATGGCTGAAAAGTCATTTAAGTTCTTTTTCACAGATATACTTGGTTTTCATTACAGTACCCATCATGAAATGTGGGATAAAGGATTGAAAGAAAATCGTTACTACTGCGTTAAAGCGAGTCGTGACCACGGTAAATCCACTTTGTTTATGTCGTATGCTCTATGGATAGCCGCTTTCAATCCCGGTACTCACATCATGATTTTCTCACACTCATTAGAACAGACACTTGAACACATGAGATTTATTCGTAATAACATAGAAAGTGCTGATATTCTAAGAGGTTTGAAGCCCGACCAAGGTAGACCTTGGGCTAAATCATACTTCGAGTTCACTAACGGTAGCCGTATCATGGCTAAGTCGGTTGGTGGTGCTACTCGTGGTTTCCACCCCGATGTAGTAGTATGTGATGACATCTTGTGGGGTACTACAGGTGGAGAGTTACAAAGAGCCGCCGATTGGTTCTATGGTGTATTACTTCCGGTACTGCACCACACAGCACGATTGATGATGGTTGGTACACCGTTTAGTTACAATGACTTGTATGCTGAACTTGAAGAAAAAGAAACATTTGCTGTAGAAACATATCCTGCTATCAATGCGGAAGGTATAGCACTTTGGCCGGAAAGATGGAATCTTGAGGCACTTGAACAAAGGCGATTATCAATGCCCGCTATACAATTTAGCCGTGAGTATCTGTGTGAACCTATCCACGATGTAGCGAGTATGTTCCCTGCTACTATACTTGAGGCGGCTCGTGATAAAGAGTTAGTGCTTCTTGATAGGGCTGATACTGAATTCGATGAAGAGGGTAATCCGGCAGGGGTATTTGGACAGCACTTTATCGGATGGGATACAGCGATTGCTTCCGATAAGAACGCTGACTATACCGCTATGTTAGTACTAAGAACACCACCGGGTGATAATATCAAAGAAATAGTTGGTATTGTACACGAAAAAGGTCTTGGTGGTGCGGCACAGAAAAAACAAATTTTACTGTTAAATAACAGGTTTCAACCCGATTTGATTGAACTTGAAGGTAACAACTTTCAGCGTATGTTTGCGGCTGAACTTCAAGACATGAGAGGGGATATTCCTATTCGCACATTTATGACAACACGCCAAAGAAAAGAAAGTATGTTCATGTCACTTCTTATGGCGTTTGAGCAAGGACAAATAAAAACTCCATACGGTGATGAGCGAAGTCGTGAATTTACACATAAGTTAGAATCCGAGTTAAACAGATTTGGTATGCAGAAGAATGGCAAACTAGAATCTGTAGGAACTCACGATGACTTGGCTATGGCATTGGCTTTGGCTAATTGGGGAACAAAAGAATTCAAGGGTTCAGTAGTATTACTTGATGATGTATTACCGGGCTTTGATGAGTGGATAACAGGGAAACCACACAGAAATTATGGAAAAAATGATTGGGTGATACCGTGAGTTGTGAATGTGGACATTGTATTGGAATGGATAGTGCGTTTGACTTTTTAGAAAAGAAACTATGCCCCGAAGGTAAAGCGGCGGCAAAGCGTAAATTCAAAGTTTATCCGTCAGCCTATGCTAATGGATGGGCTGTTCAATATTGTCGTGGTAAGTTTAGAAAGAAGGGGAAGAAAAAATGAAACTTAAAAAAGATAAATGTTGTTGTGGTGGAACTAAAAAAACACCTTGTATTTGTATGGTGCAAGGTAACCAATGTTCTGCAACTGCACCTAAATGCCCTTGCTATGCTTTGTTAGATAAACAAAGAAACATCAAAAAAATGGTTGCAGTAAGGTGAGTACATGACTAAAGTATTAATCCGCAAGAACTTGAACCGATGGTTCAAAGAAAAGTGGGTTGATGTTAGTCGTAAAGATAAGGATGGTAAGCACCCGCCATGCGGTAGGTCAAAAGCCAAGACTTCAAGCAAAGGTTATCCAAAGTGTAGACCGAGTGTAAAAGTTTCAAGTAAAACTCCAAAAACTTCCGGCTCAATGTCCGAAGGGCAAAAACAAGCCGCTACTAAAAGAAAGCGTAGTAAGAAACAAGGAGTCGGTGGTAAGCCTACAATTGTAAAAGAAGATTTCATCAATGACCCTATGAGTAGTTTTAACATGATGATGGCTTTACAAGATGAAGCGTATAAATTGGCTGAATTAAATATGCCTTACTCTCGTGAAATATATCCAAATCGTGATGAATATGAAGATGCTTTAGAATTGGAAGGAGAATATCAACTTATGCAGATGATGACTAATCCTAAGTATGCACCTCTAAGAGAAAGATATATGCAAAGTATCCCAAAAATGACTGAAACAGATGGGTTTTCTCAAGATTTTATTGATACTTACAAAGGCAATCCAATAGAAATCGCATTTAGATTATTAAAAGCACCTCGTATACCTCGTAAAAAAGGACAACCTGCGGGTTCAAAGAAGCATTCCGATTTGTATACTGATGAAAACCCAAAAGGAACAATACATAATTTAGGATTTAAAAATCCTCAAAAAGCAAGACAGTCAGTTAGTAAAATCAAAAACAGTAGTAGAACTCATGCTCACAAAACTCAAGCGGCTATCGCTATGGAACAAAGAGCAAGAGAAATGGGTAAAAAACAAGAAGCAGGTATATACCGTAGATTCATAGAGCAACAGAAAAAGAAAACAAAGGAGATGAATAAAATGGATGATAAGAAGAAAAAGAAAGGCGTTGTAATGGTCATCGCTATTGGTGGTAAGCCACCTAAAGGTATGGAAAAACCAAAAGATGACAAGAAAAAAGCATTTGATGACGCTTGGAATACATTAAATAAATAGGTCAATTTGGTGGTCATTATGTGGGGTAGTGCTTTACTAGGTGATGAGTACGACCTCGCTGTACAACCTGCTGATGATTTAACAAAAAGCGTTTTATCGAATTTATCACAGCATCCCGAATTTACAGTTACTACAGCCCCTATAGAAAAATCATCAAGTTTGTTTTCTAATGACGATATTAAATCGTATAGTTTTGCACCTAACGGTGATGGGTGGTTAGAGAGTACATACGGTAAAGACGCTAACTCAATAATTCGTATGTGTAGAAAAATGCGAAGATTAGATAAAGATAATCGTGAAAGTATTGATGCAATCATTGATGACATTCGCACAATAAAATCTATGGAAATAGAAGCCACTATTGGTAATCTTTCATGGAGTGAAGGTTTAGAAGATGTAATAAAAAATATAGGTCTTAATGATAGAAGCCTAAAAGCACTTCGTAAATTCGGTGAATCTCGTTCATCTTCTTTACAAAAAGCATGTCAATTGTATCTTAAATCTATGACCGTATTGAATTTATTAAATGAAAAGTTAGATTGGGGAGTTGATGACCAAAAAGAATGGGCTAATGCTTTACAGTTGAAAAAAGATGCTCGTAAAATGTGGTCTAACACTTTGCATCAAATTGATAGTATATCAAAAACAGATAAAGCAACTCTTAATTTTATTTCCGATGAATTAACAAAATCCGGTCCACTTAGTAGTCGTGAGTTAGTTCGTAGAGGTGTTGGAACTATATCTAAATCTGTTACCCCTACAAAGGTAGGTATGCTATTGAAAATGTACGGTGAAGAGATAGATATTTACAAAAGTAACAGTAGAGGTGACTTTGTAAAAATTAATTCTCATGGTTTAATTATCAAAGATATATGGGCTTATGCCGCAGGTTTTCTTGATGCTGACGGTAGTATATTCATAACAGAAAGGGGCGAACCAAGAGCGACATTTATCGCTACAGGTGATAGGGGTCGTATGCAGTGTGAAGAGTTACACAAAGCACTAGGTTGCGGTAGATTAGTTCTAAATCAAAGAATACATAAAAACAGTGTCCGAAGCCAACACCGACTCATATTCTCATCAAAAAATGATTTAAGGCAATTATTGAAAGGTATATTACCCCATTTAAAAATGAAATCGTTGCAAGCAAAGGCTGTTTTATCCTTTGTAGATGAAAAAGATAAGATGAGAAAAGACGAATTGTATCGTGTTGTTACATATAACAATTGGAAAGACGACAAGAAAAAGGCCGATAGTTTCTTGAGTAAATGGGGCGTGGATGCAGATACAATAGGTAATTATGCGGAGAGTTTGTAATGGCAGATGATGAAAGTAGAATTAGTCGGTTTCTTTCGACATTGAGTAAACCCTTCAAGCGTAAGTCATCACCAACCCCGACTATGCCGCTTTGGACAAGTGGTATACAAGAACCTGTAATGGCACAGGGTATCACGATACCTGCTCTTTATGCAGTAAGCACAGAATGTTTGATTCTAAGAACCGTACTTTCTAAATTAAGACAAGAGATGTTTAGAAGAGGATACTATTGGGAAAAGAAGTTCCATAAGAAATGTGTTCAGTGCGATGAAGAATATCAACACGATGTACAAGTATGTGAAACATGCGGTGGGGAAGTTAGAGGACCGGATAACGAAGAATTAGTATATGCTAAGTGGTTACTCAAACAAGAAAATAGTATGGAACAACAGTTCTTACATGTTCTACATGAGATTGAAAATGACCTAAATATTGTAGATGACGCATTTATGATATTTGTAAAAGAGTATTATATTGACCCGGAAACAAAAGAGGTCGCATTTTATCGTGTAAAAGAAATGATTAGAGGTGACCCTATATTTATGAGAATAGTTGCTGATAAAAGAGGGGTAAGAGGTGGTCGTTACAAGACTTGTTTAATTCACCGTGACCAAGTAAAAACACACGCAGAAGATGATAAGTGCGAAGTTTGTGGTAGCGATTTACACGATGTACACTATGTAAACATGGCAGGTAGTGGTAAAACACAATACTTCGTTGAAGGTGAAGTACTCCATGTCAGTAAATATAATCCATCTAAATTATATGGCCGTTCTCCTGTCAATACAATGTGGCGACAAGCCATGACATTAACAGCGATGGATAACTACATGTATACTGCTTATCAAAAGCGTAGAATGCCTAAAGGTATTATTTCTGTTACAACCGACAATCTTGAATCAATGAAGTCATTTTGGAAGTCAGTAGATGAAAAAATGGAGAGAGACCCCCACTATGTACCTAAAGTTGGTATTGAATCTAATACCGGTAGAGGTGGTGTCAATTGGGTTAAATTCATGGATACCCTAGAAGAGATGCAATATATTGCTGTCCGTGATGAAATAAGAAATCGAATTGCCGCTTATTTTGGTGTATCAAGTATATTTATGGTAGACAATGGTAAGTCCGGTGGTCTTAACAACGAAGGTCTACAGATTCTTGTTACTAATCGTGCAGTAGAGTTTGGACAAAAAATTTACACTGATGTTTTATTCCCTAAGATTCTAAAACAAATGGGAGTGTTTGATTGGAAATTAACACTATATCCAAACGAAGAAGAAGATGAAATTACAAGACTACGCCGTGATGAGCAAGAGTTGAATGTAGCACAAAGAATGGCTCAACTCGGTTTCGTGCCGGAATTGATTAGTGGTGATACAAGTAACGACATTAAATTTGTTTATCGTAAACCTAAACCCGAAGAACAACAAGGCGCACCACCTCCGGGTGGCGCACCACCAATGATGCCACCGGGTGGAGGAAGAATGCCTCCGGGTATGCCAATGGGTGGTATGCCTCCGGGTATGCCAATGGGTGGTATGCCACCGGGTATGCCAATGAGAGGTATGCCTCCGGGTATGCCAATGGGTAACATGCCAATGCCACCTCCACAACCGGGTGGTCAAGGTGTAGGAATACGCAACCGTGGTCCTGCCGCACCCGAAAGAAGAACCTCACCGGGTAGTGGTGCGCCTGTAACAAGTGTACAACAAAGAGGACCACCACCATCACTTGGACAGCAGAATGTAAACACCATGCAGAATGCTCGAAGATTTAGAGGTGCATAAGAAACGCTTTTATTATAGTAGTATGTGAGACAGGCAGGGATGAAGATGGAATTAATCAAAATGCACCCAATGGCAAGAAAACTTGAACAAGCCCAAAAGGGATTTCTAACAGCCCTAGAAAGTGATAATGCAGAAGTAGCAAAACAACATTTGACAGAAGTACAAAAACTAGCAGACTTCCTCGCAGATGACCTAAATACGGTTATCGCAAAGTCCGAATCCGCTAAAGGTGTAAATGATATTTATGCAGGTGGAGTTCCTGTAATGAAGTTCACCGAAGGAAGAGGAAGGACAGGTTCTATTCAAGGGCAAAGACTTCCCGGCTCTATTACTACAGGAATTAGAAAATCTAACTTTAGCCGCAGTGCAGGTACATTTGGCCGCTATTCAAATTGAGGTCATACTATGACAGAAGATAAATCCGAACTTTTAGTGAACGCTTTAATCACTAAAATGGAAGTTATGGATTCTAACATAGAGATTTTAAAACAAGAAAATGAGCGTCTTAAAAGTATAATTAACAACCCTCAAAGATTGTTGAGAAAAATGGGTATGGTAAAAACTACTACTCCGTTTACCGAAGATGTACAAGATGACCCTTTTAGAAACGACCTAAATAATAATTCAATTCTAAAAGGTCAAAATACCACTATCCCGCAAACCAATGAAGAATTCCACAATATGGATTGGGATGAAATTCATGAGTTAGCAAACCAAGCAAAAAAGACAGATGTGATACAATGAAGCCAAGATTTGAAAAGATGAGTTATGAAACTACAGTTATGCTTGAAAAAGCAAAAGCGATGAATGACAGGCTAGATAGAATAGAGAAAGAAATGACTCTACCACTGTCAGCAGGTACACCTCGAACATCAAAAAGAGGTAAAATGGAAAGCATGAGAACACCTCGTGAGGGTATGCGTGAAACCGGTGAGATGCCTCTTCCGGGTACAGGTGACGATACAGGTATGGCTACAAAGGCTGAAGGTTGTCCCGACTGTGGCGGTAAAAAATGTACATGTAAAGATTGTCCTTCATGTGGTTCTAAAGTAAATAAAGCGGGTATGTGTAAAGCAAATTGTGTACCGGGTAATAAAATGGCTAAAGCCCAACCCGGATTTGCACCCGAAAAAATCACTGACATCAATCCTCACTTCGTAGCAGAATCCGGTGGACAGACTAAGAGTGGTTATTTTACTACTAATGGTAAAACTATTGAAACTGAAGATGCTAAACCAAAGAGAAAGAAAGCAGATTCTAAGGTGAACATGGAAAGACTATCATCAAGACAAAACCCGCACTCCGATACAGGAGTCGTTAGAGAAGAAAAGTTTGATTGAGGTGATATTGTGAAACCTATAGCGGTTAAAAAAGCAAATATCAACTCTAAACTTAGAGAAGCGGGAGAAGCGGGAATGCCTATAGTATGTAGAAAGTGCGGTGGCACAAATACTTCGGGTTGTAAATTACATCAAGGTATGGATATACACGCATGTCCTTTATTTGAACCGCTATCATAGGCGGTGAAAATAATGATAGATGATTTCAACATTCGTAAAAATGAGTTTGTAATATCTCTTTACGATGGTTTAGATTTATCTCGAAGTGCCGCAGAATACATTATGGCATGGGAATCTTTAGAAAAATCCCCTAGCGATTTATTTTCTTTAAATCTTAAAGATACTGCTGAAACAATAATTAAATTCGATAAAAAGGAAGGTGTAGGTTATTTATTGGCTAGTATGCCTACTTTTGGTGAGCCAACAAATCATGTTTGGGCTAACGGTTTAATTCGTAGAGAAGGTAGAGGTCACTCGATATTTCCTACTTATAGAGCAGATGTGAAGTCATCTTACACAGATACTCACTTTCCTTATCATGAAATGAACCATCCATTAAGGCAGATAAACCACGCTACAGGTTTACCAAATATGTTTGAAGTGCTTAGGTCATTTGCGTTAGGTGGTGCAAGTACACAAGAAATGGAGATGGAGAAAAAGTGGTATAAGACTATGACAGAAAAAAATAGTCCTTTAGTTACCGGCATAAAAGCGGGTTCTAAAACTATACCAATTCTTGGAGATATTAATGCACCGGGAACTGTAGCACAGCATCAACATCATCTGTACGAAAGAGATTATAGAAGATGGAAAAAGCAAAATGCAGATTTAGAAACAGAACTCCAAAGTAGAGGTTTGAAAGGCAAGGAGTTGGAAAGTGAACTGCGCCATAGTCACTTTGATGATAAAGTAAAGGAGTGGACAAGTAAAGAAGGAGAGTTAGGTTTAGACGGTTTTATGTACGGTCTTGAATGGTTTACACCCGAAGAAAGAGATTCTATTGAAGAACAGTTACACGAAGGTATAGATAAAAAATCAACACTTACATTACCCAATGGTGAGAAAATACCCACCGCTAGAATAGCAGTAAATAATTTACTTAGAAGAACACCCGAAATGAACTTTATGCTTAGGTCAAATCAAAATTTTGGCCGTAATGCTCATTATCGAAATCAATCTAATGAAGAAGATTATTCTCAAGGTGAAAACAGATTCATTAGAAGTGCTTTAGGAGAATATGTCCATAATCAAAACGATATGTTAGACTATCCTATCGCTGATTATATATTGAGTGAGATTAATGAAAAATATGCTGTTGATGATAAAGCACCTTTACAAGTACTACCGTCACTTCAAATTCATAAAACAAAACCTAAAGATAAATATAATTATCAAGATTTACAAAGAGCATCTAAACACAAAAGACTCTCTATGGAAGATTTACTTTTCTTAGCGGGATTTGACCCTAACACGAAACAGTTGATTGATGACCACCCCATACATGGTAAAATGGATGGGCCGATAATTGATTTACCAACGCTAGAAAAAGTACAAGACCATGCACGACGCAACGGAACAGTTCAACAATTAGCAAAAGAAATGGTGAATGATTTAGCGTTTTTAAAATCACCACACGGTCCTCATCCCGATGAAGAAAAACAAGAATTTTGGGAAAATCATCCCGATGGATATACATACGGTCCGGGTAAATTTTATTCTTCTTTGTATGCTAATATACCGGGTATGAATGTATCACCTGCAACATGGATTGAATTTTTACACTCTATGTCACATGACAAAGATAACTCTATCATGTTTCAAACAGACCCAAGTAACTATCAATTTTGGATGCCAAATCAAGATAACACTATTTTAGGAATGCATTTCGGTCCACTGTTTGCGCCACCCATAGGGGCTTTTGATGCTACTAAGTATAAATTTGATTATACTCCCGAAAAAATGCCTTTGCAAAATATATTTTCTCCTTTTGGTACAGGTAAATCTTCTAATCGAACTGAAAAAAATAACTATACCGAGCATAAATCGGCAATCAATCCAATGTATGAGTATGCAATAAGAACAGCAAATCCTGCTTTTAAACAACAACTAGGTACACATAATCAACATTTAGAACCACACACTTCAACTAATCCTACTATTATGCCTAAATCTACATCTATGTATGGTACGCATCCTAGTGATAGTAGATTACACGAAAGAGCAGTTAAAGCACAATTACATAACACATTTTTGAATAGAGTTGGTCATCCATTTACTCCACCAAAAAAAGCCATAGCGCAACTTAAAGATTTTTTAACAGGTGACTTAACATTATCAGCAGGTCTCGGCCTTCAAGAATTCAAAGATTATGTGGGGTGGGATTCTAAACCTACCACTTATAGTAATGTCAAAGATACTATAGAAACAGGCGATTACCCAATAGTTAGATTAGTAAATTCAGTTAGTAAAATACTCAATACAACAGATAGTAGAAAAATCAACAATTTTATAGAAAATTTGTCTGTTGATAAAAACGATGAAAATTATAAAATTCTACATGACTATTATATAGATAACCACGATTTTGCTGTTAATGATAAAATTAATTTAGATGAGGCTAGGTCTAAATTACAAAGTGTAACATCTAAACTTCATCAAAGAAAATTAGATGGTCCGAAAAAGAAATACCAACCTAAAACAACATCTACTGATGCTATTCAGTCTATCCTAAGATTTGGTGGTGACAATGTTTCTACTGAAAAAGAAAATAGAATTAGAGAAACTATTGATTCAATAAATGAAATGATGATGAATCCCGATTTATCACAAGAGCAAGTAATGGGTTTGAGAGAAGATTTACAAGATGCTGTGACTCAATTAAATCAAGTTCAATTATCTGCAAAACAAAAAGATAAACCGACATCGCATTGGAAAATTAATGCTAAACAGTATTTAGATATGCTACGGTCTCATCATGATACAGTTGTTGATTATGCTAAAAATGTCGTAATGCCGTTAGTTCTTGAACAACAACCCGATGCTTTTGACCCTAACAACCCTGTACAGTTTATACATAATGTACAAAAATTATTGGCTGACACACAAAGACACATTTTAGCAACTGACAATCACGATTTATCTCCTGTAACTTACGGAATAGATTACAATGTGGTCAGTCAAAAACCAAAAGAAATTAATGAACATGGTGCTATTGCTAATCATTTACTAGAAAATGGTGCAGAAATAGATGGTAACATGTCGGTTGATGAAGTAATTAATATGTTAAACTTAGAAAAAACTCCCGCTATGAAAGAACATGTTGCTAATATTATTAATGAATCTTCTTTGAGACAACAACCATTATTTGTTTCAACAGTGGGTAATCTGCTTACAAGTGGTACATTATCAAAAATAGGAAATGCAGATATATCTCATTTACATACTCCTAATGATGATATTATGGGTACTGAATATGATGATTTAAACAGTAACGATAAGTTCCATCACGATTTACATAATTCAAATATTCATAACGCAATAACTATTGCACAAAAGAGAGCAAGAAAAGAAAATGAAAATTGGAAAGCAAATCCTATACATGGATTATCTCAATCATTAAACCATATTCTTAACACAAAACATTTTGGACAATCAATGCAAAATAGCGGATTAGAATTTTTCCACGCTAGAGACTTTGATGCTCATGGTGCAAAAGATATGGGTAAAGGGGTTAAGAAAGTCACCGCTACTACTAGAAATAATTTAGACTCTTTAATTGTGTTAGATGAAAGAAAGTTAATGGATGAAAGAGGTGGTATATTAGAAAGCGCATTTGAAGCACCTACAACTGAAACAGTTGCTAGAGCCGGTTTAGGTACTCATTCTAAGATAGGTAGAGTGAACCCCACTAATGCATCTATCTACAATATATTCGGTGTAGGAGATATTCATGAAGGGTTTGTAGCAGAACCTTCGTTTGGTATTGAAACTAACATAGAAGGTGAACCAATAGTTGGAGAATATACTCAACCGGGCTTTTATCCAAGAGTAAGTGAAGAAGCGTTGAACACATTGTTTGGAGAAGAAACCGTACAACAGGTACTACCAAATTTACCACCACCTCAAACTACCCTTTCAGCACATCAAGGAGTAAATATGGATACATACTTATCTCCATCGGATGACCCTTCAACTATTGCTATGAGTGAAGTTTCTACATATATCACATCATTACTTAATCCCGATATATTACTAATGAAAAACGATGATGTAAAATGGTCACCTCCTATTAGACCAATGCATCGTATTTTTGAAATAAGCGATTTACACCATCTAAGAGGGTTTAGTGGCTCGTGGGTAGTTAGTAAATGGTATGATGGTAAGAGAGTAATTATTGTAAACGAAGATGAAACTATTACTACATACGATGAAGATGGTAAAAAAGTAGGATTGAAAAAAGTATTCAAAGAAAATCTTTCAAAGTTAAATAAAAGAGATTATGTTATAGACGGTATTTTGGGTGAGGATGAATTAAACATAATAGATATTCTAAATTATGACGCTAACAATGTAAGCGATATGACTATGTTTGAAAGAATGAAATTATTAAGAAGTCAATTTGACAGTCATGAAAATATAATTATTCCCGGTCCACATGATACTAAAATGACAGATGAAGAAGGTTTAGATGAAACGGTATCTAATCTGCAAAAAGAACATGAGGTGCTTTTACTAAGAGATGGTAAATCTACATACATGAAAGGAGAAAGGCGACATCCTAAATGGATGCTACTTAGAAACACTAAAGATTATAATTTCATAGTATTAGATGTAAAAGGTAAAAATTCACATACATATAGATTAGGTGCAGGGCCAATATTAGATGGGTCAAAATTAGGCAATAGAGCAGTAGAAGTAAATGGTCAAGAGTATATGGATATAGGCACTATACATAATCAAACGGATTCATACAAAGTAGGAGATGTGGTTAGAGTATCTATTACAGGAGTTACAAAGAAAACTCGTGGTGGAAGAGATGTTTTCAATGTACAAATGAAACAAATAACCGGTAAGGGTGATGGTGAAGGTGCGGCTAGTGCCGAATCTTTAGATATACTTACTAAATCTTTAACTCCTATTTTAGTTCCGCATGATATAGAATATGATAATAATAAATTAAAAGTTATATTAAAAGATGTAGATACTGTAGAATATGATGTTGTGAGTTATGGTAACTTATGGTATTTAGAAAATCCATCTACAGCATTGAGTGGTATGGTAAAATCAAACTATCCTGTTACATTAGCAGAAAGTATGTATCCATATTGGAGTGCTGTTGCACCGCTTATGTTTGATGGTCATTTAGTTAAAAGAGATGTACTAGATGAAAAACCTCCAAGCCGTAAACGGCAAGATAAACAATCAGCAGGTATATTAGATGCAGATGATGATAACCGGTTACTAAAACCAACTACTAAGAAAGCCTTAGAGATAATTACTCGTGCTTTAGATAAATTACACAAAGAGCGCACTACATGGACAGGGCCGAAAGGTTTGGGTATAGATATGGCTACACCAATAGAATCCCCAAGTGGTCCAACTCGTTTGGCTAATGAAGAAACTATGCCGGATTATGATGGTAGAAAGCGAAGTGATGAAAAAGAAATTGAGCCTAAGAAAAACAAAAAAGAGAAAAAACCAATAAAACATATAGAAGTAAACGATAATACTTCGCAGTTGTCCGATTTTAACAAAATAGACTGATTTCTTTTAGACATAAAGTATCAGTTCAATATAAATAGGATGACAGTAAGTTGTGTGAATTGATGCTAACTATACAGCGACCATCTGCGGGATTGAAAGTCCTAAAGAGTGGTAGTGATTTAGTTGTAGCCGGTTATGCATCTGTAGAACTTGTTGATAAGCAAGGAGATTTGATTACTCGTGGTGCATTAAAAGATGCATTTGACGGTTTTATGAAGAGTGACAGATACAGAAATGTACAGTTGGCTCACTCTAATATACAAGTTGGAGAAGTTATAGATAACTATGTAGACTCCAACGGAAGAATGTGGAAGTCCGAAGTAGACGACACAGGAATGTTTGTAGTTTGTAAACTACGAAACGATATAGAAAAGGCTCGTGAAGTAGCCGCAGAAATACGCAAAGGTAATTTGCAAGGATTCTCCATTGGTGGACAGGCTTTCAAGCGTGTTAGAAAGGCTGATGGTGAACACGGAGAATACCAAGAGATAAGTAAAATGGAACTCCATGAAATTACAATTTGTGAAAAAGGGATTAACCCGGAAGCACAATTTAGAATTTTAAAGGAAGATGTGAATAATATGACAGATATAGACAGTGACCTAAACGCAGTAATGAACAGGCTAGAAGCAAGACTTGACGCTATGGAGAAAGGTGAAATTCCACCTCAACTCCGAGAGCATATCAAGGGTAAGAAAGATGATTCCGACGACAAGAAAGAAGAAAAGAAGGATGATAAGATGAAGGCCGAAGATGAAAAGAAAGATGAAAAGAAAGAAAAGAAAGATGATGACAAAATGAATTACATGAAAGGTGATGAATACAGTGATGTCATTAGTGCCGAGTACCTAAATTGGATGGAAGATACTCTAAAATCCGCAGGTGTAGATACTCATTCAGCAAGAGCGCACTTTGATGCTCTTGAGAAAGCACAACTTGGTGGATTCGACAACCCGGATACAGTAGACGGTGCAGATTACTTCGCCGGACAAGTTAGAGGCCGAGGACAAACCGCAGGTAGTCCATCAACCGGTGCTATCAATGCAGTAAGTCAAAGCGGTGGAAAGCAACCGGCAGGGGCTATGGGTGCGGCTGACCTTTCAAAATCCTACATTCACCCATCGAGTGTTTCAGCATCCGATATTGAGGCGGCTTATGAAGTCTACAAAGCGGCGGCTATGGAACAACAATTCCGTGGTGACCTAGAAGGACACTTTGCTTCAAGATTTGCTAAAGAGCAAGAAATTGCTAAGTCCGAAGCAGAAAAGGCTCAATTTGATGCTCGTGAACCAATTAGTGAAGTCATGAAAGCAATTTCAAACCTTTCCGAAAGAATTGACAACCTAACTACAGAAGGAACAACAATTGCAAAGGCTGACCTATCAACAAATGTTACAATCCCATCTACTCAAGACCTAAGTAACATGTCTTGGGATGAGGTACACACACTAGCAAATAGTGTCTACAGGGGTGCTTGAGGATAATAAATTAAAAATTAGGAGATGAAAAATATGGCAAGAGATTACATAAGAAACATAACAGATATGGAAAGATATTTTTACGGCGCAGGTAACGCTATGGGCTATTCCTACTCCGGTAGTGAATTGTTGAAGGCTGACGCACCAATGCTAAGTACTACAGCAGGAACATACCAAGCAATCTACGGTAGAAAAGTTTGGTCACAGTTGAACCAAGAGTTTAACGCATTCTCAATTCTACCTAAGAGACCATGGGAAAGAAGTGGTTGGAGAGTTATTACTGACAGACCATCCTTTGCTAAGGGTGGCGGTGTAGCAGAAAACGCTACTCTACCGGACACAACTAAACCACAGTTCCAACACATAGCCGCAAAACCAAAGACAGTTGTTCACACATTTGACATGAGTGAAACCGCTATGTTCTTGGCTGACAAAGATGACGGTCTAGGTGACATTCGTTCAGTACTAAAGGAAGAAATGGGTAAGCACCACGCAGAACACATCAACAAGATGCTTACACAAGACTGTGACACAGTAGCAGGTAACGACTTTGAATCACTAGACAGAATCACCGGAAATGACGGTGGTGCAACCGGTGGACTAACCTCTTTGGAAACAGGTGCGGCGGCGGCAGACCACTGTGGCGCAGGTGACCTTGACATCTACAGTATTGACCGAAGTGCAAACTCATGGTCAAATGCAGAAGTAAACTGTGGTAGCGACCAAGATGCGGCTAACAGAAGGACTCTTTCACTAGACCATTTAGACACACTATTCCAACAGATTTGGGTTCGTGGTGGTAATCCAAAGGTTATCCTAACAGGATATGATACTCTAATGAGACTTCAACAACTACTACAAAGCCAACAAAGGTTCATGGAAGAGAAGAGAGTTACACCAACCTACAACGGTGTTAAGGGTGTACCGGGTATTGAAGCCGGTTTCATCGTAGCAACCTACAACGGTGTACCAATCATTCCATCTAAAGATGTAGTAAAAGACGGTATTTCCCGTATGTATTTCTTAGATACTGATTACACATACTTCTCAACTGCTATACCAACTCAATACTTTGAATCCGGTATCGAAACCGGTGACCCATTCGCTATTAACCGTCTAGGACAAGAGGGTATGTACCGTTCAATGGGAGAAATTTGGACAACTTTCTTTGGAGGACATGGTTCAATTCGTGACCTACAGTGAGGTTAATGGAGAAAAAAATATTAAGGAGATGATTAAATATGGCTAAGCAAACAGAAACAGAAAATGGATTAACAATTAGTTATGAAGATAGCGAATTTTCAGCGATGGAGATACTATTAGACCTTGACATGAGAACAGGAACACCTGTAGAAGAAACAGGTTGGTTAGATGGAAATGCAGGTGGCTCTTATCCGGGTACATTAGCAGGTTTTAATGCCGCTAATACTGATGGAAACGCAGTTGGAAGTTTAAGAATGGTGACAATATCTTTTACCCTTGCTACTGCTGATGCAGAAGTATTTGTGTTTACCGCAGGTTGCTCTAAGATTATTGGTGTAGTTGGTACTACTCTTGAAGTTGCAGATAAAACTCTTTCAGTTAGAACAACTGAAATAGGTGACGATGCTTCACCGCCTACATTTACAGGTGGTGCATTAAGCGGTGTTGAACTTCACGCAGAAGGTGCAGGTGCAGGTACAGTCACACTTCTAATGCTTAATTGAGGTGGGCTAAGTGCCTACAGTAACCTATAAAGGGATTTATTACGAATCCCGTAGAACAGACACTAAAGATGTTTGGGTTAGAGGTAAAGCAGTAGAAGTATCTCAAGAGTGGCTTAACACTCATAGACATTCTTTGGATAGTAAAAACTTCCTCATCGAAGGCGATGAAGGAGAAACTGTTGATTTGAAAGATGACGGTATACCGGATGTAGCATGGGCTAGAAAAGATATTCTAAAATGGCTTAAAGATAATGGAGTCAAAACAGGCGCAGGTTACTTAACTAAAACCGCCGCTTTAGAATTAGTAGAATCTCACTTGAATCCACCTGTAATTGAGGAAGTTTTAAGTGAAGAAGAAAATACGGAAATAACAGGAAGTGAACAATAATGACAGTAACAATTGATACAAGAACGCATGTAATGGGCGATATGCTCATGATAACAGGAACATTTGATAATGAAGGAGGTAGTGTGCCTTATGACGGACTACTAGGAACAGTTTTCGCCGCAAGCGGTCACTTGGAAGATACTATATTCAATACAGGTGTGAGAATAAACAACGGTGGAGGTTATGCCGCAGGAACTAATAATATTACCGTTGATACTGTAGATGCTCGGTTATATTTTAATAAAGGAGAGGACATTTATGACCTTGCTACAGGGAAAAGGTTGGCTACAATCTCAAGAGTAGCCAATGCTACTACCATTTTGCTAGAGTCACCGGGTTTGACACAAGCCGTACTTGATAGTGATAAATTAGCAAAATTCGGCCCACACCAAGGTTCAGTAACTCTTGAAAACGGAGATTTCCATGTAGGTATTGATACTGTTGCTAAAAGAGTGCAATTTACTCATGGTAATGCAGGTGCAACTTCGGATGAAGCAAATTATAAAGGCAGATTTTGGATTCTTGGTAGCAGGGCTTGATTCACCTAGCAGAAGGTGATTTAATTGGCTAAAACATGCACAATACTCGGTCCTTACGCACAGGCAGACTTTAACGACTCTACTAAGAGAACCGCTATACAAACTGCAATTGTAACGGCTTTTAGTACTAATACTCCTGTGTCAGCAGACCCGCATGTAATACTTGGTAACATCTACATATTCGTGACCACATCTTGAGGTGGTTAAATGGGGTTTGATTTACAGAAATTAGACCTTAGCGACTTAGTGAGAGCGAGTAAGCAAGGTGTCAAGTTAGATACACATTCAGCCGTTGTAGCAGATAATGAACATCCACTAAAGGGTGTTACATCTCAACAACGAAATCGCAATAAAAATATAGGTGATATACTTAACATTGGTTCGGGAACAAGATGTACACACTGTGGCTTTCTACATTTTATGTGGAGAGCAACATGTGCCACATGTGACAAACCAATGGAATATAATCTAGGACATAGAGATGAAGAAAACAGGATATGATATTATGAGTAAAATTTTAATTAAAATGCCAATGAAACCACATAGACAAAAAGTGCTTACACCGGATGGACAAGAAGTTCGTCTACAGCAGTTTGCTAATCGTATGGCCGCAGATGCGCTTAGAGGCGCAGGTGGAGATGCAAGTGGCGACCAATTCACTTCTGCTCGTGACAAACTCATGCGTGACATAGTAGCGAATCCCGAAGCACATAATATCAAGTTCATGGGCGAAAGAGTACCTTTTGAGGGGCAAACTCTTGGTGAATCACTTTCCATGCCCGATGTAGCAGGTGAGCAAGCCGCTATTGATAGTCAATTTGCAGGTAAAGAACCTATGGATGACCCCGATTTTAAAGAAAATATGACAGAAGATGAATCTTTTGAATTAGCAGAAAAGTTTATGCCCGGTGTTGTAGCAAATCACGGTAGTTCATTCAATACTCCACCAAAAGAAGATGATGATGAAAAAAAGTTCAACCCCGACAAAGAGGCTGAACATCTGCGTCGTATTATGACTTCTCGTAATGTAATTATGCGTGATGCTTGGAGTGTATTGAAAAATCAGTGAGGGGGGTCTAATGTATGCCAAAAGTATTTTCACCGGGCGAGGTAGAAACACGACCTCTTGACCCTACTGCAACGGTGTATACTACGGCTCAAAAAGTAGCAGACCTACTTGATATTGGACCAAGTGAAGCGGTGCTTGTAAGTGCCGATAGTGTGTCCGATGGTGTATTTATTACCGGTGGGGATTATAGAAATGATGGATTTAGTGTAGGAGATACTATACTTATTTATTCGGATGCTGACCCTTTAGGTGTAGAAAAAACAATTACTGCTATTTCATCTTCGGCTAGTGGTGTAAAACTTGCATTTACCGGTGCTTTTACTCATGCTGATTATCAACTTGCTGATAATGCGTATGTACAAAATCAAGCATCATTTACTAATGGTAGAAATAGAGGACTAACTAAAGACAAGGTAGATAGAGTAATTCTAAAGATGCAAGATAAAATAGACAATATAACCCACAATGCTTGGCGACCATATCTTGTAGTAGCAGAATATATTAATTTTGATACTTACAAACCATATCGTAGAAGATATTATACAGACTATGTAGGAACTGCACCTTTACTCTTCCGTAATGTGCAACAAATATTACGCCTTGAATTATGGCAGGGTGACGATTATCGTGAGATTGGTGGGGCAGAAGCAAGGATACATTTACCGGAAAATGTAAGAGCATTACACAATAAAAATATAGTAGTATCTCCGGGTAATGGTACAAGTGGAAAACTACAAGCGATATTAACTGAAACTGTAAGCACTTGGGATGTAGGATTTGATAAAATTACATCTGCTCAAAGTCTTGCTAATTTAATTAATAAAGATGCAAGAACAGGTAAACAAGGTATTACTCTTGCACCATCTTATGTTTTACCGGGTGCTACAAGTATAAGCGATACTACTCAAGTTAGTAATGAGTTTTTAGCAAGTGCTAATGCTGATTATGGAACAGGCACAGTAAAAATTACAAGTATGAGGCCAACTAAAGCCGGAGAAACTTGTACTATTGTTACTGATTCAAGCGAAATAGAAATTAAACAAACCGAAAGACTTACTGCAAATGTTAGCGGAAGGAGTGGCTCTTTTGGGGGTAACAACGGTGTTATTGATGTGGATAGTACCGCCGGTTTTGCCGAAGCAGGAGTTGTTGAATATGGTGGATTTATTATCCGTTACACAAGTAAAACAGCAACATCTTTTACCGGTTGTACTACAGTTACACCGGGCGGCACTCCGCCTACTAGTGGTCTTTTAACTCAACATATTTTTAAAATAGATTTACAGGGTGGTAGTAGTAGTGGTGACCAAGCAAGACTTCGAGATTGGTGGTTCGACTCGGAAATGGGTATAATTTACTTTAACAATTCTTATCCCTTCTTTGAATGGAATGCGATAAAAGTTGCATACATTTACGGTGAACGATATTTAGAAAAAGCGATAGAGGATGCATGTACCAAGATGGTAGCAATTGAGTTACTTATGGCTGATGACCGTTCTGTGCTTATACCGGAAGGAACACAGAATATAGATGTAGCAAGTAAGGTTCAGTTATATCAAGCAGATGTAGACCGTACACTACCTCGTTATGTAGAGATGGTGTTGTTTGAATGAAGGGCGATAGGGATTTCAACAGTTTTGGTGAACATTCCCATCAGCGAGTCATTGAGGTGTTTAAAAAAGATAAAGCATTTCAAACAGAATATAAAGAATATTTTAGTAATAATCCACATACTTTAAGAATTAGATTTAAACAAATAGAAGCAGGGGCGTTGGGTTTGAGGTTAGAAGATGATGATTCTTATACTGACTTCAACAATAATACACCTGCTACGGAAAAACAACTTTCAACCTTAAAGAAACAAACTGATGAGGCTATGCTTAAACAAAATCCCGAAATGAGTGAGCAAGGTTTTGAATACAAGAATGGGTTTATTGTTCCTAAATCAATAAAGGAACTGCAAAGGAAGTGATACTATGGTAGCAACATGGACAGAAGGTTTAGATGTTGTGTTAAATTTATTCCAAACTGATTGGAATAGGGGTAATACAAGCGGTATTAGGCCGATTGTTATTGACATAGCCGAAGTACAACCGGAAAGAGGTAAGCGTCTTGACCTGTCTCGGCATGATTATGTTCTATGTTACGAAACAGCACACAACGAAGAAGCACCCGATTTACTCTATGATTTCGTTACAACACGCATAAATATAACCGTAGACATGCGAACAATTAAGGGGAGAAAGCATCTGCAAGCACTTGAGAACGAAGTTCGTAGAGTAATTCACAAAAGTCGTAAGGGAGATGGAACTAATTTTGACAGGCTCGTATTCAAAACAAGAACCGATTTAAGTGACAGAAGCAAGCAACTTTTCCGAATGACATTCCAAATAGAAGTAGTAATATTAGCAGAACTAATACCGTGAGATGATAAAATGCCAAGTACAGTATACAAAGGAGATATAGCAGAAGTTTCTTTTGCGCCCGAAACAGGTCTTGTAATTAGAGGTGTTACAGATGCTACAATGGCACTTAGCCATAGTGATGATATAACCACAATTACTTTTTCTTCCGAGCAAAATACTACTTTGTTTGAAGCCGCACCATCAAATAAATTACGATACCCAAAAAATATACTTGTTGGTTCACAAGTGATATGGGAAAAAGGAAGTTCAAATGCGGTAGTTGATGCTGATTTACCAAATAGTGGTTCGGGTGGTAAAGTATTCACTATTGTAGAAAATAGCGGTACTACAATTAAAATCACCCCTAAAATGACAACAGGTGCAGTAACTTTAGGTGCAGGAAATAATTTACATATTCTTCCTTACAAAACACCACCAATTGATGTGGCTTCTAGTGAAGCCGCTACCGGTGCAGGTAACGGTGGCACTGAAAGTTGTAAGATAGACCAATTTTTAGGCGTAGCATCAGCAATCACTCTTCCCGAAACTAAAGTAGATTTGAAGAGATACCATGTTGTAGGACTTGGAAGAGATACTTCAATTCAAGTTCCGGGTAAAATGATTACCGAAGGTGGGTCTTTTGAAGTAAACATGCATACGGCAAGGTGGTTGAAATATTGTCTTGGAAATGAATTACTTGAAATTGCTAATAATGATACTATATCTTCCGGTGTACAATTAGATGGTGCTGTGGGTGTTGGTGCATCGGTTATTAAATTAAATAAAAAAGCAGGTATGGCTGTAGGAGATTTTGTAGAAATAAGAGATGAGGCCGCTTCTGTTCCTATTGTAAGTGACCATGAACCCGACGGAGGCGATTGGACAGGTGCATTTGATAATGCAGTATTTGATAAAGCGATGCCACATGAAACTAGAAGAATTATTGGTATTAGTGAAAATGACAATACTATATACTTAGATGAACCGTTAAAATATCCTCATGCTGATACCACTGCTGTAAAGGTTAGAAGATATAATAATAGTAATTCTATAAACATAAGCAGTAATACAATTACTAATCCCGCTACACATTTATTATTTTCACGCTCTACACTACCTTCATTTTGTTTAGAAGTATCTCAAAGAAGAAGAGATTTAGATTCCGATGTATCTACTACAGACGGTTTGGTAGGAGATACTAAAGAATTGACTCGTGTATATCGAGGTTGTAAGGTAACAGACTTTTCAATGACTACAGATAACGATGCCGCATTAAGATTATCAGTTAATTTTAATTCAGCACTTTGTTATACAGATACAGGTCGTTTAGAATCCACACCTCTTACAAGATACGGCGCACATCGTATGTTTGATGATACTGCTAATACTGATGCAACAAGACTTGAATCGGGTATTGGTGTAGGAACTCAAAAACCATTTATGTTTTACAATGGTAGTATACAACTTGGTGGCATACAAGTCGCTCAAGTCTTTTCATTTACACTCAATGGAACTACCGGTATGGTTGGTCATCATACTATAGCAGGTTCATCTCAAGCGGCGGATAGTAATGCAACAGACCAAGTACCATTTGCAGGTTCAAGAAATGTAAGTCTAATGGTAGAGGGTCAAACAACTTATGACATGACTATAGAAATCGCTGTAGATGACCCTGTATTTTTCCATAAGATGAGAACAGGTACAGAATTTAGCACTAATGCAGACGGTACAGGTGCAAATAGAGTTCTTATAGAATTTGAAAAGAACCTTATCGGTAGCACTATGGCAGGTGCAAGTGAAAAGATGCTATTAATAGTTGATGACTTTTATATTGTAGAAGCACCTATACAGATACCGGAAGATAAAGGTATAGTAAAATCTACTTTAAGGATAATGCCTAAAGCGATAAAAGTTATTGCTCGTGATACACTACACAAATATTGAGGTGAAAAAATGAAGAAATCACTTATCAAATATAGAAGAATGGGCGCACTAAACTACGCTCGATGGGTGTGCGAAACCAATGGTGTAGAGTTACAATTAGTTCTTGATGCAATTCAAAATAAAGAATTAATTATTGGTTTATTAAACAGGGGTGAAATAGAATCTTTAGTTCAAGATATTTTAGACAACCCTCCTATAGAAACTACCGAAGAAGAAATCAATCCTCTTGTACAAGAAGAGGCAATAAACCCATTCCCTGCTGATGTTCAGCAATACGATTCCCTAAAAGTTACTGAATTAAAGGAACTTTGCAAGGAGAGAAATCTCCCTGTATATGGAACTAAAGCAGAACTTGTTTTGCGTCTAAGGCAGAACGATGAAGGGATAACAACCGAAACAGGTGAAACTGACGGCCTCGCAGAAGCGACCCCGGATGTAGAGCCGGAAGCCCCTACCGAAGAGGTAGCCGCATCCAATGGAAGTGACATAAATGACCAAACCACAGATAGTGAAGAACAAGAGCCTATTATTGAAGAAGAATGATGTAACTAGACATGAAATTAGGGTAGACCCTAATGATGAAAGTCTAATTATGGAAGTATATGTAAGAGATGTATCTTTCTTAGATATACAAGAAGCCGCCCAAGAAATGTTTGTAATTAACAAGGGCGATGTTACAATGAACTTGAAAGGATATTGGAAGTTTGCATTTTCTAATTGGATAACTGAAACCAACCCGGCTTTGACATCCGGTGAATTAATTTCTCTTAGTGGGTATGTTGGTGACCAAATTACTAAGGTCTTACCACAACCTAACGATATTGCGGAGGCTTTGCAGGGGGGGTTTACAACGCCGAAAAGGTGAAGGTGAACAAATTTCTCAACAAAAAACAGTATACAGAAGTTGAGGATTTAACCCTTCAAGCGGAGTTATATGCATATATTGTAGCATCACACTACGGTATATCACTCCATGATGTTTACAACATGCCCTTACCGATATTTCAACAATCACTGACATGGGCTTTAGCAGTAAGAGAACATAGAGATAAAAATAGAGAAGTACAAAAACAAAAAGCAAAAGCAGGGGATAGAGAAGTGGTATCGTTAGATTATTCATTTTTAGATTGGGAGTGATTAGATGGCAGTAGCGGGCGGTGGTGCATTAATAGCATTAATGACTAATGTAGCGAGTCTTGTTGGTAAAATTGGCCCGGAATTTCAAAATATAGGTCAAATAGCGAGTAAAGTATGGGAAGGAATAAAATCAGTTGTAAATAAATATCTAATTGAACCACTAAAAGATTTCTTTGATTGGCTTGGTGGTGT